ATGACTTCGGCGTTGGATTCTGCTGCAAGCACCTCCGGTGCTATATTGTGCAAGGGCTGTGTGGGTGCTTGCTTGGCCAGCACCATGGCATGCAGGTCGTTGTACAGTTTGTCTTGCGTGGCCGCATCAAATGTGTAAGTGCCTGTGTGTCGCAACAGCACTCGCTTGTCCACCCAGACTTGTCCACCCAAATCACGCCAGTTTTCGCAGAATGTCCAGTCTTCCGAATAGTAGCGACCTTCACGTACCGCAGTGTCAAAGTAGGTTTTCATGTACTGATTCAAGCTAGGGTCAAGTCCAATGTCGTTGGCAAAGGGCTTGGTAGCAGGATGTGCGTTTAATTTTTCAAACACATCACGCTTGATCAACATAAAACCCGTGCCAGTTTTGGACACTTCAATCAAGTTGCTATTGGGGTCTTCGTCTACCCCCGGAATGCCATTCACGCACCATTTGATAGGCAGGCTTTTCATTGGGTACAGGCCGCCGATGACATCTTTTTGTGCATCCATCATGACCAGTAAATGCCAGGGTTCCCAACCAATATCAGCGTCAATAAACATCAAGTGCGTTGAGCCTTCGGTGGCCAAAAACTTGGCAGTGAGTGTGTTACGTGCTCGACTGATCAAGCTCTCATTGGTCATGGTTTCTACTGTCCACTCAATGCCCAATTGGCGTGCCATGTTGGCCCACTTGATGTAGCTCATGAATGTGCTTTCAGTCAGTTGTCCGCCATAGCAGGGCATGCACATGTGAACTCGTGTGGTACGCAAGTAATCCAAATTTACCTGGATATTTTGCTGAGTTGTTGCAGCAGGATCAGTTGGGGGTGTAGTAGTTGGTAAGGCGTCGGCCATTGGGTTCTCCGTAAAAGTATATAACTATTTACAGAGTATAGCAGAGCTGACTATTTTTTACGACCAGCGCAGTGAGCTTTTTGACTAAATCCTTTGGGATTGGCACAATTGATACTGCTCTTGTATTTTGCGCTCCACTTTTCTTCAATATAGTCAGAGTCTGCTTCTTGGTATGTTGCTGCCCAACCTTGATTTTCGTCAACTGGTTTGTCCTCTAGTGGTCCACCGGTTACCCAAGCATCACATGTTCTGCGGCTTGCACACTTGAACTTTAGGAACTTGCAATAGCCCAAGTCGCCAGCATCAATCACACCTTCGGCGTCTTCGGGACTATCACTATCAATACCTTGTGCAATACAGTCTAGAGTTTCTTGTCGTATGTCAAATGCTGCACAATTACCGCACAAGCTGCTTTGTGCTTCTTCCATGCTGTCTAGATTCCACTCATCAACCTTTTTCATCCAGAACTTGGTGTTGGGCAAGTCTGGGTTGAGCGGACCGTAACCGTATTCGTTGATGGCTTTTTGTCTGTTCTTGAGATTGAGTGAGATATCCTGTGTAGCCGGAGGGCAGTCATTATCTTCTGTTATGTCCTCGTTCTTGGCTCGGCCAGCTTTCATGTTGGCCAACCAGTGTGCCAGTTGTCCTTTGCGTCCACCTTGCTTGGCAGTTTTGCGTAGACTGCTTACACTGGCCTTGGTGTTGATACCGTGACGCTTGGCATCACCTTTGTCTTGTGGGTTTTTACCATCAGCAAAGTTTTCCGCCACACCTTGCTTGCTTGCTTCGGCCAGGCCTTCTAGTTCGTGGGCAGGCCAACTGATATAGCTGTTGCCGTTGATGTCTCCGGCCTGCACCACAAACACACCCGGTGTATCATCATAGCCTTCATCTTGACCAATTTCCCAACCTGCTGCTGCCAGTGTTTGTTCTACTCTGGGATCTTCGTCGCCATTGTACCACTGTGCTGCCAGCTGTTTAAGTGTGTCATCACTGAAGCCATCGTTGCCGTCATCGTCACCGCCGCCCATTGCAAATTCGTTTAGGCCTCGTTGTCGTCGGAGCTGTGCTGCTGCCCGATTGATTGAAGCCCACCGACCACCCATATGATGGGTCTGCCCGTGATTTGGTCCAGCAACTCCTAATTTTTTAGCAACTTGTTCAGGAGTCATACCTTTGGCCAGTAATGCCAAGGCCTCAGCATCTTCTTTTCGTGACGCATCAGTTGATCGTGCTTGAGCCGGACCAGCAGCGCCAACACCGACCGCACCAGCAGCCGCAGCGCCTAGGCCTCGTAAGAATCCTCTGCGGCTTAGATCTTCCTCTATGCCATGTTTTTTCATCAATCGACCAATTTGACTGTCTGGATTTGGTCGATTGCCAGATTTCAAAAACTGACGGATCATGCCCAACTCTTGTTGCTTGCGTTGCTCAGCGTTATCATCAGCAGGTTCGGCACTGGTGTCGTCACCGCTGTTGTTTGACTGTGGTTCGTAGTACCAGCCTCGGCCCGGATCATCGCTGCCAGTTCGTGCTGGGTTGTCAAACTTGAAATAAGCAATTGGTGTACGCCCCCAGTAGCCTTTGAACTCACCAGTGGCATCATCAAAGGCTTCACGATCAAAATGATCTGCTTCAAATTGGCCAAAGTAATCCGCACTGCGACGGTACCGCTCTGGCTTGGGATACTTGTAGGGATCATCGCCGATGTCGTCATCACCGCCTGACCCGGGAGCAAATTCTTTCAGCGATCTTTCATCTACTTCTTGTGTGCCAATGGCAGTATCCAGCATTTTGACCACAACAGCAGCCAGTTTGGGGTTGCGTTGTGTTTTGGGGTACAAGCTCATGACCAAGGCTGTTTTGCGGCGATCTGTGAGTGTGGGCCAGGCAGAGCGTATTTCTGTGGCACTGGTCATGCCTGGACCAAACTCCACTGTGGGCAAGTACACCATGTAGGCATGCTGAGTCATTGGTGCCAGTTGATCACTGATGGGCTGCAGATATGCAGGTGCGCCATCACGTTTGACCCCTCCTGCTTGCGGTAGTTTGTTGGCATCTTTTTCACTGCGAACAAAGATCAACTGTGTGGTAGCAGGATTGTAACTCTTGGTAATCTCTTCAGCACGAAATGGACTTTTGACTTGATAAAAGTTGCCCGGGGCGACTCCTGCCAGTTGTGCTAGTTTTTCTTTGAGTGCAAAAGGGAATGGACGAGTTGATGTGTCGTTGGTAGCAGCTACTTTGACATCAGCGCCAGGAAAAGCCTGAACAGCAGATTGATAAAGTGCTAGATGGCCTGCGTGAAAAGGGTGAAATCCGCCAGGCATGATGACTAATTGTTTCATACCAGGTATTTAGCCCTACATGTGTTCCAGCAACCAGAGATAAACAGGAGTGGTAAACTTTAGACTCAGGGTGCCGTTGCAGCCCATGCTGCCAAAAAACTTGCTTTGTGTTGTGTTGCCTGAACCGTTAAAATCGTGGGTGTAAATGGCCAGATCCTGAACCGTTTGATTGATATCAATTTCTTCAAATTTAAATGAGCCAACATTGATCACAGCGTCTTGTGTGATGTTGCCATCAGCATCTACTGTGGTATGCTCGGTTTTTTTGTGCTTGAGTACAACACGCAGTACGTGTTCGGCATTGTTTTCGTCAATATCATGTGATACATTAACTGTGTCAGCAAGATGTTCGGTGTTGAAAATTTGTTGTTGATCTAGCCAAACTTCCACACCTAGTGGACAAGCCTGATCCGAAGGAGAGATCTCAAATGAAATTCTAGAAGTGTCCATTTCAGTAGGTTGCAGTCACTGTGTTGATGGTGCCGGATTCAAATGCCTCAATCCTGGCCCGCAGCCAAGTGAAATTGCCCACAACAGATTCAGACAGCGTTTGTGTGATCACACTGCTGGCGTCGCCGTAGGTCAGTGTGACAAACCAAGCAGCCGAATCAGGATCTGTGTCTAGTGTGGCTTCTATTATAATTTCGCCCTGAAATCCAGTAACACTAAATCCAATGGTTTGTACACCGCCGCGACCACGATAGTAGTCAGCAGCTTTGACTGCGTCACTGAACCAGTCCTGACTGGACCCGTCGTAGTTGCCTGACGGAGTTCCGTGAATCACAGCAGTCAGCAGTGTTTCAGTGGTGATCATGCTGGTCCAATTTCCACCACAATACTGCTGCCCACCAGTTCCTGGGCCACTTGTTCCAGTGCTTGTTGAATGTCGGCACTGACAATTGCTGCAGATTCAGATTCTGAGTCTTTTGCAATTTTACTGAATTTTATTACCAGAACGTGTTCGATGATTTTTGCCATAGTGTATTATTTAGTCACAGTGATGGGTACGGTCTTTCTTACCAGCCCGGGCATGAACATGGTCAGCATGGTAACGTCTGCTTCCGTGTGATGATCCACAAACTGCCAACGCTGCATGTAGAATGCAGGCTGTGCCAAACGATGCCGAAAAGAGTCAGTGAGTCTGAAATAGTTGCCACGACTGTGAAAAAAATCACGCAGGCGAGCAGCCGCCGGTTGATCCAGACGTTGTTCCCGAAAGTAGCTGCGCCATGCCCAGTCACTTTGTTTCAACTGTATCTGATTGTGTGGACGACTGACCACAGCAGTGGAAATTAGCTGATTGTCTAGGCCCGGAAACTTGGCCAAGCGCAACAGCCAGGCATGATCGTTGCTGTAAATAGCCTGTGATTCCCACTGGCACACACGCCTAAACGGTTCCGCAGCTGACTGTAATTCAGCAGCTAGTTCCAGACAGGCCAGTTCAGCGGCAACCAGTTCTTGTTGGTCTACAAACATATTTCCTCGGCTGATATATCCCACAACTCTGGAGTTTTTCCAGCGTATGTTGGTCAGGATCCGTTCAGGATCTAGCTTGCGCATCTGTGCTGAGTACAGCATGCCAAAGCTGAGACAGTACTGATACTGGCCAAAATACAACTGTGAAGTGGCAACGTTTCTTGTGGCTGTCATGGAGTGGGAAATCGAATAATTCCGTCATCGCCTACCACAGGAATTTCGTGAGCCACTGCATCAAACACCACATCATCACCATTCATGTCCGCAGTGATGTCGCAGTCTGCCAGCCGATCAAACAAGATTCGCTTGCTGAGTGGCACTCGAATCAACTGGTCAATCTTGCGACTCAGGGGTCGTGCACCCATCTTGGAGTCATATCCTTTGTCAGCCAGCATGTCAATCACAGCTTCGGTCATGTTGAGTCGAATGTTCTTGGCCAGCAAGCTGGTCTTGAGTTCTTCGGCAAACTTCACAACCACTTTCTTGATAGCCAGGGTGTCCAGCTTGGAGAACTTCACAATCTGATCAATACGGTTACGCATTTCAGGTTTGAAAAACTCCTTGAGTGCTCGCTCATCTTCTCCGCTTTTTTCCTGCGAACCAAAGCCAATGTTGTTGACTTCACTGGCAGCAGCACCCAGGTTGGATGTCAAGATAATGATACAGTTCTTGACGTTGACTCGTTTGCCACCACTGCTGGTAATCACACCTTCGTCCAGCATCTGTAGCAAGATGTTACTGACGTCAGGATGTGCTTTTTCAATTTCGTCAAACAAGATGATGCTGAACGGATTCTTACTGATGTCAGAAATCAGTTTGCCGCCGCCCACGTTGCCATCTTCAAAACCCACATAGCCTGGGGGAGCACCGATCAAGCCGCTCACACTGTGCCGCTCTTGAAACTCGCTCATGTCATACTTGAGTAGATGCATGTCAAGATTTTGGCTCAACAATCGTGCCAGTTCAGTTTTGCCTGTACCGGTTGGACCCAAGAACAAGAAACTGGCCATGGGTCGTTTTTCGTTGCTGATGCCAGCAAAGCTGATGTACACTCGATCCAGCACAGCGTCCACAGCTGAGTCTTGCCCATACAGTTTTTGCTTGATGTTTGATTCCAGTTCCACAATCTTGGCTGATCGCTCGTTTTGCAGTTTGTCCGTGGGCACGCCAGTCATGCGAGCCACCTGCTGTTCAATCATGTCTCGAGTGACGGTGACTGTGCCTTGATCTTTCACACGCTCTCGAGCACAAGCAGCATCAATGATGTCAATACTTTTGTCAGGATTCTTGCGGTCATGAATGTAACGAGCAGCCAGTTCCACTGCAGTGATCATGGCTTCTGTGTCAATCAACACATTGTGAAACTGTTCCAGGCGCGGACTGAGGCCAATCAGGATCTTTTCCGTGGTTTCTGCATCGGGCTCGTCAATGCTGAGTCGATAGAATCTACGCATGAGTGCACGATCTTTTTCAAAGCTTTCGTAGTACTCTTCCCAGGTGGTTGACGCCACAACCTTGAGGTTGCCTTTGGTAATAGCCGGCTTCAGCATGTTGGCAAAGTCCAGCCCTGCAGTTGACCCTGCACCCGCACCTTTCATGGTGTGCGCTTCGTCCACAAACAGGATACAGTTTTTCTTGGATTCCAGAGCAGAAATAACTGCTTTAAATTTTTCTTCAAACTCGCCGCGATATTTAGAACCTGCCAGCAGGCTGCCAATTTCAAGACTCCAGACTTCATGCCCTTTTAGGAACTCGGGCACACGTCCGGCAATGATTTCCTGTGCCAGGCCATCCACAATGTGTGTTTTGCCCACACCAGGATCGCCAACCATGAGCACATTGGCCTTGAAGCGTCGAGCCAGCACGGTGATCATTTCTTCCAGTTCTTTGCTTCGACCAATCATGGGTTCTAACTGATCTTTTTCAGCACAAGCAGTAAGACTAGTGCAGTATTCGTTTAGAATGCTGTCGGCCTGGCTGCTACTGAGTTTGACATCAGTGGGTCGATAATTCTTTTGCCAGAACTCCACAAACTCTGATTTCTTCATGCCAAATTTCAACATGAAATATTGTGCGTGACTATTGCCTTCGCTCATGATTGAAAGATACAGATCAATCACGGTAAGGTTGCGACGACCGGTAAACATGACCTGTACGTTGGCACGGTTAAAAATGCGTTCCAGGGCCTGTGTCTTTTTAGGCACATCAACGTCGGGGTTGACCAGGCTCACAAGGCTTTTTAGATATACATCAATTTCCTGGTCCATGTGGTCAGTGTCCACACCAAAATTGGCCACAGTTTTTCTAAAAGGTGCATATCGAATCATGCTCAACAGCAGGTGTTCAGAGGTCACATATTCGTGCTGCCGCTCCTGTGCAATTTTCACAGCCTGATCAACAATGTGTTCAATTTCGGGAGTAGGGGTCATTGGAATCCTTGAGTTGTTTTGTTTATTATAACGCAATGCCAACTGCAATGCAAGTTTATTTTTGGTATTGTTGTATGGCCGCCACAATTTCTGGGGCAATTGTTTTGGGTATTTCGCCTTGAACACGTAACATTAGATCTCCTGTTTGGCCGTGACGATCCTGCAGGCCATGTCCTTTCAGTCGCATGGTGGTGCCCGGTTGAGTGCCTTGCGGCACACCCACAACCAATTGGTGTCCTAGTATATTGATCACTTCGGTCTCGACTCCTAGAATCAGGTCCCAGATTGGCACACGATGCTCGCAGTAGAGATTGAGGTCTTCTCGGCGCCATCTGGCATCTGGGCGGACTCGAAATTGCACAATCAGGTCTACACCACCTGGGCCCACGCCACTGTATTGAACATTGTCTCCATCGTTGATGCCTTTTGGGATTTCAATTTGCACGGTGCTGGACCCTGTTGATGTGCCTACATTCACAGTGCGACTGCCGCCTTGCGCCACATCCAGCAAGGTGATCCACACAGTCATACGCACATGATTTCTGCGAGATGTTTGTCCGGACTGCTGACCAAACATCTGTCCAAAGATGTCGTGCATGTTGAATCCACCGCCGGGGAATCCTGAAAACTGCGGTCTAGGGTTGTCGTATTCAGCTCGCTGGGCAGGATCGCTCAGGGTATCGTATGCAGTTTGCAGTTCTTGAAACTTGACAGTGTTGCCGCCTTTGTCAGGATGATGTTGAGAAGCCAGCTTGCGATAGGCTTTTTTTATTTCGTCCGGAGTGGCAGTACGAGCAACATCAAGTGTTTTGTAGTGATCCATATTTGAGTCGTAAAAAAGCAGTCAACACAATAGTTATGCTGACTGCTGAGTTAGTCGTTACTTTTTAGCATTTTTGTCAGGGACAGTGGTACCTTCTACTTTTTTATGGACTTTGATTTTCTTACAAATTTGAACTTGTTTACCAGTTTTCTTATCCATGACTGGTTTGCCAGAGGAGTCCATTTTTGGTGAGCAAATTTCTTTAATTTCAGCAGCGGCATGTGCTGTGCCAACTAATATCAAACTTGTTGCTAGTGCTAATAATAATTTCATTTTATACTCCTTTTTAAATTTCTGGCTGATTAAACTCTGGTACAACTTTCTTACCGCTGGCTGTTGTTGCTGTTGGGGTTGTCCCCCAACTTGGTGCTGGGGTAAAACTTGATGCAGGCGTTGCCGTTCCAAATCCTGAACTACCAGCAAAGCTACTTGGTGCTGGAGAACCGAAGCCTCCTGCCGACGGTTGGCTAAATGTTGAAGGCCCGCTGGAGAATCCTGTTGTTGGTGTTTGTATTCCGCCATTGTTGGCTCCGCCAAGTTTTTCTTGCGTACGACCATACGCAGCAACACCTAACACTGCACCCATGGCCAGGTGAAATAGTCCAGCGCCTTGCAGTGTCAACGGATTCCACTGAGTGATAGGTGTGTGAGTTACGGTCTGTAGTAGACTCCATAGTATGGGAAATATCACCATGTCCATCATACAGACAACCATGTACATCCAACCCATGGCTGGACGCCATTTTGAATTCATCCAGTCTTCTTTTTTTGTTTCTTTACTCATTTTGCTGCCTTTTCAAAAATATTTTTTTGTATTTTGTACCAATCATTCCAGGCATCAACTTTGATTGCACATTCATAGTAGGTGGTATAGTTGATGGTGATTGTTTTAGATACTTCGCTTAGTTTGGGATCCTGTGATAGTTGCTGCAATGCGGGGCATGTTTGTGTTGCAATTGCGCCTGGACTGTCGGGAAATTTTGCAGAGACTGGTACTGTTGTGCCACAGGCTTGTAACAACACTACTGACAGTAATAATAGATATTTCATTTCTTAGCCTCAACTGGAGTAGCAGCGTCATTGTGTGCTTTGACAAATTCTTTTGGTATTTCACACACGCCACCAGGTAAAAATTTTGTATCGTATTTGACAACTTCTCGATCAATATATTGAACAACATCTTGCCCACGCCGCTGAATAACTTCGGTCTTCTTGACAACCCGTTCTACAATTTTTACAGTTTCTTTTTTGCTTTCAGCTTCAGCTGCGGCCAACTTGGCTTCTACTTCTTTTACCTTGTCACGCCAAATCATTTCAGTAGCGTAGCCGCCTTTAAAGTACACGCCAGCCAACAGTACAACTATGCTGCCAATTTGCAATGCTTTGTAGTACGGTGCCAGTGGCGGAAAAAATTGTAAAATCTTATTGAGAAAGAAACAGAATAAAACAGTGCCGACTACGCCAGTTATCAATACTGCATTGACTATAAACTGTAAAAAACTGTCCGAAAAGAAATGCAGTAACCACATATTATAATCCTAGCACATGTAAAGCATGATTATAGTGTTTGATACGATCTTCGAGCCCAATGGTGCCGCCATTGATTCGTTTGGTCAAGGTGACAATGTCACCCTTGTCGGCCCATTGATTCAAGTTGTTGGCTTCCCAGAACCATGCAGCACTTTGTACACAGCCTTCGAAGGTTAATAAATGTTCGCTGGCTTCTTCCACTGACTGTTCTGTGCTTTCGGCATAGCGAGTGTAGTTGTCTTTGCCAGTCAACTGAATAAGGCCTCGACCACAATAACGATAACCATCGCCACTGGCTTCATTGCCGTTGCCCATGCGATTGGCATAAACTCTATTGGCAATCATTTCGCCTTTGCCTGCATACTGCTGTGCCAATTCATCTGTGGGAAAATACTTGGCAAAAGTCTTGCGCAGACTGACTGCCCTATAATTTAAATTTTCTTTGATAAATTTGAATCCACCGCTTTCATGAGCGCATTGAGCAACAAATGCTGCAATTCTCTGCGGAGTGTTGATATCGTAGTCTGGCAGTATCTGCTCCAGTGCTTCGTACCAACTATCAATATGAGGATTTCCCGGAACCATTTCTTCCAGTTGTGACAATGTTAACCCAAAATTGTTTGACATTTTAGTGTGCTCCATTAATTTTAGACTGACCACCCTGTGTGTTAGCAGCCATGCTAAACATAGGGATTACCGGGTATGATTTGTTGCAGTTGTGCAGTGCTAATTTGCATAGTGTTGATACCTTGTTATATAAGAATATTTATCCCATTCTGGCGTGATTCACGTCGTGATTAACTGGGCACATAATTTTTACATCATAAGTATTGCTATATGAATGTATTAATTCTGACGCCCGACGCTGTGGGCAGCACTTTGTTGCAACGCATGCTGACCATATACATGCAGTTTCATCAGTTCGGCCGTCCGGTGATTAACCTGCACGAATTAACCAATGGCCTGGCCAAGTATTACAGTCCTGAATTCAACCAGGAACTTGTAAGCAAACATGCAATCAAAAACTGGGGGTATTATCAGTCGCTGGAACAAGTGGTTGAACTACTCGGCAGTGTAGATCATTATAAAACTTCCAGACTTGCGCATTATCATATACGTCATCGCAACGATACTGTTGCTCAACAGGTGCCTTTTTATCAGTACCTTAACAAAAACTTTTACATAATTGCGTGTCGCAGAGCCAATGTGTTCGAGCATGCTTTGAGTATGACACTCAACAAAGTAACTAAAAAATTAAATGTATATTCAGCCACTGAAAAAATAGATACATTTTATGACATTTATCAATCAGGAATACAACTTGATTCGCAGGCTTTTGAGTATCAGCTCAATGCGTACCGTGATTATATCAACTGGAGCAATCAGTATTTCAACGTAAGTTCATATTTTAACTACGAACAAGATGTGCCAAGACTTGAACAGTTTATTCTTGGCCTTCCAGTGTTTAGCAGTCAGCCTGAATTGGTAACCTGGGAAAAAAACTTTGGAATTACATTCAACACCTGGAACAAGATGCACTATGCTCGCAGTGATTTGAGTAGTTTAATGTTTGACTCAAACAACAAAATTGACCAATTGATATTAGACCTTCCTGAGTCAGTGTCTTACTATCAGCAAAAATCGCCAATAGATTGGCCAGCAATAACTACACCGCAAGATATTAATCAACTGCCCGTGTCAATCAAAACACAATTTACACGTGACTATGTTCGTCAAGAGGGCATATTTTCTTTGTTGCCACAAGATCGACAATCTGAATTGTCTTTTGCAAAACAAGGCTATGTAGAAGCACAAAAGACTATTGATCAAATGGTCAAATTAGGAATTTTGAAGAATGGGCCACCAATCAAAAAACAAACCCTGGCCGAAAAAACAAAGATAGTAAAAAATTTCGATCAATTGACTGAAATATACAACCATTGGGCAATCAACAATTCGAGCATTGCAAAACCAATTGCTGCTGAAGATGTTTTAAATCAGGTCCGGCAAGAAAATCAATTCTGGCACAAATCTACAACAGATTTAGTTAATCATCAAAGTTCTTGAGAATCTGTTTAACAAAAAACTCGCTAGTGATACAGTCAAAATGATGGTAATCTCTAGCATAGTCTAACATGGACAATGCAGTCAGTTGATTTATATTACAAAAATTGTTTTTAATAAACCAAATTTCTAACTGGTCATTGGAAAATATATCAGTAGTTTCTTGTTTTATATGGGCAGGTAATTGGTCAAATTCAACCTGTGTAGTTGGGGGAAATTCAGACCATGAAGGATCTTTTATGTTGTGCCAGCTTTGGATCATATGATCACAAACACCATTCACTCCCGAACGTGGTATAATTCCGTTAAATATATTGACACTTGCTGTACAATTTTTTAAATTGGTGTAGCAATTGATAAAATTCTTAAGATCGTCTAATTCTGACTGGGATTTGTCAAAATGCATCATTCTAGTTTCGTCAGGGATATCAACGTTAGGCAATTCTCTACGATGAATGTACGACCATAACACTACCATGTGAGTTGGGTTGATTTCATGAATAATTTGTCTGGCACGGCGACTAATCCAGGTATTGCTAGCACCGTCCATGCTGACATTGATACATCGGCGACCAGTGGCTTTGGCTAGAACTTGCGGCCACGTGAATTCATAAGGACTGCCAATACCCACAGTAAAACTGTCTCCAACACACCAAATAGCGTTCTGTAACTCCTGTATAGTCTCAGGCCATTCGGCATCTCTAAATCCTCGACTGTTGTACTGATATTCAACCTTGTGCGGATAGTTTAAAAAATGTTGTTTGTTCAAACATCGCTTAATAGAATCTATTCCTGACGTGCCCCAATGTTGATTGATTCTAAAAAGTTGAAATAAATCAGACAATATCATTTATCTACCGCGGCCAGTGGTTCGTGTGGTGGGCTTGTTGGTGGTGACCTGCGACCTAGGTGTTTTCTTTGTTTGTTGTATTGTTGCCGCCGTCTCAGGCGAAATTTTGGTTTTGAGCGCCTGTGCTGCTTTGATTGCTTGTATAAAAGTTGGTTTGTTTTCTGACATAATAAGTTCTTTCTAATAATACATTACATTTCACACAGTTGAACATTTTATTTTAACCCTAATTCTTTTCGGATTTTGGTGGCAGAAATGTTTGTAATGGTTTCGTCAAATGTTTCTTCACCTGACGTGTATCCTACCCCGCGCCCCCACCCAATGTGTACAATGTTGGGCACCACTTGTATTTCGTATTGTCCCTGATACAATGGGTCTAGATCTCGACGAATAAAGTCTTTTACTTGTTGTACTGCAAAAGGATTTGAACCTTGCCAACCTTGCACATCACGAATCTGTATGACAACTTGCCCAGTACGAGCAATAAGTCGATCAAACAAGGCCCGATGTCCTGCATGCCAAGGTTGCCAACGACCCAACATTTGCACTGTTTCTCGTTGCCAATCAAATCTTGGACGCCGACGATTATACAAAATATGGTCACCCACAAACTCTGCCCATTTTTCAGCATTTTGTTCTGTGACTCTAAAGTCATACTGCTCGGGTGGAACAAACGCTCGGTTGGTATCTTCGTAGCGGCCTGCATCAATGGTGTCCATCCAGATGGTCCAATCTGCTTTGAAGTTGTTTCTCATCTCCACCAAAGGTGCCACAAAGTCACAGATCACAAAGTCTTCAGTGCAGCTCACAGCAAAATCAAACATTCTGATACTTTGACGAATGCGCCCTTCACGGCTGAAATCCCAGTCGTTGAATCGTTTGCGCACATCATCTGCATTGAACCAGTCCACCTTGCTGGTATAGTAAATGGGCGGCAATTCTAAGTGCAGCATACGCTCAACTGGCATGGTCTGTGTATTAGAATTGTCCTCCAGGTATTTCTTTAGCTTTTCGGCAAAGTAGGTTTTGCCCGAGCCAGGCAAGCCCATGATTAGTATACGTTTAGATTGTGTCATGCATTAATTTATCAAGATAATGTTGTGTATTTGATATTTTTATGCTGGGTATTTCAAGGCGCAACCTTTCTAGCAATCGGAGTCCAGTCTGACTTGAGTCTAACCATGGCCGCATGCACACCAGCCGGGGTGTGTTCTTTCCGAGTGATAAACATCAAATTATCATCAAACTTCTTTTGTGCTTCTGCGCTACGGATAGCCGGCACAAAATTGTCATGATACCATTGCTGTACATCTTGTGGTGTGCCCTTGGGCAGAATCAAGTTCCAGCAACCATACAAGTTGAGTCCTGGAGCATACTTGCTCATTAATTCAGCAGACTCTAGACCTTTGAGCGGAACTTCGCTGGCCAAACCAATCAGCTTGAGTTTGCCAGCCTTGACATGGGGATAACCTACTCCCACTGGAGTAACTGCAAATTCCACATGGCCACCTATGACATCCAACAATGCTTGCGCTGGACCTTTGTACATGGCAGTTTGTACTCGATCACCGCCCGGCACAGCTAGTGCATCTGTTAGGTATTCCACTGCTAGTTTGTGTCCGCCGCCGCCGATAGCAAAGTTAAGTGGCCGGCTCTTGCTTCGAATTTCACGAATTAAATCTTCAGGTGTGTTTACTTTGCTAGCAGGGTTTGCCCAAAATGCTAGTGGACTCTTGGCAATGTTGGCCACTGGTTCAAAATCAAACATATTGTACTTGACTGTTTGTGGGTACCAAACTTCTGCTGTAACCCAATTGGAGTTGCAAGCAGGCATGGCCACAGTGTATCCATCAGCTGGTACAGTGGCAAAGTGATTGATAGCAATGTTACCATCTGCGCCTGGTCGGTGCTCTGCTCGGAATACTGTACCGGTTTTTCTTTCCACAATGTCGGCCACAATGCGAAATGAAATTTCGTTGCCTGCACCGGGGCCATTGGGGTAGATAACTGTTACAGGTTTGGTGGGTTGCCAGGCAGCAGCCATAACAGGCACGGCCAACAACACCAGTAATAATTTTTTGATCATAGTAAAACTCCTTAAATAACTTTGAATCACATTTATTTACCAAATTTTTCTCATGAACACAAAAATTTTTACTCTAATCCAAAAAAATCTTCAGTCTGCGTTTAATTTACCCAAGTATCAGAAAATTGTTATTGATGCTGATACACCGGTAGATCAACTGCCGTGGACACCAGCAAGATACGCCAAGTTCAAAGACGCTGTAGAAGCTGAACTCAGCTTGTCCTGTGACTATCAAGGCACACTGCGAGATATTGTAGATGATCTAAGTGAACGCTATATCCTGCGTTTCTTCAGTGAAATCTGGAAACCACGCACCGGCGACTACGAGCACACAGGCTGGGAGTTGGCAGATCAAATCAACAAACTCGATCCTGTGAGTGTGCTGGATGTGGGCTGTGGCTATCATCCATTCAAAGGACGCATCCAGAACCTAATTGGTATAGACCCCTACAATAACTGCGCAGATTACGAAGTGGATATATTAGATTACCGAGTCCGACCTGAAAGCCATGATGTGATTATTGCACTGGGATCCATCAACTTCAACAGCCGAGAAGATATTCAGGTACGATTTGCACATTGTGTGAGTTTGCTTCGGCCTGGTGGCAAATTCTTTTTGCGAGCCAATCCGGGAATTCCGCACAAGACAGGTCCTTATGTGGAAATCTTTCCTTGGACGTTTGAAATAGCAAATGAGTTTGCTGAACTGTACAATCTAAAGCTGGACACATTCAAGCGTGAAGCCAACGAACGCTTGTACTTTGTTTATACTCGGCTGTGATTACTTGCCAGCGGCTCGGAGATTGGCGCCTTTGTTGAAGCTGGGACTGTAGGGACTGTTGCCTGGGCGATTGCCTTTGCGGGCACTCCAGTCATAACCAGCTCGATGCCCCGAGCAGTCCTTGGTACATTCAGATCCCAAAAAGCTAAGTTCTTTTAGTTGTTTGCGTGTCCACTTGTCTGGAATCACACCATGTTTGGCCACAAATGCATCGTGCAACTGTTTGCCAGTGATGCCGTGATCTCTAGCAATGGTCTGCATCATGTGATCAATTGCACTGTAGCTCGTGGGATTGTCAAGATCTTTTTCAAGATCCTCCACAGCATCTTCTTTCAAGTGTGCAAATTCTTTAGCTCGCATCACGCAGTCGCTCACGATAAATGACCAGTGCTGCGGTCAAATCCACAGCTTGTATTATGAATTCTTGGCCGCGGTTGGTAAACCTATAAGTTTTCATTTCTTAATTCGTTTTTGGTTACCTGGAGTTTTAATCCATGCTTGAGGTGTCATATTTGTCATAACTGTCAGCTTCGCCCATCTGATAGCCATCATTGTAGTCTGTAAACTCTAGAGTTCTGGGTTGGTAGGGATTTTGTGGGCCGCGACGATAGTATCGTATGCCTCGTTCGTAGCCTTGTCGAAAGGCAGTGTTGTCTGCTGCTTCCGTCACATTTTCACCTTCGGCATCAAAATCATATTTGTCATATTGGATATGACCATCATGTCCAATGCCAGACAGCACCACCATAACATAGTCGTCGCCGTAATCAGGCTCCCAACCTAGTGCTCTTAATTCATCTGCATTGTCACCGTCAGTCCAGTATTCATAAGCTAACGGAAATAATTTTGCCTTGTATTTCTCCATCATTGGCAAGTATGATGAATCAAGATTAATTGGTTCAAATTCTTGTGTTGGCCACATTTCGGCAGCATCGTCTGAAGTGATGTCGCCAGTGGTTCGTCTCATTGCTTTGTTAAATTTTTCATCGCCTGTGACCTCCGCTACACCTTCACCAGGTCCAGGTGGCGGCAATGCCAGCGTATCTTTCTTTTTTTGTTCAGCTGCTTTTCCCATTAACTTACGAATGTCAAGCATACTAAAACCGCGCTGGACCAGGTAGCGTAAAACACCTTTTAACAATCCGCTACTTGGAATATTATTGTCATGAGCATATTCTAATGCTGTTAAATCAGGATCTTCGATTTGTTGCTTGTAAAAATCAATTATTTGTTCTTTTGTCAAAAACACTTCGTTATTAATTGCACGAATCATGTCTGTTGTTAGCTTACCCAACAAAGCATAATCTTGTAATAGATCTTGTTTTCTACGTCTGAAGCGGCTTTCTCTTTCTGCCCTGGACATTCCTCCGAGGTAGACCTCTTCGTCCTCCGCCACACCTTCTGACTTGTTGCCATAGTTGGCAGCACCTTTTTTGCGACACTGTACCAGGCGACCTGATGCATAAGCACTGGGCCATACTTTTGCACTAGCCTTGACCTTGTGATAGCAGGCATCTTTCTTTTCGGCCAGTATTAAATCTGAGAAAGCAGGGCCTCCGCACTCAGGACAACGACCAGCAGATTCAGTCAGTAGATCAGATATTATCATTTGCTTTTTCCTTTGGTACTAACATTTATTGCTGGGCCTGAACGATTGGCATCAGGATCTTTGCGGCGTTTTCTGGCTGCTGCACTTGCACGACCTTTTTTGCCCAGTGCATGTGCCTTGGCCTGTGGCAAACACTTGGGCTTGCCTTCAGATTCTGAACCACGGGCACAGTCACCACGGATCTTGCCATCAGGTCCAAACCGCACCCATTTTTGTTTGAACCACTTGCGTAGATCTTCTTCCAGTTCGGCTTCGTTCACAGGAACACAATTGGGCACCATGCGATCGCCTTTTTTCTTCATGCCAGCCTGGCGGTAACCAGTCCAACAAGCTTCGAGAATTTCTCTGTATCTCATGTTAGGCACCAGCTGAAATACGCTGAGCCAGAATAGCACGAGCTACCTGAAAGTTTTCAGCTTCAATAGTATAAGTCTTGCCGTTGACTGTGAAGTTGTATGTTTTCATTTTTTAGGTTGTGTCAGTGGTTGTGCAGCAGTGGGTACATTCTTGTACACACGTCGGGCAGGATCATACACAGTTTTTAACGGTCCTGCCCCGGCCAGTTTCTTGAGTCTACTCATCATGGCGTCAAACTCATCAGGTTCGTATCGTCCACCAATTTTTTCATTGCTGGTTTCGGCCATGGCAGGTGCGCCAATTGATTTGATGTAAGCATCCTTTTCTGCTTGAGTTGGTGTCTTTGTTGGTGCTGCGGCTGGTGCAGCAGTTGATTTAGGCAAACTACCCCCAGTTTTGATAGCGGGTGCATAGTTCACACTCTTGTAACCAGCATTCTGTTGACCAAAATTGGGTGTGACTGGTTTCTTGGCAGCCGCTGCATCACGTGCAGCCTGACGACGAGCAACTTCTCTACGACCAATATAGCCAGCACCTTGCGGATCTTCACCTGGGAATTTACCGGCTGTTGTGGTTGCTGTTGGCTTGGTTGTAGCGGCGGTTGGTGTAGCTACTGTTGGTGTTGTTGGTGTTGTTGGTGTAGCTACTGTTGGTGTAGCTACTGTTGGTGTTGTTGGTGTTGTTGGTGCGGTAGGAGCTGTTGGTGCTGCTGTTGGTTGTGCTGCTACCGTAGCAGCCGCAGCAACTGGTAGACCCATTTTACTGTAAACTGAAGTTACCACTTCTTGTGGCACGCCTTGTGTGACCAACCAAGCAGCCAATTGATCTGAATCACTGGGTTTGCCCTTTTGATGCCAGTTCATCTTGAGTTTTTCTTTGGTCACGTTGGTGGTAAATTGACGACCAAATGTGCTCAGTGCACCACCTACTTTGCTGAGCCCACGGCTCAATAGGCCGGGTTTTTTGGCTGCAGGTGCAACTGGAGCACCCGCCATGTCGGGACGATACAATGCCGGGCGTGTGCTTCCAGGCACACCCTTGAGTTCCATGATGGCTTTGCGGTATCGGTCAACGTTTTCAAACACTGTGTAGGCGCCAGCAGTGGTTAAGTTCACAGTTTTGCTCTTGCGTCCTGTGCTTTCGTTCAATTTCCAATTCAAGATGGTTGTTTTTTTGTCAATCAACTGACTGACCGGTAATCTTATCAACTTGACAGATTCTGTAAATCCTTTTGGTCTTATTGAACCGCTGGCACCACCGGGTGTGTAGTTTGATGGATACATGGGCGCTAGGCCTGGTTTGGTCGCTTTCATAGATCCGTCTGGCTGTAGTTCAGCACTTGGAAAACGTTTGGTAAAGTCTGCTTTCCAGGCATCATATGCGGCTGTTTGTCTGGCCAATTCGTCAGCGGGCAAACCAGCGTTTGGTGGAATAAAACTACCCTTGTCGTTGACAGGAATGCCGTATTCTAATTTTTGTCCCAGTGAGTCAGTACCGGTTGGTCCAGATTGACTGTAATCAATAGGAGCAGAATATTTTGATGGATCAGCAGCAGCTTGACTCACATCAGCAGCGTCAACCCCTCCCAGGCGCTCCAGGCTTGCGGTCTGCGAAATAGAACTGTCAGGCACATTGCCTTTGGCAATGTCTGCCATGGTGTCAGCACTGGTGCCTACACCACCAGCATAAACGTCGGCTCCTGATGCAGGCGGCAATGTAATTTCTTGTCCGGGAAATATCACGTCAGGGTTGAGATTCTGGCCACCAACAGCGCCAGCGTCTGCTGCCAATTGTGGATTTAGCCCAACTAGTTCTTGTACCGATACACCGTTTGCTTGAGCAATCTGACTCAGTGTGTCGCCGGCTTGCACAGTGTATGTAGGCAAGTCAGGACCAGGTACAAATGTAGACGCCGCGGCAGCTGGATCAGTACCAGCGGCTGCTGCACCAGCTGCTGGGTCTGCCCCAAACATACCAGCAATAGATTGACCTGCCCAGGCCAGTGCTGCTGCACCTGCACCTTTGCCAAACACGCTGGAAAGTTTTTCGCCTTTGATTGCTGCGTCCAACGCATAGGTTAGGCCAGCAATGACTGGAAGACTTGCACCGCCTGTGGCCAGGCCTGTGACGGCCACCAGTGCTGCTTTGGCGAATCCAGCAGACTTGGGATATTTCTTTACCAGCATGCGATATTTCTTGATCGCCTGCATTACTGCACCTTTTTGTCCGCCGGCCAGGCCAGCCAGGGCATCAGTGGCCTGATCGTAAGCAGTGTCAACTGCTGACACAGGCACAGAATTCTGTACACCGCTCAACACCTTGTTGACCGAATCTCTAATGCTGGCTGCAAGATCTGTGGCCTTGTCTTTGCCGCGTCCCAGCATGGTACGATTGGTGCCAGTGGCTGTGTTGGTCATGCCTGTTTCTGCGTCAGCAAACACCTGTAGAATTTCTTTTTCGCTCATGCGGCGTTCAGCAAGGTAGCGACCCACTTGTTTGAAACTGCGATAAACAGGATCTTGCAACAGCAAGGATTCGTCAATTCGTGTGCGTTTGTTTAGTTCGGTGATTCTCATTATCGTAGTCCTGCCATGCTTTGTAGTGCTTGTACATCTTCACGAGGTTCATGTATGCGGCGTGGAGCAATACCTGCTGCCACACGCATTTCGTTTAGGTCGCCTTCATAACGCTTGCGATATGCGTCGGGTGTGAGTGGAACTTGTTCAGCAAATGCTTCTTCGCTCCAGTCAGACTCATTGCCTTTGTAGCTCATGCGCCAGTCTGCAGTGTCAAATTCTGTTAGGCTGGCAAGGTCTTCCAGCAGTGTATTGACATTGACTGGTGCAGTGCTTCTGCGACGCAGTTCCACATAAACCAGGTATCGTCCTGGTTTGATTTCGCCGGGGCTGCGATCTGCATCCAGCACAAAGTCATAGCCTTTTTCAAACCAGGCCATCAGGTCCTTGGCTGCTTGTAGGTCACGCACAAAGAATGAAATCACAATGATATCATCATCGTCGCCCATCTTGGCCGCAAATTCGTCCACAAAGATTGTGGGCTTGATCAGGCCCTCCATGTCTTTGTATTCAAGACCTTCAAGCAGCAGGGGCTTGGCCGGGTTGAACGGATTGTTGTAGTGATTGTTCTGCATCTTGTGCCTGTTGGTCGCTTTGGACAGCTTCTTTGTCTAGATCCTGCTCATAGGCTTGATCTAGTTCATCAAGATCAATGTCTTGATCTTCCATTTCAATGGATCCTGTACGAATGTCGTTCATGAGACTTTTGGGCATAGTGATTGACACCAACCACACCTGTTTGGTCATGAGCTTGGCTTTCATGGTTCCGCCTCGATAGTCCGACGGGTCGTTGATTTTGACCGGAATCTTGATTTCTTTTTTCTGATACTCTATTTCGCAATCAAACGGCAGCAGTCTACGTGCACCACGTGGATCAGGCATGAGATTTAGCGGCCACATAAACGTGCAGGTCACACGATACTTTGAAATTTCAGGGCCTGCTACCAGTTCTCCAATGCTCCAGTTTTTGAAAGCATACAGATCAACTTCGTCTAGCACACGCTCAAAATCCAACAGCGTGGCGATACTGCCTTCTGACATGTAGATATCGCGGATGTTGTTGGCCACTTGCCAGTAATCCGTGTGGTCCTTAAAGAGTTCTTTGTCCATGAAAGTATTTATGGCACCGAACATGATAGCTTGTATCTTGAATATCAGGAACAAAGCCAAATACTTATGATCCAGATATTAAAAATCACCACCCACTTATCATTGAGTACGTTACTGTAAATATTAGTGTCCAAGAGGACTTACACCAGGAGAAATGCATTTGAGTAGAAATCGCGCCCAAAAAGCACAAAACAAACGTATGAATCAGGCAGTAGAAAACACCATAAACTTTTCGCAAGCACCTAAGGCGGCTCCTAGACGCATAGACTTGATCCCTCGAACACGAAATCAAGAGCAATTGGTATTGGCTTTGCAAGATTCTTCACAACACATAGTTGTCACTGTGGGTCCAGCAGGTACAGGTAAAACTTACCTTGCTATGTTGGCCGCAGTTCAAGCTCTTAGAACAGGAGAGTGCTCGAGGATTGTGCTGACTCGCCCAGCAGTGGGTGTAGAAGGTGAATCACATGGTTTCCTACCTGGAGACCTTAATCAAAAAATGGAGCCGTGGACCCGTCCGTTGTTGGACGTCATGCGGGAATGTTATCGTGCCCAAGACATTGTGACCATGATAGAAGATCAAACTGTGGAAATTGCGCCACTGGCATACATGCGCGGCCGCACCTTCAAAAATGCCTGGATTATTGCGGATGAAATGCAAAACGCAACACCAGCACAGGTCAAGATGTTAATGACACGTATTGGACAAAACTCACGCATTGTTATCACAGGAGATGTGGAGCAAGCCGATCGTAATCACGGAGACAACGGCTTGATGGATCTTTGTAAACGATTGAAAGGAAACTCAGTTCCGGGTATCGCTGTGTGCGAACTTGGAGCTCGAGATGTGCAGCGCCATAAAATTATTGGTGATGTGTTGAGACTGTATTCTCACTAGGAGCAATTATAGAATAGATCTCTTTCCAATTTTTAACAACAGGATACGGACACACATGATGCATGTTGTGCCCGTGTTCTATTAAGAGACTCCGTAGCCCCAGTGCATGGCCGACATCAGCATTTTCGGGCTTGTCCTCAATCCACCACATGCCGCTGCCACGATAGGGTTCTAGTGCTGAATCTTTGTCTGCGCCGGTGTCCAGGCAAATCACACTTTCAATTGCATTACCAAACAGTTTGTTCAGGTTCATTTCTCTCAGCTTGGCAGCATTTCGGTCCAGGCTCAGACTGGTGATCACTCGAAACTGATAGCCGTGTTCTTCATACAGGCGTTTGACATAGTAGGTGGCATCACGCAAGGCAGGCAAGAAGCCCACAGCAGCCGATTCGTTGAAGGTTTTTACAACCTTTTTGGCGTCTTTTTCTTCCAGTTCACGGTAGTGATGATGCAGCAGATAGCTTTTCTTGTTGTCTGCGGTGAGTGTGTACCCACGCTCCTGCATCCAAACTGAAAATGCCCATTCCCAGTCCAGCAACACGCCGTCTGCGTCAGTTAGTATTAGGCGTTGGTTCATGAGGTTCCTTGGTTGTAGTTTCTGGTTTAACAACTTCCCAGCCGTTTTCTGCAAACAATCGCTCAATGGTGGCAGCATAGTGTTGATGATAGTAGGTCACAATTCTGTCCCAGTCTTTGGGAACCTGTACACCGTTCATGCTGCACTTGACCACTTGGAGCTTTTTAAAGTCCAGGATCACACTGGCCGTCTGCAGGTCCCGTGTCCTGATGTTCTTGCTCACGGCCATTGCTTCGTCAATTTTGCCGTCGGGTTTGGTGTAGTAGGTAAGTGTAAGATATCTCATTGTATTCCTGCCAGTTCAATCAGAGTAGCACTTAGATTGATCTCAACGTCAGCCACAGCGTTGTTGCTCACAAGTCCGTTGCGAATAATCACAATAGCTTGATCTTGTTGCTCAGGAGTCGAGCCCCATAGTTCCAGGTTGTCGTACATCCAGCGGAAAATATCTTCGGCTTCTTCAGGAGTAGAACTTTGACACAGCAGAGTTCGTGCCTCGCGAACTCGACCCTTTTTAAACAGGTCCACACACTCCAGCTTCCAGTCACGTGCACTTTTGTCTGCGGCACTGGGGGGCTGCAGTTGTCCTGATTGTGAGTTGGGCTGCAACAAATTTAGACACTTGCGAAGATCAGGGTATGTGGCCTTGACATAGCTGTCAAGTTCATCTAGATCAAACTCCACACCTTCAGACACCAGTACTGTGGCAGCACGGGCTGTGAATTCTGTGTGGTCAGTCTTGGCAATATGAAATCCTTGGCAACGACTGTGTATTGCTGGTATAATTTTATGAGGATAGTTACAGGTCAAAATAAACCGCACGGTCTGGCTGTAGTCTTCCATCAAGTTACGCAGTGCAGGCTGAACTGAATTAATATTCATGTAATCTGCTTCGTCAATCAGCACCACTTTAAATTTGCCATACGGCATGGTCTGACAGAAACTGATAAGTCGATCAACCCATTCTACCTTGCGGGCTTCTTTGGATCCATTGGCCATCATCACATCATACTCGTCCACGCCCAGTTGTTTGATCAACAGTTTGGCCAGTGTAGTTTTGCCTGTGCCCGCTGACCCACTCAGCATTAGATGCGGAATTGATCCATCACGAATCCAAGACTCCACTTGTTCTCGTTGTGCTTGATCCACAAACACATATCCGTCCACAGTATTAGGACGATATTTTTCTACCCATAGTTGTTTCATTCTTTTTCCTTTTAATAATGTAACACTACTGGTAGTTTACTACATATTGTGCAGGAAGTCAAGCTATCTTTGATTTATTCGGGTGGCTATCAGTGGAATCAACCATTTTCCAATGTCGAACTCATACCAGGCCCAGCTGTCGTGAAATCGTCCAGGATGTGCATGATGATTGTTTTGCAGTACTGATGATCCCTGCCAAGTTATCCAACTCAGGATGGATATATTACGGCTGTTGTCGTCGGTTTGAAATCTGCGTGTGCCGTAGGTATGAGCCGCGGCATTTGTAATTGCAACAAATACAAATCCTATAAATCCTGCTAACCCTAGACCATACACAGCTAATCTCATGTCAATAAAAGCAAATACCACAAGTGTGGTCCACCAAATGCTGATGACATGATTTTCCAACCAGACGTAAAATGGATCTCTCAGCAGCGACTTGCAGAGTAACATGGGCAATTTATGGTTATGCAAATGCCAGGTCACTGCTGCGTACCAGAATCCATTTTGTACAGGACTGTGGCAATCTCCAGGTTTGTCTGAGTGCGCATGATGTAATCCTATATGAGCTGCGCGATAACCAATTGGGCCGCCAAATCCGCCAAGTGCTGCAAATACTGAAAAAACTTTTGCTAGTACAGGATGAGTTTCAAAAGATTTGTGTGCAAAATATCTGTGTAGGAAAATGCCTTCTCCGACCACGTACATCAAGAACCACATGATAAATGTTGCATACAACCATATCGTTGTGCCGTTTACAGCTAAATCTGTAACAGCTACACCTGCCAGCATCATCTGCACACAAATAACTGCAAAAAAATGTTTTCGATAATATGTCATTGAATTTTTCCTTGATGTGTTCTACTCAATAGCCAGGCTATGTATCCTTCTATGTCGATCTCCCACCAGCGTTCGGTAAGTATCAAGCGTGAAGGATTAGCATGATGATTGTTGTGCCAACCAAATCCCATGCCCAGAATGCCCACCAAAATGTTATTTTTGCTGTGATCTGATGTGTCATGATTTCTATAACCCCAACTATGACAAACTGTGTTTACTGCACCAATTCTAAACATTTCAGCAGCATACGCAACAAAATACATCAATGCAACTTGCCAATTTATCACAGCAACTATAGCAATAGACACAAATAATGTTTTGTAGTAATGCCGTTCAACCCACTGTACTCGGCTTTTGATCACTGCCTTGGCCACTGCCATTTTGTTACTCAACATAAATTCTACATAGGGCTGATCAAACAACCACCCATACCAAGATTGCCAAAGTCCTCGTCGAGGGCTATGAATATCTTCGTTCTTGTCTGATGTTCTGTGATGATGTGCATGTTGTATCACCCAGTATGTGGGTGGTGCAAATGCAGACATAACATTGAGGTAGGTCAATACTGGATGCAACCACTTGGCCACCTGAAAAGATCTGTGCGCAAAATATCTGTGTCCAGCGACCCCGTTGCCAATGATTCCAAAAAGCACAAAGAACGCGATTGCCCAGGGCCAATACTGGTCAACAAAAAACAACCCCACCACGGCCAAAAGATGGAATGGGACAATAACTAGCATTGCATGTTTATTCATGTTGTTTTTTCAATATTTGTATTATGTAAAAACCAAAATCGTATTGACCTAGTTGCTGGGCCCTGGGAGTCAAGTGGTGTGTTTTGTGATAGCTCTCTCCCCAAAACATTGCAGCAAATGGCAAATTAGCAGCATAGGTGCCGTGTATGCGTTGTTCATCACGGTGTCCAAATGTGTTGATTATACCAATAAACAAATAGGCAACGACAGGGACCACACCAACAGCATACAAAAATAGTATTGGGCTAACTGCTATCATAATTGCAGCATAAGTTAAAAATAGTTTATCTATGTGCCGATGCAAAAACATCACTCTGGTATTTGCCAATAGATCAACTACTTGTCTAGGATTTACTTTGTTAGGCTTGTACCAAGAAAACAATGTGCGCCAATGCCCTACAATTCGATGACTCTGTGGGTCTAGTTCTGTGTCAGTATGCAAGTGATGTTGTCGATGTATTATAGCCCAGGACAACGGTGAGCTTTGGCCAGTAATAACCAATATTGTATAACTCAAAAATTCTACTAGTTTATTTCTGAATTTGAATGCATTGTGGCAAATTTGTCTATGCAAAATTACACTTATACTGAAACCAGCCAGCACCCAGCCTACAACAACTGCAATTATAAAATACTGCCAATCAAACACATACAGAGAAAATGCAAATGTTATAACTTGCAATAATCTTGAGAAATAATAAAATGTCATTTTTTAATTGCCCAGATAATCACTGCAGGAACATCCCATTCCCACCACTTTTCCCAGTTACTCCAGGCGTATGGCTTGGCATGATGATTGTTGTGCCATCCTTCGCCCAGAGTAATAATATTGGCAATCCAGCTGTTACGGCTTTCGTCACGACATTTGTGTGTCTTGTAACCATGCCTGTGAGCAATCACAATGATTGCACTGCTTGAGTGTAAACACAACAGGGCGGGCAAACAATATCCAAAAATCACGCCCAATGGCCCCCATAACGTCAATAATATCAACGCATAGACAGCAATTACCCAGATATAGTTGCGATGCAACCAACGCTGAAAACGATCTTGCCTCATGTCTCTTACTAGTTTAGTATCTAATTTAATCAGGGACCAGATACCAAACCAGGCACGTAAGTTACCAATTTGATACGGACTATGGGGGTCTTCAGGAGTTTCAGCAGCACGATGATGCTGCCTATGAATAGCCACCCAGGCCAAGGGAGATCCCACAGTTGTGATGACTCCAATTACGCTTACAAATTTTTCAAACCAGGAATAAGTTTTAAAACTTCTGTGACTCAACAGTCGGTGAAGTCCAATGTTTATTCCAAAAACTCCAATGAACCAATAAGTCAACAATGCTGTCAATAACCAAATCCATTGTGATGTATAAACCACATAAAAAATTCCAGCCAAACTCAGCAGATGATTAGTTATCTGCAACGACCTTACAGTCTGATTGTGGGTTGGTTTGTGCATAATGTGGCCCCGGGGATAACCATATTTATGTGTGTACTTTAAACAGTAACAACAACTGATGCAACATTCACACTAATTCTTCAACAATGCCAAGCACTTCGGCTAAAATCAAGCAAACACCTGCCATTAGCAAGTTGCCTGTGATCAAACATCCGCCTGCCACAATACGAATAGCACTCTTTGCAAGGCTAACATAAAAATGGCCGCGGCTGGTGTCTTTAGGTTGAATATCTATCATGTGTTTCCTTGTGGTTGCGTGAGAGTTTTCCACATTTTCTTTTTGGACTGTTCCTCTAGAAACTGTGGTTCCACTGAATATGTGGGAGAGTTGGCCAAGATCTCGTCCAGCAAAAATTTCAGCTGGTACAGGTCTTTTTTGATTTCCCATGTGGTGTATCCGTCATTGTAAGGGCTGCAAAGTTCAGCACCACTCTTGCAGATTTGATCATGCAACGATTTGTAGTCCATGGGTGTTTGAAATCCCATGTCAGTTGTGCTGCATGTGACTGGGTTTGGCTTCCACGTGAATTGCTCCAGAGAAAGTAAGATCGTCTGGCTTTTGATCAGCAGTCATCATGATGTCTTTGGGATCAACTCGACGTAGAGTAATTTTACCATTTTCATCTTCAATGTCTATGCCACGAGTCCAACGCCCGTGTTCCACACACACCCAGTCATGGACTTTTACATCCTGTTGGTCTGGACCCACTGCATACACTTGACCCCAGCGTGGTCTAATACCTGTGCTTTTGCCATTGTCGGTCATGATAATAATACCGCCAGTGCTGATACGCTCTTCAAAGTTCATGTCACTCACAATCACCGATTTGCCCAGCGGGCGCAGTTTGTCACGATCAATTCTGTGTGCCGAGTATGCTGCTTTGATCATTTGCTGCCTTTGGGATTGGTCACTTGTTTGTCGTAGGTTTGAGTCACTTGTTGATTCTTGGTTGAGATCACTTGGTTTTTGTCATCCACTAGGTCTCCACGAGCATTGACTTGCATGTTGCCTACTGCTCGTACATGTTCGTTGCGGAGCCGCAAGGAACCCATATCTACTTGTTTGCCATTTGCTGATCGATGAATATCTTTGGTCATAATTATCTCCTAAAAAAGTATTTAACGCAGGAACTCGTCTATGTCTAAATCATAGAACATAGAATTAATTCTGTGCACACCCAACAAGTATAGCACATGACTGGACACACTGCTGCCTCGACCCACACCCCAGATCACATGATTGTCAGTCATCACATCCACCAGGTACTTGAGATATTTCAAAAGATCAAACAGACCTCGTTCTTGATACAGCATGAGTTCGTGCCCGGCCCGTTGCAGTTCTGCGTCAGTTGAGCACAGGCCCAGTACATAAGCAGCAATGTCTAACACAGCATATTGTTCGGGCATGTGCCAGTGTTGTTGCTGTACCAAGTCCCAGTCCAACACACTGGTATTACTGTCTGCGGGCCGGGTCCAGGTCAGGGCAGCAGGGTCTTCTAGCACAAAGATCAGTTGTTCCAGATCCACTGAGTGATCTACGGTGACTCTTTTCAGGTTAGCAATAGATCGGCCCTGCATCACAAGATCACAAAGATCTTGCTCATCTAGAACAATTTCGCCCACAGTGTTAGTTTGCATTTTTGTTTAGTTTGCCAAAACTCACTGTTTTTCCCGATTCTGGGCCTGCGGAATCAGGCCAATTTAGATTGTATTTGCTCCAACCAGTGACTGGAACATGAACTACATTTTCGTGTGTTTCAATCGGTGTGAGTGAATTGTGTGTGGTGTCGCTGACCGACCACCAGCCAGCAGCCTGAAATGGTCCCACAGCATCACCATGTTCATGCAGGTAAAACACATCGTCTCCCAAGCTGCTGGCAATGTCCAAGCGTTCCACAATCATGCGATCTTCCATGACAGCATTTAGTTTGCAGTGTAGCATGAGACCCACAATTTGGTCAACAGGTTCTTCGGGCAAAGTAGTAATGTTTATTCCCAACAAGTCCAGCATCTGGGCCCGTTCAGCATCTTCTTGATTGATAAACACAGTGTCTGCTAACTCTGCGTACACAAACGTCTTGAGACGGTCCATGGCCGTGTTGGTTTGATCAGGATCTCCTGTGGCGGTACATAACTGCACACTGACTGAATACCAATTGAGTTGCAGTTGATCTCCAATGTAGAGGCCAGCAGGAAATTCTAGATTGATTTGTAATCTAACGTTCATTGTATATCGATCCTGGTTGTGTCAATCTTGGCGTCGGCCAGGCGACGATTGTAGTCAGCCTGAAGTTTTTCTTGATACTTGGTTTGATAACTCTCCAAGGCCATGCGGATTTGATTACACAAATGGGCATTGCCAGTTCGGCTAGCAATGCCTAATTTTCGAGAAAGATCACTGATTTGAGCAGTCAGTTGATCTGTGCTTTGGTCGTCAAGATTGCCTATGAGTGGGTGTTCCATAACATATTATAACTGCTGGACACTGCAAAGTCAACAGTTTTGATCAGGTCCAAGCACCAATTGTGGTTGCAGATCCTGAACCAATGGGAACTAATCTAAAGAAACTGTTGGCCTGCACCACAGGAGCGGAACCGGGTGTGCCTGTCAACTGAAACTGCGGGGTCAGTGTGCCAGCAGCGTTGGTTCGTATTACGCCGCGAAGTTGCACCACAAAATTGGTTGCTGCACCACCTGGTGCTGCACTGGTCACTGTGGTAGCACTGGCTGTGGCAACTTGGCGGCGTGTGAGTGCACTGCTGGCACTTGCCAGGCCTGTGCTAGAATCTGCAACATATCTGATACTAGTCAGTGTAGCACCACCACTTAACGCAAACAAAGTCTGCAAGGATTCAGCGTTGAAGTTGATGGCAGGCGCCACAATATACAAGCCTTCGATCATGTAAGTGGTGTTGGCCAGAACAGCAATGGCTCCATCAGCAGGCAGGTTAAACACTTTTTGTGCACCAGAAGAATCAATGCCAGTGTAGTTTGATGCCAGGGCCACTAGATATTCTGCTGGCATCAAGCCACGTTGAGATGCTGCTGGCGATGCAAAAAACACACTGCCGTTGTATTCCACGGCACCTGCTGTGGCCACACTGGTATTGGTACCAGCAGTCAAAACCACAGGTGCTTGGCTGGCAGATCCAGCAGTGGGACGCACAAATCCTGCCACTGTCAACCCACTCACGGCACCAGTTGCACTCACAGCACCAGCTGTGGTAATGTTACCACCCACAATGTTTCCGGTGGCAGTTATTTGGCCTGCAGTGGCCACATTGCCGCCTGTGACGTTGCCTGTGGCGGTGATCAGGCCACCTGTGCTGATGTTACCTGCTGAGAAGTTGCCACTAATAGTGGCTGTGGTAGCACTCAATGTGCCCACTGAAAGATTACCTGTGCTAAAATTGGTCAGTGCACGGTTCAAGTCAAATATGGTAATAATAGCACCAGCGTCATAGGTTCCAAATGCAAATTCATAAACACCAGTGGCACCAAACGTGATTGTGCCAGCTGCATATCCCTGTAGACCTGAGAGGCCAAGACTCACCGCAGCAGGCAAAGTCACTGTGTGTGCAATATTGGTAATGTTGATCTGCAGTTTGATATAGCCATACATACCTGACGGAGGAAAGTTAGTAAAACTTAAAGTGATACTGCCTGTGGTGCTGATTCCTTGATAGTGGCCCAAAGTATAGTTCACAGCAATGGCTCCAGTAGTGGTTCCAATGGTCACTTTGGTTGCTGAAAAATCTTGTATGCGGGCAGCATACAACAGTGCATCATTCATGTTGTTGTCTAACACATCACCAATTAGGGCAGCTTTGAGAACGGCCTTGTTTTGTAGGTCAGTGATTTCACCTGCAGCATCTTGAAAGTTTACCTTGATGTTGGTAAAGTTGTCTCTGAAGCCTTGTGAGTTATTGTCTTGGTTGGCAACTGGATACGAACCGTCGATGTTGTTGGGATTAATTTGACTGGGCATTTGTTATTCCTTGAGATATTTAAGCAAACACACAGCCGTTGTTGCCAATACAGAACCACTTGGCATTGATGTATTGCAGAGTACAAGCATCACCAATAGTGTCGAATGTTATAGTACCTGTGCCTGACGTTTTCCATCCTGCATTGGTCACAGTAATAACCATGTCACCGCTGTCAGCATACATTGCAAAAGTTTTGATCTGTCCTTCTACGCCGGCTGCTAGAGTAGCAGTTTCAGCAGCAGCAGTAGTGAAATAACTAGCAGTTGTAACCAGGCTTGCAGCAGCACTGGCCGCAAGGTCTTCGCTGGAATTGTTGAAAGGCTGTAGCTGGTTGTTGGTTTCATTCACAGTCACAGTTGACCCAGTGTTTACAGTGGTAAAGTCAAATGTATAAACTCCAGCAGCAGCAAAAGTGATCACATTGGTTGACACGTTGAGGCCTTGGATACCACTGCGGTTTATGGTCACTGAACCGGGCAAGGTCACTGTGTGTGCAGCACTGCTTGCTGTGATTTCCAGTCGAACAAATCCATAACGACCGATAGGTGGCAAACTGGCAGCATCTAACGCAATGGTGATACTGCCTGATGTGCTCATTTGTTGGTAGTGCCCAGCAGCATAGTTGATAGTGACTGTGCCTGTTACTGATCCAAGATTTACAGCCGTTGCTGCTAAGTCTTGTATTTTTGCATCGTATATCAGCCCACCACCAAAATCGTTTACAGCAGTTGATCCTTTTACAGCACCAGTGTTTTGCAACACAGTGATTTCACTAGCAGCCGCTGTGAAGTTGTTTTTGATAAACGTGAAATTGTCACGAAAACCTTGTGTGTTGTTGTCTTGGCCTGCCACTGGATAAGCAGTGTCAATGTTGTTGGGGTTGATTTGACTGGTCATTTGGGGTCCTGATTAGGCCAATATGTTGGCTTTGGGGAATACAAGATATTTATCGAACTGATCGGTTGGATCGTACATATCCACAGGTTCAGTGAACGCCACACTGCCTTCGTCAAAGAATGTTTCTTCAGTTACCACGGTTTCCAACGGCACCCAACTGATTTCAGTCAATCCCACAGCAGGTGCCGTGGGGTGCCGTAGTTGTGCACTTCGGTAGAAATTACCGCGTGAGACTTGCACAAAGTCGTCGGGTTCTGTGAGAGTGGTCAAGGTCAAGGTCACAAATTCAGTCACAGGATCTACACTAATAGTATAGATGGCCATTCGATCATTTAGACTGGATTCGTCGCCATTGGGCACGGTGACTGCTTCGTCAAATTCTGTTGTGCCCAGATCGTAGCCTATGCTGTCATAAGGATACAGGTAATCCTGCCAAGCGTCATCGGTGTTGGGATAATTGCTGCCCGGAGGGCCGTTGTAATCTTGCTGTTTGACAAAGATCAAGGTGTCGTTGTTGATGCCTAATATCACTCCGTCAAGGCCGCCCAGGGCATTGATATAATCTAGGGTACGGTTGTTGACGTCACTGTAGGCCAAGTCTGTGGCAATGTCCACTGTGCCGATAAATGTGTTGTTGCCGGTGCCAAATCTGTCAAATGTGGTTAGATTTGGCGTTGGAGTCCAACGTTGAGTTACAGGATCCCAGTTGCGACTGAGATCAGTTCCTAGGATATATCGATCGACTTTGAAGTCCACACGGTTCAATTGCTGACCAAACTGAGTGGCAATATAGTATGCAATCTGTCGAGCTCGATCAGGTTGTGTATAACATAAGACCCAGGCTGGAGTAAAGCCCAACACTCGTCCATCAGTTTGTTTTGACGTCATCCATAGAGGCAATTTGGTAGATATTTGTCCTACCACATCAATCACTTGATCTCGCATGTTGGCCAAGCTGTTGGGGTACACTTGCGTGAGTTCGGTACTACCGTCACCAGGATCCGTGATTGGGTAAGACAGGTTCACAATCTTGCCAACACTCTGACCTTGATTGTTCACTAGATTATCAATCACACGGCTATAAACCACTTCATAGACCACATTGCCTTGTGCATCCAGTGCTTGGGCAGTTTCGATGGAACCCAGTACTAGTTCTTTCCAGTAGTGATTGAGATACAAGCTTTCCACATACAGATCTTGGGTTTCAGGATCTAGACCAAATGCATGTTGATACACCACTCGATCAGACTTGCCAAAATAAGGATCTGTGGGTCTAAATATGTAATCAGGAACAAAAATATTGTTGTTGGTCAATAGTTCAGCAATCAACTCACGATCGTTGGCCGGAGGCATGGCCTGCACCTCAAGATTCTGATACGGTTTGTTGTATTCTCTTTGAACTTTCACAACAAATTCTTTGAACACAGATACTACGTCTCTAATGCCAGTCACACGCATGACTGATTCTAGCACTGCACCTGTGCCACCAAATCCTTCAGTGATTGTGATTATAGCAGGAGAACTGTAGCCTTCACCAGAACTGATCAATTCTACTGTAGCAATAGAGCTGCCAATCACTGTGACGTTGCCCGCTTGTGCCGGAAATGCTGATGCTCCCACTGGAGAACTGAATTCAATTGCTGGTAGATTAACGCTGCTGTAGCCCGTGCCGCCGTTGACTACAAGCACACTTTCAACATCATATAGCAATTGCTCAGTGTCTTGAGCATAGGCATTCACTGTAAATCTAAAGGTGCTATCCCAGGTGGTATCCTGGTCAAATGTGGTATGGCCCAGATCAATGGCAAAGGTGTTGAAGCTCACACGACCAGAAATTTCTCCAGTGGGCAATAGTTCTAGTCCTTGCGGCAGTTCATTGAATGCACCACTCTCAAGTCGATACAACAGAGTTCGGCCACCACGATTTACCGCTTCTACCTGAAGCAGACTAATATCTCCGTTGTCTAGCACGCCAAGATCTGCATTGGTTAGCCAGGCGACTTCAGCATCAATATCACCAGCAAGAGTTATAGTGTAGGGGTAGGGATCACTGGCCACAATCAAGTTGGCAGTCATGGTTCCTGCTGCGGTGGTCAACGTGACTGCTGTGGTTGAAGTCAAACGTTCAGTCACTGTGAACTGTGTGGAGTTGACCACCGCTAACACATAGTACACTTGAATGGGTGCTGCAACAATGCCGCCAAATGCAGTGCCTGTGAATATCAGTGGCTGTCCTGGACCAATTGATTCTGTGCTGGCACAAGTGATACGATTGGTGCCAAATGTGGTTGCTGAGCATGTGATACTGCTCACAAATTCTTCCTGATAGGCCACAATGTTGAAACTGTAGTCAACTTCAGTGACACCTTGATCTGGAATATAACCGTAATACCAGCCAGTTACTGGATCCAGTACAAGTCCAGATGGCAAACCTGAACCTTGATTTACTGAGATAGCATAACGTATGTCAGGAGTGTCATAGTCGTTGCCAATAAATTGATAAGCATAGTAGTTGTCGCCTCGGACCAGTCCCAAATTGCTGGGTTCTGAATTGATGATAAACGGGCGACGCTCTGTGGTTTCATCTGCAGTGACCACTGTGTTGTCTGCTGTGATTGTGGTGTTGTCTGCTGTGATTGTGGTTCGGTCATACACAAAGAATTCAAATGTACGCAGATTATTATTACGGCCGTCTGTGACTTCCAGCGTGAATTGATAGTTCTTGTTGATAGCACTGACCACAAAGTCATAGGGCAAAGTATAGATGGGAGTAACATCATATCCTGCTGGCTCATTTACATCTGCTGCTGGTTGTATATAACCTGAAATCAACCCAGTTGGACTCACAGTGATACCCCCGGGCAGTTCTCCATCAACCAGTCTAACAATCACAGTGTCAGCAGCATCTGTGTCTGTGTAATTTATTTGAATATTGAGTTGGTCACCATCGTAAAATGTTCCTAGACTACCTGAGGGTGTGGTAAATTCAGGAGCCTCGTCACCAGTAATGGTTATTTCAAATGTTCGGTCTCGCACACGCGGCAGCAGGTCTTGACTGCTAGCACGTATGGTGAATTTGCTGGTTACATCTGCACTTACATCTAGTGGTACACCTTGTAGTCGTGCTGCAGCAACTGGTACACCAGTAATACTACCGTTGGCTGTGATTTGAATACCTGCTGGCAAACTGCCTGCAATTAAAGAAAACGTGACTCCGCCAAGATCGGCGTCTGCTGCTTCAAGAATCAGCTGAAAAAACACACCTTCGGGTATGACTCCTAGGTTGCCAGCTGGCGTGATCCAGATTGGTTGTGCCATACTATATTTTAAACGTTATCCCAGACGCTGCCGGTCCAGAGTCTAAGGCCGCCAGTAAAGGTGTTGTAATAGAATTGCCCAACGGCTGGACTTGCTGGATCAAAACTTGATACTGGTATGATCAAGCTGATCAACGAACCCAGGCTGGTAATATTGGGCTGTGCCGCTGTGGTCACTGTGCCTGCTGTGGTTGCGGTGGTTGCTGATCCTGCTGTGGTTGCTGATCCTGCGGTGGTTGCTGATCCTGCGGTGGAGGCGGTGGTTGCACTAGGCACAGTGCCTGTGACCTGGGCACCAGGAATTGATGTTAGACCTGCACCAGATCCATTGAACTGAGCACCGGTGACGTTGCCTGTTGCACTGATTAGGCCGCCTATGACGGTTCCTGTGGCACTGACTGAACCTGCTGTTCTTATGTTGCCGCCGGTGACGTTGCCTGTTGCACTGACAGTGCCTCCTGCACTGATCAGGCCGCTGGTGACGACATTGCCGCCAGTGACGTTGCCTGACGCAGAAACTGTGGCTGACTGTACAAATCCTACAGATACCACATTGCCAGCATTGACATCGCCTGTGACGCTGACATTGCTGCCTTCTAGTGTGCCCACTACCAGTGTGCCGTAACTACTCACAGTGATCACTTCGTTGGTAATGTTGACTCGAACTGCAGCAACCAGTTTGTTTACACTATTGTCGTAGCCCACAAATGCTGTTCTTGCAGCAGTGTCATAATACTGCAGAGCAGTTCCGCGATCCTTGCTGTCGTTGCTAATCAGTGGAGCATTGTTAGCACCGTTGCCTAGGCTAATAATAGGATCCTGAATGGCCAGGGTCTCAACGTTGGTGTAAAAAGTATTGCCGGTCACAGTCAAGTTGCCAGCAATCACAGTGGCACCGTTCACTGTCAAACTGCCGCCTGTGATGGCACCGGTGGCACTGACCTGACCTGCTGTGCTGATGTTGCCGCCGGTGACGTTGCCCACCACAGTGATCAGGCCAGCTGTGCTGATGTTACCGCCGGTGACGTTGCCCACCACAGTTACTGCTCCTGCTGCACTGATTAGGCCGCCGCTGATCACGTTGCCGCCGCTGACGTTGGCTGTGGCCACAACTTCTCCGCCCAAGGAGATATTCCCACCGGCAATATTGCCTGTTACGTTTAGACTGCCCAGTGTACCAATTGCTGTGATAGCAGTCTGACTGGCAGTAGCAATTGCACCAATCAAGTTGCCACCTGTGATGTTGCCTGTGGCAATTATTCGTCCGGCTGTGGCCACATTGCCACCTGTGATGTTGCCCGAAGCACTCAACACTGATGTGGTAATCAAACTGGTTGCAGCCACTAGATTGCCTGCCACTGTGCCTGCGGTGGTATTGGCAATCACATTGTCGCATTGTATTTCGCCCAGAGCTGTGATAGTCACAGTGGACACTGTGCCAAGACTAATAATGTTGCCGCCTGTGATGTTGCCGGTTGCAATCATGCTGGCTGCCGCACTGATATTGTTGCTGGCAATATTGCCAGTGCCGCCCAGGGCATTGCTGACCACCAAACTGTTTAGGTCGCCTACTGTTTGTAGAACAGAGTTGACCACGTTTGAACTCAGTGTGCTTCCGGTCAGTAGCTGTGCATTAGAGCCGCCACCGCTGCCACTGACATTGCTTAACAAACTGCCATCGCCGATGAAGTAGCTGGCGGTGATGTTGCCCAGGCTGGTGATGTTGCCTGTGCTGTTGACCTGACCTGCTGTGACAATGTTGCTGCCAGTGACGTTGCCTGCTGCACTCACAGTGCCATTGGTCACAATGTTTTGTCCAGAGATGTTGCCAGATGCAGTAACAACACCGCTAGAAGTCAAGTTGCCGCCTGTGGCATTGCCTGATACCAACAACGAAGTCAATGTCCCCACAGTGACCAAACTTGAATTTATCACGTTGGCACTGAGTGTGTTTCCTGTGATCAGCGCAGCCGGAGCACTTGCAACCACGCCAGTCAGCTGGGATCCGTTGCCAAAGAACAAACCGCCTGATGTGATGTTGCCTGTGGCAGAAATTGTGGTATTGGCTACCAATGTGCCTTTTACTGTTGCTCCGGTCCCTGAAACCACAAACACGTTGGCCACGTTGGCGGCACTTACACTCACAGTGGAATCTTCAACAATTTGAATGTTTGAAGTGCCATTGGCAATACCCGAAATACCACCAATATTAAAAAGTTCAGTAAAATTGCTGTTTGTTTTTTCAAAAGCAGTACGGACAGGATCGCCTTGCCCATCGTTTGCTACGTTGCCTACATTGATCGTTTGCTGTGCCATGTTTGAAATTCCTGTTGATTGTATTTACCAAAAGTTTTGTGCTACAGCAACAACCTGTCAAGTACTAAATACACGTATTCGGAGCAATTAATGTCATATATTATCAACAACAGCCGCGGGCAAGTCATTGCAGTAGTAGCAGATGGCACAGTAAACACCACTGCCACAGACCTATCTTTGGTAGGACGAGCCCTTACTGACTACGGTACTTTTGAAAACGAAAACTATGTGTTTTTGTTGGAAAACTTTGCCAACAGTACTGCACCTTTGCAACCCATACTGGGACAACTGTGGTACAACAATGCTATAGATGTGATTTCCACATACGGCTCAGGCAATGCGTGGATTCCACTGGCTACACAAGAATATGTGCAACTACAAAAAGTCAGCCCTGCATTTACGGGCACCCCCACTGCACCCACAGCAGCCGCAGGCACAGCCACTACCCAGGTGGCTACCACTGCTTTTGTGACCAACAGCCCGCAATTTGTCGGTGTGCCTGTTGCACCCACAGCCGCTGCGGGAACCAACACCACACAGTTGGCCACTACAGCTTTTGTCACAGCTGGCCCGCAATTTGCAGGCATACCCACAGCGCCCACAGCCGCTGCGGGAACCAACACCACACAGTTGGCCACTACAGCTTTTGTCACAGCTGGCCCGCAATTTGCAGGCATACCCACAGCGCCCACTGCAACTGCCACTGCCAATACCACACAGTTGGCCACTACAGAGTTTGTTCAGTTACAAAAAATTAGTCCTGTATTAACTGGTACTCCCACTGCTACCACAGCCGCTACAGGTGACTCTAGTACCAGAATTGCAACAACTGCTTTTGTGCAAGGCGAAAAAGTCAGTCCTGCATTTACAGGCACACCCATTGCACCCACTGCTGCAGTGGGAACCAGTACAACTCAAATTGCTACTACACAGTTTGTGCAACAAACAGCTTCAAACTTGCCCACAATGAGTCAGCAAAATTCTAACGCAGTAGCCATCACAGGCGGAACCATCACAGGTATTTCTCCGCTGTCGATTGCATTTGGAGGAACTGGTTCAAATACTGCTGCTGATGCCAGGATCAATCTAGGGCTGGGAAATATTGCTACTCAAAATTCAGGCGAAATTACTATCACCGGTGGTACCTTAGATAACATTTCTATTACCAATAGTGCTATTAGCAATCTAACGTCTCCACTTGCAATAATATCTGGTGGCACGGGTGCCACCAATGCTGCCAATGCTCGTATAAATATTGGGTTGGGCACTGTGTCTACGCAAAATGCAGACAACATCAATATCATTGGTGGCAATATTTCTGGACTCAATACCCCACTAGCAGTGTCGTCGGGTGGCACAAGCGGCACCGACCAACCAGGTGCACGGGCAGGACTTGGACTTGGCAGTATCTCAACACAAAATGCCAATGCTGTGGGAATCACAGGCGGCACCATGGTAGGGATTACTCAGTTCAATGGTGCCAATGTAACTATTACCAGTGGCTCCATCAGTGGTATTATTTCTTTGGCCATAGCCGATGGCGGAACCGGAGCCAACACTGCTGCAGGTGCAAGAACCAGTCTTGCTGCTGCTGGAAGTAGTACACAAATTATAGCAGGTGCTGGCCTTGCTGGCGGCGGTAGTCTTGTTACTGATCGTACACTAAGCATCGCCACCAATAGTAATGGATACGGCACACGTTATGTAAGTACATCATCGCCCACAGGCGGACAAGACGGTGACATTTGGTATCAAATTTAATATATGGGAAAAATCGTAGTCAGACCAGCCGGCTATACTGGCTCTTTGCAACAGTTGATCTGGGCGCAAGGTAACAACGTTCCAGTAACTGCTTATCTATGGGGAGGCGGTGGTGGTGGTGGTGGCAATGACTCTAACCGAGGCGGGAACGGATGTGGCGCCGGATTCACACCAGTGCAATTTACCATCAATGTTGGCGATGTGCTTGAGGTTGCAGTTGGCGAAGGCGGTGGGCCGGGTGCAAGTGGACAACGTGGCGCAGGCGGTGGTTTTGCTGGGGCCAGTCTCCTTGAATCAAGCGATTTTAACACCATTGACAATGCTGCTAGCCCGCCAGTATTCAAACAGTTCAATTCAGCCTATTGCACATTCTTAAACACCTACGGTGTTTGGGTAAACCCAACTAGTGCGGCTGTATTTGATCGAACCTACACTGTGAATTTTCCAGTGTCAGGCGACTATCAATTTACAGCATCAGCTGACAACTCTGCTCAATTTTTTATTGACGGCACATCAGCGTTTTTTGCCAACAACTATACTAACGAATTCACTATCAGCATACCGGTGTCTGCAGGCAATCATTCCATAAGAATTTTAGGAACCAACACTGGCGGACCAGGAGCTGTGGCATTGACTATCAACCAAGGCGTCGCCTACAGTGGCGGTCGTGGTGGCAACGCAGGCGGCTCTGGTACTTCGGGCGCTGGCGGTGGTGGTGGTGGCGGTACTGTGATTTTACTAAATGGTGTGCCAATTGGCGCAGCAGGTGGCGGTGCAGGTGGTGGTGGCGGTGGCAATACTGGCGCAGCAATAGGTCAAACTGCGCCAGGAGATCGTGGTCAGGCCGCAGTAGGAGATAATGCTGGACAAAACGGTACCAACAAATCAGGAGACGGTGGCGGCGGTGGTGGTGGTGGTGGGGGCTGGGCTGGCGGCAATGGCGGAACTACTCCAGGCGGTGACACAGGAGGATTTGCAGGTGCATTTGGTCTGAGTTCAGGTGATTTTCAAGATCCTGTGGGCCTTCAACCTGGCGGCACAACCAACTCTTACTATCCCGGTAGGGCCGGTCGGGGCGGATCCTTTGGTGGTGGCGGTGGAGTGCCAGGCTTTGCAGTTTTTGAATTTGAAGTACCAGGAACTTTTGTGCATGACGGTGTATCTTTCCAACCAGTGACTCAAACTTATGTAAAATTAAACAACGTTTGGCAACCGGTACAATCAACTTATATTAAAAAAGACGGGGACTGGGCTACTATCAACGGATCTGAAGCACCAGGATTCAGCAACGTGCCAGGTCGATTTGGCATAAACCCAAGAGAAGGAATAGGGGGCCAAGGTGGCGGTGGTGGCGGCGGCAAGATCATTTGTACCAAACTACACGAGCTTGGATTAATGAGCAAAGAGATCTACGAAGCCGATCAAGCATTTGGTGCGGATCTAGTGAAATCCCATCCAGACCTTTACAACGGATATCGTGCCTGGGCAGAAATTGTGGTTGACTGGATGGACGGCAATGGTCCCAACATGATGCCTTGGTTGTCAGAGCAACGTAGACGTGAAATTACTCAACGTTGGTCAACCAGTTGGGCACAAGAAATTGCCACACCCTGGGCCGAAGAAATGGCCTATCAAATGGGTTGTAGAGAATCAAGTAATGCAACAGGCAAAGCCATAATGGCTGTGGGAACTCCAATATGTAAAGTAGTTGGTGTCTGGCAGCGGGTGATGGGTCCAAGTAAACGTCCAGCTGGGTTTGGCAAGGGACTGATGCTTATACCAGTATTTGTGGCTCTCAGGACAGTTGCCGGGCTAGGAAAATTATTTACACGGAAATAAAAATGTACACAATACCGACCATTACCCAGACTATCATTGGATTACCGCAAGATGAGAAACATGTATTGTTTCAGATAATTTCTGAACATGCCACGTTACTAGATAAAATCATGCCAGGATTGCCACTGATTGGTCATGCAACTGGTCAGCAAGTGCTGACACATCCTCTTGCAACAGAGTACACCGCTTGGTTAAACGCTAAAACTTGATCCGCAGCCGCAGGTGCTGGCCGCTTGAGGATTGTTGATCACAAAGCTGGAGCCCATGGCATCTTCCTTGTAGTCAATATCAGAACCTTGAAGATACTGCATGCTCATGGCATCTACCAGAACCTTGACGTCTTCAGCCACAAAGTCAAAGTCGTCTTCAGCTTGAACTTCGTCAAATGTGAATCCATAGCTGAATCCTGAACAGCCGCCACCTTGCACAAACACACGAAGTTTGAGATTGGGATTGTTTTCTTCAGCAAACAATTCTTGAAGTTTGGTCACAGCACCAGGTAAAATATTCATTACAGTCTTTCGTTGCAAACGTCCCAGTTGATAATCTTCCAGATATTATCAAGGTATGCTTCTTTGTCCCACTGGTAATCTGTGGCCCACACATGTTCCCACCAGTCCACCAGCACACAGATATCAGTACGAACTGCATGGTTGGCAATTGTTTTGATTGCTCCACCTGTGCTCAAATACACCCAGCCTGATCCTTGGATCTTCATGGCAGTTTGTTTGAACTCTTCTTTGAAGTCTTCGTATGTTTTGAAGTTGGTCTCTATAAGTTCAAGTACTGCTCCCCTGGGACGATTGGCGCCCTTGGGAGCCCTAAGCTGGGGGAAAAATTTATTGTGTAGAAAACTACCAGCACGATTAAAATCTGCATTGCCTTCTCCTGCATTGTAGCGTTTGGCATAGCCCCGGGCCAGGTGGCCGTAGTGATAGTTGATGCTGTCTGCACTCAATACAGGGTCCAGATCCTTTTCGCCATAGGGCAAAGGAGTGGTTTCCAGCTTGGCCGGGCGAGTGGACGCTTCTATTAGGTCAATGGTTTGTCTGATGGTCATACTAGTATTTATTTGCGACGGGTAATACGCCCACGAGTGAGATCGTATGGTGAAAATTCCATTTCCACACGATCTCCCAGCAGTACCTTGATGTTGTTGGTTCGCATGCGGCCACTTAGATGACCCAGGACCATGCTTTGATTCACGTCCAGTCGGATGCGGAACATAGCAGCCGGAAGAATTTCTTCCACTTTACCTTCCATGTTGATGGTCGTTTCTTTAGCCACAGTTAAACAGTGTATAGTTCATAGCTTTTATTTAATGCCAGATCCAGCTGTGTTTGATTTATTTTGTTCTGGGCATAGCCAGTTCGCACCAGGTCCAAGTATCCCTGTCCGGGCGGGCATGGCTGTGTTTTGCCCGTCATAACATACACCACAGCGTTGAGTACAATCCCGTTGACCGCAACTGGCACTTGTAAACGATCGTAATAGACAGGATATCCTTCGACCCAATCCAGTGCTTCCAGATCCTGATCAGTTATGGTCCACAGCAGACCTGGCACGCTTGATCCGGGCACAGGGGTGACATTGCAGTGGTAAGCAAACTCTAGAGCATAGTCCTGTAGCTCAGCCACGCCCACAACTTCGGCACCAGGACAACGCTGAGCCATTTGATCTAGGTGTGTATTCATGCCATATGCAAAATACAAGTGTCTCATTCAAACTTTAGTTCAGCTGTGATCTTGAGCAAACGATCAAATCTAAAACTGCGCCATTCTTGTTTTTCTACATCAAACACTCGCAAACTGTGTGGATCAGGTACTTTTCGAGGCCTGGCAGATTCCACAACAATACCGTCCACCGGGCCGGTTGTGACCATGTCTGGCAGTTGTTCAGGATTTAGTGTGCATTGCATGTCCCGTACCGTGCCATCAGCCTTGGTAAACTGTACTGTAATTGTGGATGCTTGCAGCAAACTCTTTATCCAATCTCGCATGATCATTTTGTTGGCATCATCTGCTGCTTGATACTGTGTGCCTGGCGCTCCCTTGAGCAGTCGCACAATTTCTTGCTGTTCCCAAATTGACAATTTATTTTCTACCATCTTATCTCCGGTATGATGCTGGGATCGTCCACCGCGGGCAATTCTGCTGCATCATTAATATGATTATACATTAGATTTCTTACTGTGTCAAGTCTGCGAGACTTGTTTTCGGACCCCAATACCACCACAGCAAATGTCTGCTTGTTGCGTTCCACCAGCAGAGCCACACACCAACCAGCAGGATTAGTAAATCCTGTTTTGCTGACCTGTATGTTGTCAAAACTAAACAACACGGGCTGATTGGTATTGGGCAAAGAAATGATTCGAACACGCTGTTTAAAGTGTGACTCAATCCGAACTTGTTGCTGCACACTGATTTCTCGTATGAGTGCGTATTTGCCAGCGGCTGTGACCAAGGTGCCTATGTCTCCTGCGGTGCCCACATTGCTTCGGCTCAGTCCTGAGGGATCTTGAAATCTAGTGCCGGTCATGCCCAGGGCACGAGCCCGACGATTCATGGCTCGGACAAAAGCCGCTCTGCCGCCGGGAAAGTCTTCTGCCAGTGTTTCGGCTGCTGCGTTGTCACTGCGTACCAGCATAGCATCAAACAACTGACGTCGAGTGTAATGCCCGTTTGGCAAGCTACTGCCCACACGGTTGATGAGTTTTATGCTACGAGCAAGCGCAGGGTCATGGTCCAAGGCCACCATGGCTGTCATCAATTTGGTAATAGATGCAATTGGTCTAACTGTGTTGACATTTTGATTGAAAACAATTGTGTCTTGAGTTTGATTGTACACCCAGATACTTGGCTTGGCTTGCACATTTCCGCACATGATCAAGGCTGATGTTGCCAGTAACTTGGCCCACCTGTTCATCGTGACCATTTCAACAAGAACAAGGTTCTATCGGCTGCATCACGGAACCAGAATTTTCTATCGCTGCCTACCCAGCGCCCACCGGGAGTAGACCAGTCAGTATCACCAAATGTTTCTACCATCCAATTAGTCATATCCAACCACTCTTCGGCAGAGTAGTTACACGGCTTGACCCAATAGGGCCATTTGGGTTGATTGAAGGCATAGCCAGTTTCGAGTCGTGGAGTGTTGTTCCACATGTCGTTCCACCAAATTTGGTCGGTTGTCAAACCAGTCTTACCAAATTGTCTGCCCGCAGCAATGGCTTGTTTCTTTATCATGCCCATTTCAATGTGTAAAATACAAATGCTTGTTCATCTTTGAAGTAGATATGTCCTCGATGACGCCACCAATTGCCACTTTTGCGCTCGCGACCCAACGTCATACGACACCACTCTATACGAGCGTATGCTTCGGGTATTTTTACTTTACGGAAAAATTTCATGCCCACTTTAGTGCAAAGGCCACTGCCTGCTTGGGATCATCAAAGGTGACATCATAAAAACTAGTTCCCACAGTGCCTCTTGGTGCTACTTGTCTATGTGAGGTGCCGGCTTTCATGTGCCAGCCTCGACCGTGCCAAAATATTATAGGTTGAGAATGCAGCAACACACCCACATGTTCCTGCAAGTAACTCAGTACCTCTGCCCAAGGGTAATGCGTTCTCACTGTGTGTTTAGCCACGGCGCATGGTTGCGATGTCATGTGCTTCTTCTTCGCTGAACACAGGCACTGCATTTGATTTGTGCATGGTACCAATGCCCAGAATCTTTGTGCCGGTGTACTTGGGAATATCCTTGGTACGCAAAGCACCAGAGTGTCCTGTATCCAGGCTGGGAATGTGTCGTGTGTTGGCACGGTCATTAACCGAAGAGAGATTGTATTGCAAGGGTTCTGCTTTCATGGCCCGTGTACGTTTGCGCTGCTCGTCTGCAACACCCTGAGCTTTGAGGATCTCTTTCCAGCTGGCGTCAAGTTCTCGTGCTCGTTGTGCTTCGGCTGCATTGCGAAACTTTACTTTGCCTTTGCGCTTGCCATTAAGACTAAGACTAGGATGATGTAGGTGCATGCTCATTTTTTCAATAACTCCCAGGTGTATTCAGAATCTTGCATGTGGGCAACGGGTTTGATCCAGCCGTAGTTGATACAATCTGCAAGGATCATTCGATATTCTTTTGGACATTTTTCACTGATTTCAAAACCAGCACGTGGCACCAAAGTAAATTCATTGGGACTGAAATGCCAGTCAGGATCGCCAGACTTGATTGTTCGAAAGGATCGACCAGAAGTAATCTTTATCATGCTGTTATTATAGCACGATTGTGATTAATGGTCAATCTAGTACTTTTTACTTAAACAGAATCAGGGCCATCAATGCTGCCTGCACCATGAATCCCACCCCGATTGTGATGATGTTCAGCATGTCTTTGAGTACCACTGCTCGAAGAAACAACAGCACCAGACCCGACCACAGAAACAGCACTATATCCAAATTGGGAGTGCGGTCGCTGAGTCCGGTTATCAGGGCCAGTGTTGTGGGCACTGTGGCTGCATGCAGTACAATTGCAGCCAGCCATCCCAGAGTGTCAGCTGAGATTTTGGCAGAACTTTCGCGGATATAATCTCGCAGGCCAAAAAATAAGATTTGCCATTTCATACACGTTCTCCATAAAAAATATGTCGTCCAATTTTTTCAATTCGGGGCAGTTTCCAGCCTGGGCTCACGTAATCTGCGTGATAGAACAATGCGTTTTCCAGGCTGGGCAGGCGGAATCCTTCCAGCAGTACCTTCTTGGCCACTTCTTCACTTTCCAGCCACAAAGGTTTGTGAATGGGTCTGATCTTGTGAGTTGCTTCGCAGAACCAGCTGAATTGGCACACTACTTTTTCGTAGAACACATTCTTTTGGTACACCACTCCGCATATGGTAGGGGCGAACTTGCCCGATTCTACTCGATTCAGTGTGACCTGGGCCACGCCTACTTTGCCTTCAAAAGGTTCCGAGGCAGCTTCCCAGTAGATATTTCTAGTAAGACAATCCAGTTCTTTCATGCGTTGCTCAGCAGTGATCATGTGCTCGGGCATTCTGCTGTTGGCCAGGCGCAGATGATCAAATTTGGCACCAACCACAGTGAACAATGTCACGGCCACTGCCAGCAGACCCAGAGACTTTAGCAGTCTTGCGCTCCAGGTGGTCAGTGCTTGGTTGATAGAGTTTACTTGTGCTTTCATGGTAGTTTTACTTACTCAGAGAGTTGCATAACCCCGAATCATCGGGCCCAAATGGCACGATTTTGCCATTATGTGAGCAGTTAACTCACGTATTGTATTATACAAGAACTTGACTTAGTTGTCAAGTCTGCACACAGGAATGGGGGGTCATCTTGTGCCGGGATGTTAAATCTTTTTGAGCTTGTTCCATACTGTGCTTTTTTCCTTGCATAGTTTTTCTAGTTCACGATAGCGTTCAGCGAGCTCGCGCAGTTCGTCCCATTCTGCTTCCATTTCTGCATTGGGTACCAACATGCCCAGGCGTTCTTGTATGATTGTCAGTGTGTCATTTAGGCTTTGACCATTGATCACAATGTCAGCATTGTCGCCCACTAGGCTCAACTGTCCCGTCGGTACAACATTGCTGTTGCCTATGTTCCAGTTATTGAATTGCGGATTTGAACCAGTTGTGGTGTTTGTGGTCCAGATTGTGTTGTTCGTGTTGGCACTGTAGACATACGCTCCACCACTACTGACTGTGCCCATTGAGTCAAGGTTGATATTGTATGTGTCCGAAGTGTCAGAAATATCAGGCCAGGTAATTGTTAATTCATCATCACTCATGTTGATTCCTTTTGATACCTAAAGGTATCAAGACCAGCACGAGCACGAATCCATTCCACAGCCCGAGTCAACTTGGCCTGCAACAGTTGCTCTCGTTGTGCAGGTGTTAGTTCTTCGGGCCAGTGTTCTGGATGCTGCCGGTGTACTTGGTCTTGTTTCACAATCATTTTGCAGCTAGTGCTTCTTTTTCAGCTGTGATTTCTTTACGGCGCTCCTTGATACCTTTTGACATTTCCTGCAGAGCTTTACGGGCTCGGGCCGCAGAGGCTTTCACACCCTTGGTTGTGAACTTCTCATTTTCAGAGATGTAAGATTCATAAGCGGCGACGATTGTTTCATGTTGTGTAGTCATTTGAGTTTCCTTATTAAGACTGTGCCAGCTGATTTGCTGGCAGCAAAGTAATTATAACGTCAACTACACCTGGTGTCAATAAAAGACGAGTAAATTAATCCAGATAAATGTGGCGTCGATTCCAGGTATCCCACACATTCAGGCACTGCCAATCGTGTGACCAGGTCAAGCAGAATTTCTCAAATCCGCGTTGGTCGTGTAATTGGAGTCGGTAGTCAGACACTGAAGCATGCTCAATCTTGTGATCTTTGATCCAGGTCCGAAACATAGTTTCTGCTCGAGGGTTGTTACGCATGCTGACAATATACAAGGGCTCGGCGGAGCGATACGAAAGTATGGTCATTGGTAAAAAAATGGCGTCAACTTGACGCACAGTTTATATATGCCAAAGTGTCACGATCGTAAAAAAGCGGCCCGGAGGCCGCTTGTGGGTCTGAGCTGGTCAGTTTTTAAACGGAGGCTTTGTTTACTGCAGACAGCACCTGTTCAGCAGTGACCGCTGGTTTAGCGGATTTGGTCTTGACGCCAGCCACTTTGACTTCGCCTTTTTTAGCGACCTTGCTTTTCTCTGCCAATTTGGCACTCACTGCATAACCAGCTTCGCCGTCAGTGACCCCCTGTGCTTGCAAAAATTGCAGAGCTTGCAGTTTGGTCATGGGCTCGGGCAGTTCCATCAGGTTAATGTCAGTGCATTTGGATTTGTTTAGAATCTTGATGCGAGCCACCAGGTCGTTTGCAAAACGAGCCTTGGTTGTGCCATCGGGGTTAGTTGCAGTACCTGCCACTGTGAAGAGTTTTTCTGTCATTTTGTTGCCTTTAAAAAGTTGCCTGTCAAGTTTAAAATTAATGCAGTGTTTTTCTGCATGTCTAAATTATAGCAGATTGCGGCATAACGGTCAACCACTTTCTGCATAATTTTGACTCTGTTTGCCCGTTTTACTGGGCGAGTTCTTTGCTGGTTTCCTGGATGGTTTGGACACCTCGGTCGAACATTCGAGCAATACCCGAAAATCCCACAGCACTGACCACCAGGCCTAGAATGAATCCAATTATTAAATTACGCATGTTCAGTCTCCTGTATTGCAGCCAGAGCCTCTGTCAGAGCCACCAGTCGGCTACCCTTGTTAGGACTACCACAGTACCACACACCGTCACGCATGATGTAGTAATACTCTGCACCACAGGCCTCAACCTGATCCAGGAAGGAGGCAAAGGTGTGTGCCACTTTGAAGTCCACGCCTTGTTCATCACGGTCGCGACCGTAAAAAGTGGTCATGTTGCCATAGAGTTTCTCATACGCTTCGTCTGACATGTCAGTGTCAAATCGACTGAACGGATGCTTCTCACCAATCTCTTTGCCCAGCGAGCTAATGTCGCCCAAGGCCACAAGATGATTTGCTTTGGGGGATTGATTTGAGCCATAATGCTCTTGTAGGATCCGGCCATTGTGCTCCAGGTAGCCATCCCAATGACAGTAAACACTCTTAACAGTGTCACCGTGCATGACCCCAATTCGACTGTGTGTGCCCATTTAGAACTCCTTGTTGCTGTTTATGTATATATTATAACAGAATGGTGAATAAGGGTCAATCGGCTCTTGAGCTCATGTATGCAGTGATGCCATGCGACTTGAGTACCTCAGCATAGGCTCGGGCACCTGTTTCTTTGATGTCCATGCTCTGCGTGAAGCTACCACCCGGATTCCACAGCTGGAGACCGCCACCGTAGGCCTTGGTAAAGCCCACAGTTTTCAGCGCACGACCCAGTTTGGTACTGGCTTTTTCAGTTACCTGCACCCAGGCAAAACCACAGTAGCCAGGCTCACCATGCCGGGCGCGGAATTCTGTTTCGGCCTGTTGCGCGGCGGCTACGGCAGTGTTATGGACGGATTCAATATTGTCTAGTGCAAACATTCAAGGCTCCTTGTTGCTGTTTAAGTGTTAATTATAGCATTTTGGTGAATAAAGGTCAACCGATTTACAGCTGCCTTTGAGATTCAGTTTGTGATTTTTGAGTACGATCAATCATTTCCGTCAGGATCTGCTCGACCATTTTATTCAGGGTAATGTCTTGCTTGTGAGCTTGAGTCATGAGCTGGAGCAACAGGTCATCGTCTAGGTCCAACTCAACTTGAACTCGTGTGTCGTATGAGTTGCCTGCACGGATGGCCAGACCTTTTTGTATAAAATCGTCATCCACATCTAGATCCACATAGTTAACATCGTCCCAGGCCTGGCGGGATTGAACCCCACGCATGGACGCTTCGGCATCATGTTTGGTTTTGTAATCAGGGTTGATAATGCGATAGGCACGGTTGTTGGGATAATCACACACAGTGACTTCGTACACTGTTTGATCTTGCCGATCAAAAATCACTGAGAAGTTGTAGTCTACTGCGTCTGAGTCAATGGTCTGTGCATGGCCGCCGTAGCACTGCCAACCGTATTCACTGCCGCCAGTGATGCGATGATCAATCAATTCAAGAAATTCGGGCAAAGTAAGCATGGATTGTCTCCTTGTGTGCTATTATTATAGCACTAAAGTGATTATTGAGCAACCTGTTTTAACCGTTTCCACATCAGCTTTTTTTCAAAGTAGTCCTGCAACCATTCAGCCGACTGTTTAGTGTCGAACAACACCCCGGTTATTTCAATTCGGTCCAGTATTTTGTCTGCAATGCCGGATCGATCTGCGGCCCAGTCATCGAATTGTATGTGCAAGAATTCAGTTTTGCCACTCTGCACTCGAACACCAAAACGGGCCTCTTCCACTCCAATGGAGTCAAAAATTAAATCTGCCAGTTTCTGTTTGATTTCTATCTGGCTGATGTCACGAAAGCCGGGCCAGCTAATCATCCAACCGTTGCGGACCTGAGTAATGGGAAATGGCAGTGACATCATGCAGTCACTTTAGCCATGCCCAGGTCAGGCCCGCGGCTGCTGTCACAAACATCACAGCATTGGTCACAATCAGTGCAGGTTCGCGCCAACGAATACTCACGGCCAACCAAAAGGCGCCGCCCAACAGCAGAATCAGTGGTCCTGCTGGATAATAGCCCAGGCTGTTGATGCCAGTGCCCACAATCAAGGTCACAGTGCCCAACCATTTCAATACTGAGTTAAGATCCAGGTTCATAGCACAAGATGTTGAAAGTAGTTGAAATGTTGTTCAAGTGTCCAAGTCTCAGTGTTAATCTGGGTGCCGTCGTGTGTTTCAAACTTGGCCTCAAACACCTGACTGTAGCGCCTGAACGGCCGCCACATGTCAGGAGTGGTACTGGCCCAGCCCGCTTCTTTGAGTTGAGCATGTTTGATACGACTCAGTCGCACAGTGGGTGCATTGAGAGCCTGTTCTACTGCGATGGCATTGACCAACAACAGGTCGCGAATGCGAGCGGCCGGAATCAAATGCTCAAAATCACACTCGTCATCAGCGCCAATTTCGTGGTAGTGTGCTTGCATTCCATCGCGTTGCTTGATGCAGTACTCGTGATATCGACGCAGATAGTAGTCAATGTCATTGCGTATCTCACGCAACAACTGTTGATTGTTTTTTACACCGCGGTACTCTGCAACCAGACGTTCCAAGTGCCCGGTACAGTGGTCGGCCACAGTGCGGTATGTGTCCGGTGTACGACGGGTCTTGCCGTACACCGGTGCTGTGAATTGTTCTAGAGATTCTTTAAGCATGGTCACCCAGGATATAAATGCCAAACTTTTCTAGTTGATGTTGATTGTGATATTTTCGTTCAGTTAACAAAGTTGTATAATCCTTGTTTCCAATTGGGGCATGACCGCGCTGGTGAATATGTAGGTCAATAAAATTTCGTTCTAATTCTTCACAGTCTTCGGCGGTGTGCCCAGACATGTCAACCACACCAATTATCACATCCTTCCTGTGTAAATTTTTCCTGTACATTTCTGTATAGTCCTGACTAATAACCGTCATGTCATCGCCACTGTTACCTATCAGGCCTTTGGGCCAACCAAGTATGTTGCCTGCTTGTCTGTATAGACGGTTGCCACAAAATGCACTGTTATCATTGGCGCTCTGTCCATATTTTAGTATTCCTAAACTGGTAGCAAAGAAATAGGTGTACTGTCTGATATTTTTAGCATCTAAGAATTCACAGATTTCCCAAGGATCATTCATTGAGGCCAGTGGTAAGTAGATTGCAGGGTAGTTGTGAAATGCATTTTTCATTTTAGTTCTCCTCGGGAAACAAACCTGGGGCAACATTGCCATCAGTAATACCCATTTTAGCGCCTTCTCCGTGGTAGGGCAAGTTCAACTGGGTGCCGCCGTTGCGAATATACAGCTCACGCATGAAGTTGCTCATAGCAGTAGGAGCAGTCCAAGTGCCGCCGGGATTCACATGTTCCCATTGCACTTTGGCTTTGGAATGGATCAAATTAGAACTCTTAAAAGTTTTCTTGACCACATTTAACAATTCAATTATCCACCTTTTGGGTAATTCGGTTGTCTCTGCACGAGATAACTTGTGTAATTCCAACAGTCCAATGTAAATGCCCTGGTCAATTTCCTCTTGTAATGGAAACGCTGTCTTGATAGAATTTAAGACTTCAAACAGTACCTTGCCCTTGTCATCCACTTCGATGCCTTTTTGTGCATACTTAAAGTGACTGAAGAAGTAGTCGTTGTCACCACGTAGGTTATCGCTGTTGCGACTACCTTTGTCTTGCAGGTCAATGCCCGTGGCGTCAAATTGATCTTGCATAGTTCTGGCGTGAACTACCTTGCTGTCGCGACTGCCATTCTTGTAACGCACCAAGGCATTGCGATGCAAATCGCCGGGAGTGAGTCGTTTGACGCCTGTGTCGTTGAGCATTTCAAATGCGTAGGATGCAAAGTTGGGTTCGTCAGTTTCTACCACTGCACAAGGAATTTCTGTGTAGCCTAGCAAGCCTGCCGCAATGGTACGGTGCTGGGCGTCGTACAAATAGATTGGAGGTGTTCCGCCAAAGCGGCATGCAGATCCAGGGGAGCAAATGCGTGGATCCCACTTTCGCATGATATTAATGATGTGCTTGTGCAACACATCACGCTGAACTTCATAGTCAATCCAAAGATCTTCAATTTGGATCATGCTACTGACAGGAAATTTGTGTGATAGAGCCTTTGCACGGGTTCGCCAGGCATCAAGGTTGTTTTGAGTTACATTGTAGTGTGCTCGAAGTTGTGTTTCAACTTCTGCAATCACGTCAGTGAGTTTGCGTGTTAGGCGTTTGGTTGCCATTTTGTTTCCTTTAGTAATGATGCACAATGCATCGGGTAACAGGCCGCCTGGTACCATACCAGGCTAGCTTGTGTATATTATAACAAAATTATGATCAATGGTCAACCACTAAGTGATTGCCACCGGAGTGCACCGGCGATCACCGTAAAACTTTTCACCAATGCGTCGAACGGTGTCGGCTGCTGTTTGCGGATCAGCTTCAAACATGTTGCGAATGTCATCTTCAACAATGCCTGAGTCAGCAGTAATGATGTAGATTTCGTAGTGGCGCTGGCTGTTGTATCGTGCTCGCAATTGCCAATGGTTGATGTTGGGCGGTCTTGGAGGCTCTGCACCCTTGAGCAATGCAAAGGTGATGTCAGCTGGGTTGGGCACACGAGCCACAGCTTCAAGGCCATTGCAGTCCCACATGATGGCAAACACGCTATTGCGTGGATCTTCATCTTCTTGGTTGATCATACAACTGGTGGTTTCTTTTTTGTAGCCTTGCTGTCAAACTCGGGCGCTACTTTTGGCGGCGCTGGATCTTCTGAGTTGACAAATCTGCCGGGCTGCAACCATTCATACTTGGACCAATGTACAGTCTGCCAGAAGCGGCTGAACAAATTATTCACCACCAGTATTACCACTGACAACACACATATGGCCAGGCCAATCAAGATTGAGCCTACTAAAAATGCAGATGCTTGATCAATATTCATATTAAGTTTGATTAAAAAAGTTTTTTACTCTAGACACTGCCTCAGGCCAGCTGGGTGCTACCAGGGTCACAAAGGCTTCGCCGGCCACAATGTTCATGTCAAATGGCACTGTGCCAGAGAACTTAAATCCCTCCGGAATGGTGATCTGAACCTGGTATTCTGTCAAGTTCTTGATGTCACGCATGACATGATCAATTGTTCGGCCGTCTTGGCTCATAATCGAAATTGTTGTAGCACTGCACGGGCTTCGGCATGGTTGCCTAGATTTTCTTCCATGCACTCAAGAATGATCAAGCGTTGCAGTACATCGGCACTGTGCTGTTCTCTAGCGTCCAGTGTTTCGTACCAGTCAAAGTAGTCTTGTTCTGTTTCCAAGGACCACATGTGATCCAGCATGTCAACTTGCGCCTGGGTTAGATTGTCAATGTGAATAGTCATGGCGTTTCCTAGTGGATGAGCTTGTATTATAGCTGAATCAGGGTTTTGAGTCAAGTACAGCAAAAGTACTAGCACCATTGCAGGGAAAATGCTGCACAATCACGATCTGAATCAAAATAAAAAATGTATTGTCCCGGACTTGTGTCTGAACTGACGTCAACCAACTCCCAGCGCCAATCTCCAGTGCATTCAGTTCTGCACCAGTCTATCACGTGATCCAGTGCCCCAAAAGGTTTGGTAATTTTTCGGGTATGCTGAAAACTTTCTTTGTTGCGATGTTGATAAGGGACTGAAACAGTATTCATCAATGTTAATTAGTTGGTCTAGCAGTGCTTGACAAAAATGTCAGATCCATTTCAGCCGCCAGTATGTGGCAGTGGCTCCATCCTCAAAGTCAAATGTCACTGTGCGCGGGGTAATTGAGTTGTATCCTGTTTTGTCGTAAACTGCTGTGCGGTATTGCCATACAAAGTCCTGATACATTACTAGTCCAGTACTGATCAGCAGATTCTTGAGACGTATGCCGTCATCGGGGGTCAAGTTTGGTAATTCAATTCTATACATTTGGCAAATACTGCTTGACCCATCATGCTAGATCAACCTGTGTCATCTTGATGTAGACCCTGTCTCGATAATGGCCGCGATGATGTTTGACGTGCGTTGTGCCCGCGGAAAACATCTGCGGCTGCTGGGTCAAGGTGTCAAACAACTTGTACAGCACATTGTCATCCCGGATTTCTACCAAGTATGGCACCTGAGATGTTTCACGCACAAACCAAAACTGCCAATGAGATCCGGCATGTGCACGACTGCAAAATATTTTTTTCACAAGAGTAAACTTTCCTGCAATCTTTGCTGTGGCATTGTTGACTATTGATACTGACTGTGTCTGACTCATCACATGATCAAGGCCAGTGTCTTCAGCATAAAAGTATGGCAGTCGATACAGCATACCTTCTTCAGATTTCTTCAGTTGATAGTTGCCAGTGACCACACCATACAGTTTGCGTCTAAATTCACTCATGACGCCATTGGACTTGAGTGCTGTTACCAACAGTCGATCAGCATAGTATTTGCGAATGTCAGCGGCTGTGTCGCGATCCTGAGGTTCTATTGTTGCTGAATGTAGATCCAACCAGGCATATCCACCCTGTTGCCCCAATCTATAGCTGGCACAGGCCATGGCAATTGGATCATCTTTGAACACAATTGGTCCTTCGGGAGGCTCGTTGTCAATGGTGAGAACCTCGTCCCAGTTGATTGTCTGCAGTGCAGTTCTCATGTCAATCCCAAAGTGCTGCATAATACTTGCCAAATAATCGGAAGCCGTTTTGAATACGAGCTTCTACCACCTTCATGCCTTCGTAATCGCACCGGTAGGTGTCTTTGGGCCCGTGTCCCATTTGATAGTACTTGTGCTCGCCCTTGGCTACTTCATTGCCGGCAGCATCCACAGGGATCCATGTAATGTCATGTTCGCCTGAACGGAAAGCATCTTCCCAGGAGTCATCTACCTTGCACTCAAATGCAAAGATCATTTCGCTCATGACCCAGTCCCAACGCCGGAAGTGGTTTTCATCAGTGTCCCATTCGTTTTCTTTGGGGGGCGCTGCTGTGCTTTTTAGTTCGTCTGGCACATCCTCGTCATCCACAAACGGTGAACCATGCTTGGCCGCTTTTAGTTGTTTCAGCATGGGCAGGATGATGGGGCTCAGGGTATGATCCATGCTCCAGGTGTCATAGTGATCAATCTTGATGTAGTTGATGGGTGGATGCACACGGTCCCACACCCATGCAATAGCACGACTAACAGGCAGCAGTCGATCCGACCACCGCTCTACCCAGGCAGGGTGTTCCACATATTTGTGTTCACGCTCTTCGGCCAGTGAACGAATCACAGTTTTGTCACGACTGCACCGTGACCAGTCAGTCCACCAAAACGCATAGTCCAACATGGTGTACGGTGAGATCCAGTGATCTCGATATTTGCTAATATATACTTTCATCGTTTACTCCAGGCAATGTATCCGCCATTGGTCTCACTCCAAGGACAGTATTTTTCCCATAGTGCAGTGGCTTCTGCACCTGCTGTGGCTCGCATGGCTTGATCTATTGCAGGTCGAGTAATGTATCCTGCATGACCCCAGTCATGTGTTTTCAACAAAGTTTCAAGTTCGGTCATTGTCACTACCAAGGTTACTGTTTGCCACAACACTCATGCTTTCAGAAGTGTAGTCAAGAAAGTTGCCGCTTTCGTTTCTGATCAAGGCAGCGTCTGCATCAGTGATTTCAATCTCAACGTCATAGTTGGTCAACATGTAGTCAACAAAGGTGTAGTCACTGGCGTACTGTCTAAAGTACACTTGATTATCCATACCAGTGATCAGTATGCCTCGTTGGCCCTTGGCAGTAGTTTCTTGTTGGCTCATTGAATCTCCACGGTTTGCAGTTGCCAGGTAGCGGCCTGTTGCTCATGCCCATGATAACCACGCGGGTTACATACCACTCTAGTTTCGCCAATCATGTAGTCAAAATTGTGATGCGTGTGCCCATGAGTCCACAGTCGAATCTGCGGATGATCCTGAATGTATTCATCCAAGTCTGAACGGTAGGCACCGTTCATCAGAGTGGCGTTGGCATACTGTGCATGTGTGCTGAGTCTGCTGGGTGCATGATGCCCCGCCACCACAAACTTTTGATCTGCTCGGCCTTCAACACAGTGTTGAAGGTAGGCCACAAACATACGATGTTGTTCTACTGAATCCTCCGGGCTGAATTTGGCCTCCCGAGTTCTAAAAGTTGGTTTTTCAGGATTGTCAACATCATCAAAAGTTCTATAATTGACCTGTTTGTTGCTGTTGCTGATGATCCTGAAATCATTCATCATGCTCTTCATGTGGTACAAGGTCAGCGGATCTTCCTGGTTCATGTCAGTCCATAACGTGCCACCAACAAAGGTAACGTTGTCAATGACCTTGATTTCACGCTCAAGGATATACAAGTTTTTCAGGTAACCAAGCACATCTTTGAGATGACTTTCGGTCTTGGCAAAGTCATGATGATAGTGTTCGTGATTACCCATGACGTAGATCACATGAGCAAACTGTTCACAGCAGCGTTGCATAAAGTTGTGATATCGATTGCTACGGTATTCTGTTCCCATGATGTTGTGGGGATCATGTTGTGTGATATCTCGGGCCACAAGGATATCGCCACTCAGGATCAACACATCAGCGTGGCTGCTGTTGTCAAACTCCAGGTCACCAAATTCAAGGTGTAGGTCCGATGCAATTGCGATTTTCAAGTAAACTCCTGCGTTGTTCGTTCAAGATTTTGACTGCGACACTGTTGTCATCATAAAAGGACAACATTGTGTCAGGGAATCGTTCAGTGAACCGTTTCATGATCTCGTTGAGATCATTGCCCTGACACACAAATTCCTTTGTTAACATATTATAGCACAAAAAGGTATTGTTGTCAAGTTCAACAGTGAGTGGTATCAAGCTACCATCCTGGATTTCGGTCAGGACCTGGTTGGTCTCACTTGGCACGGCCGTTTTGGTCATCCATCTAACAATGCCATATGCAATTGCAACATATCCAGCCAGTTCTAAAAACTCCATGATCAAGTCCATATTTAACCTCGCATGCTTTCCAAAGTGATCATCTTGCCCAGTTCTGCATTAAAGTCCAGATCATCGGGCACAACATAGATCTTGTTGTCATGGCGATCAGTCTTGTGATCATAGCGCCTGAACGAAACAATTTTTCCACCATTTGCAGTAGTTATCGACAAGCTGAGATTTTCGTGCCAGTCATGCTCACGGCCAACCAATCTTGATACGCTGTTTGTTTCTACCTCAGCCACATTAGGTTCGTCGTTGCGGTGCTGCCAGGCCCACTTGGATTTGTTGAGAAACCATTTGTCAAACCATTTCATGCTGTTTTCCTTTGAGTTAAATATTGTTCCCACTGTACCCACTTGTTTTTCACAAGGAATCCCCAGTCTCGTTGTTTGGCACCAGGCATGAACAAGGTCCAACATTCCACTGTGGGATCCAGTTCAATGCGGTGATATGTTGTGGCTCGAGCAGTTCTAAAGCTACCGGCACCGCACCATTTGGCAATCTCTCCGGCCTTGTTACCTTGTGCATCAAACTGCGGGCGCCACTCCCAGTATCCACCTTTCAAAATTAGTGTGGCAAATGGCCACGGATGATCATGCACATCGTCAGGATCACTCTTGAGAAACTTGTGAAGGAACACATTAAAAGGGAACCAGCTTCGGTCCTTGAGAAAAATATAGTAACGCTCCAGATACGGTTCATTGTCCAGGCGATCGTAAACAATCCTTTTTCGGCCCAGACGCTCCAGTAGTTTTAAAAACATGCTTACTCCTTTGCTGAACAATTATACAACATCTTGAATTAATGGTCAAGAGAAAGCCCGCATTGCACGGGCCTTGTTTACCTAAGTGTCCGGTCTGAATCGGACAGCGAGTCTGTATTAGACCAGGCCCATGGCCATGGCCTTGTAGCCAGCAGCCACAATCTTGCGGCTTGGTTTGCCGATTACATATTCTGTAACCTTGATACCGTTGCCGGCCACACGGGAGTTGCCGTACACAGCAAAGCCTGCTTGACGGATACGTGACACTTCAGCGGAAATGTTCTTGATGCCAAAACGCTTGGAAGCGACACTGGCGGACACTTTCTCGCCTGCATTGAGAGCGGAGAAAAGTTTGTAGGTTTTAGTTTCTGGATTAAAGCGCATAATTGTTACCTTTCAAAGTAAGTTAAATTAGCTGTTTGCGTCACAGCATGATACTAGTATAACGCATGTGTGCGATATAATCAAGCATGTTTGGCACACATGTTGCCATAATCTATTGTTTTGATAAAAAATATCAAATTTTGATGCCAAAGATAAATAGCTGTATATAACGAATGGCGTAGATTATGTTACACACCATCACAACCATTACCGACGAGCTTGAGACCTTGATTCAGGATGACCCGGTACGTCCCGAAATTCCTCTAAGCCAAAGAGTCAATGCCAACAGCAGAATCTACATGCTGAAAAATGGTGACCAAACTCTGGCAGTGACCTGTGTGAAGTTTTTGACTGTGGTTCCTGCTGCTGTGGAAGACTTGGTTGGCTTGGTCGAGAGTGCCACAACTGCGGTATTTTACACCATTTGGAGCTATGCCGCTGGCGCAGGCCGAGAACTAATCCAGCAGGCTCAGACCAGCATTCAGCAAGAATTTCCCGATATCAGCACCTATGTGACCCTAAGTCCCAAGACCGAAATGGCTCGACGATTTCATTTGAAAAATGGTGCTAGAGAATTGCGTGAAAATTCCAACACCATCAACTACATCTATAAGTAAACTTGCTCGTGTAGCAATCTTGTCCTGCAAAGGGCGGGGCACGATTACACACACATCACACAGGAGAAAAACATGAGCAAAACACCCTATGAGATTCGTCTCGAACTCTTACACTTGGCTAGGGAAATACTCCAAACGCCAATCTACCAAACTCGCGAGGCTAAGATAAATGAGTATCATGCCAAGTTAACTGATGCCAATCGTGACTCACTTGCATTTCCAGCCTTACCGGACTTTCCGTCTAGTGCGGATATTGTGAGCAAGGCTGAAGAACTCAAGAAGTTTGTAGACCAGGCGTAAGAAATGAAAGCCCCGAAAGGGGCTTTCTTACGACCATTTCAGTGCAAACAGTGCGGCGGCCTTGCTGTCACTGAACTGCCACCAGGTGCCAGTTTCTTGATGTTTTTCCCGCCAAAGATCATTGTGTATACCATTGCCAAACGTGGTGCGGCACCAGTCAAACATGTTGTCATACCCGTTACGATCTGCCTCCTCCAAAGTTAACTTGATCTGGTACTTCCACTTTCGGTCATCCTGTCGTCGTTGTGCTGAATTCATGTCACACCCTTAACGTGCTTGCAGTCCCCCCGGAATCGAAATCCTGAACAGGTGCAAGAAAAGTTTCCGTTCAACTCTGTGACCTTGTACTCGTCGCCCTTGCTGCCTTTTACTGTCCAGGCACGACCTTGAGGTTCTGGTTCTTTCACACCAGTTGCAAACTGCACAGGATTGACCACAAACTTGCGTCCACGAGTGTCAATACGGATTGCATTCTTGAAAACTTTTATAGCACCAGTGCTCTGTGGACGGAATGCATACATCTTGCTTTTGCCATCGTCCAGCAAGTACACACCATTGGGAATGTTGGTGTCACTCCACACAGTTGTTTCAGCAAACCATTTCATTCTTCGACTCCAAAGTGTTCTTTGAGAATTTTGTTGCTATCTATGTGTATATTATAGCACAAATGGGAATTTAGGTCAAATTGGACATCAATCGTAAATCCAGCCAAGATTTTGAATCTGGTGTATCCATGTGAATACTGGCACCCCAAACTCCAAACTCCAAACTCCGTTCCAGCCCAGGTAGGTGGCACTAGTCACAATCTCTGGCGGAGACGGACGTTGTTGGCCAAACCAGGGTTCAGGATATTCGGGTCTATATTGTGCCTGCCATATGAATTTAGGATCTGATATTCCAAAAAAACTCAACTGTTTGACTATTACCGCAGTTGACGGATCATCGGGCAGTTTGTTGAAATGAGTCACTGTCAGCAGCAGTTGCTGAACGTCAGTTTCAAATTCAAATACAAACGCCGTTTCTTTGGTCAACTGTTGAGTGTACTTGATGCCGTCTAGTGCCACTTCGATCCAGGGCAGATGCACTGGTTCCAGCGTTAGTTCAAGTTGAACCAGTGTAGTCATATTGAGTCCAGATGTCTTGCAGTTCAGGATACAGCACTGTTGCGTTGTGCCCGTACACCTTGTCCCATCGCTGACAATGCTCTACCAGTAGTCGATGATTGTGCAAACTGTTGTGGTGAGCCGGTGTGTTCAACAATTGTTTGCACATGTGAGCCTGTTGTTGAATCACAGTTTGATAATTGTTGGGATCACTAGCGTTGTAATCTGGATCAACTGTGATGTGGGACGATTTTGAGATGATTTTGTCAAATGTTCCAGAGTAATGCTGTTTCACATCAGTTGGGAGATTGCTGGCATTTAAAAAATCTGGATCTGTTACCAACAACGATTTTATGATCAACTGATTGTGCCAGGCATACTCCAACAAAGAAGAATAATATCCAATGGTCAACATACTGATTGCTGGACGCAGAGCTACTGAAATAGTGGTATTGTTGGCCTGTGACTGATACCAGGCTATGTTTTTCAGCACTTGACTGGTGTCTGTGCCTTGTCTTACATAGGAGTTGTGTGGAGTGGTTGTTTCAATACTGACTTCTATTCCTACTCTACTGAATTTTTTTAGCTTGTTCATCAATGCAGGATTTACCGTGGTGCCATTGGTCACAAAACTAAACCCCACATCAAATCGCTCATGTGCTGTTAGTGTGTCCACCAGGTCCTCAAATCTTGGAGAGATCAGAGTCTCACCGCCCATAAAGTGAATATTTTTTAATTTGTGAATGTTTACCAGTTGGGTTTTAAAATTGTTCCAGACCAACTGATCTCTGGTCCAATCAGTACCAACATACTGTTTACTGGATTCGATGCCCCATTTTACTTCTTGCATTGCGATTTTACTACTGGCCCGAGGGAAGCACATTTTACAGGCAAGATTACAGTGATTGCCTAAATCAATGTGCATGTCTATTGGGTAGGTTTCAGTTGCACCATTGTTATTAGCACTATTTACAAAATACTGGTGCCCCGGACTTTGCTGAAAACTTTCATCAAATGCTTGTTCAAAGATTACACTTTTTTGATTGGATCGTTGCCGACGACTATTGCCACCAAAATCTTCCTCATCATAACAACGACGGCATTGAGATATACGAGCATTTCCAGAAATTCTAGTTCTAAATTGTTTCACTGGTTCAGAATTGAACCATTCCACAATGCTCATGCGAGCTATGTTGTATCTGCTGTCAGGCGAGTACAGTTTGTGTGCTTCGGCGCAGCAGATACCCAGACTGCCATCCCAATAGATGTGCAGTTCGTACCAGGGTGTGCTACAAAAAATGTTAGGATTAGTCACGTTTAGAAATAACTTTGTCGGCAAGACCATAAGCAACTGCTTGATCTGCACTCATGTAGTTATCCCGTTCCATGTCGGCACTCAGCTGATCAAACGTTTTGCCTGCTGAGTTGTGATCAACATAGATCTCGGTCAGGTTCTTTTTCATGGCAAGAATTTCCTCCACCTGAATCAGCATGTCTGTGGCCTGGCCACGAGCTCCGCCCGACGGCTGGTGAATCATGTGTCGTGCATTGGCCAGGATGCTGCGTTTGCCTGCTGCGCCTGCTTGTGCCAACAAACTGCCCATGCTGCATGCCTGCCCCATCACAATGGTCTGCACATCACATTTGATAAACTGCATGGTATCATAGATGGCCATGCCTGCTGTGACTGCGCCACCTGGTGAGTTGATGTAAAAACTGATGTCTTTGTCAGGATTGTCTGCTTCCAAAAACAACAGCTGACTCACAATCAGGCTGGCTGAATTTTCATTCACATCAGTGTGCAGCATGATGATGCGATCTCGGAGCAAACGGCTGTAGATATCGTAGCTGCGTTCGCCCTTGGCTGTTTGTTCCAGCACCATTGGTACCAAGTTTGACATAGGGGTTCCTTGTGTTAGTGATAAGTAAGTATAACATCTTTTTACGGAAAACACAATGAGAGACCTACTCAACTTACTCGATAACATGCTGGTAGAGGCCAGTCTAGCAGCCGGCGAAATACCTTCCAAAAAAATGTCAGCAGTGGTCAATCCCAAAACTAAAACACTGTTCACTCGGCCCGAACTGTTTTTACACAAGGTCAAAAATGGTAGTCCGTTCACCAAAATTGATGGCGACGAAGTTGTGATCAATCGTGGAGATGCCAATTTGGTTGCATCCTGGCTGGCCAGTGGCCCCAAAGGAACCATCACCATGCGCACCACAGATGGCGGCACAGTCAAAAATACTGAGTTGCAGAAAACTGTGGAGTTTGGCAGTAAAGAAGCAGAAAATATTAAAATCAAACCCAGTGATGTTTTTGCAACTGATCCAGACACTGAAATTGCTGATCTTGGCAACAACATTGATTCTCTGTTGAAAGCAGGCGGGTTTCCGGCTTCAGAAATGTACAGCAAGATTGCAGAAAATCCTGCGTTGCAGAACATGGGAAAACTGGGTGACGCAGTAATTTATTTGGCCAAGCAGGCCAACAACGGACAAGTTCCGGTATTTCCTTCAGATCTCAACAAAGATCAAACCAAGGCAATTGAACTGTATGCATCTGAATACATTGGAGCTCTGGGATTGGTCAGCGGTGGAGTGCCATTTGTTCGGGGCAGTCGTGAAGAATTTCAAGAGTTTGTTGGGGGGGATCTTTCCGACATGATCATGTTCTTTCCCAAGGCGTCAAACAATCCGCTGGCTGATAGTTTTAGTGTTGTCAACGATTCAACAGGTCATGCTGTCAAGATTTCCAGCAAAGCAGCAGGCAAAGGAGCACCACCAAGTCTTGGTTCAATGAAGTTGCCAAAAGAGGTACGTGAAAAATATCCTGATGCTGCGGAGTTTTTGGATATTGCACAAGACCCTGCTCTTTCGCAATACACGCAACCATTTGCCATGATGAACCATCTGTATTTGCTTAATCCCAGCAAGGTACCAAAAGCCTATCATGCAATGTTGCCGTTTGACTCAGATTTTGTGTCTCGGATAGAAGCCAGTATGAAATCTGGCAAATCATTGCCAAGAGGCATTATGAAAAATTTTGAAAAACAACTCAGCGACAAAGTGTTGTATGGTACTGCTGCTGACGGTGGCAAGGCCTGGTATGCAGTAACTTCGGATGTGATGCGGGCTGTGAATTCTGATCGAGCCGTGCCAGACCTAAGAGCAGCATTGATTGAAAGTTTGGGCTATAACTTTATTCAACTCTACACCAACGTCAAGGGCAACAAGTTGGTCACAGAGGCTTTTTGGCCTGCTAAAATATCCGGCCAAGTTAAACTCAAGACCAAAGGATCTGCAGGTGAAATCAAGGGTAAAATGAGTGTGGAAATCTCCCCGGGTGGTACAGACCTTGATCCAGGAGACATTCCCGGAGTTGCCAAGAGTGATGCGGAGATAGCTGACCAGGACACAGATACCTTGGACAATATCACTAGTGCTCCAAGACTAACTGGACCGGGTGCCCGAGCATCAAAACAAACTCAAGAACCAAACTTTGATCCCAGTGTTACTGGCCGGGCCAAACGCTAAACTCAGCGAGCCAGTTCAGAAATAGCATCGCAGATGTTCAGTGCCAGGGCTTCTTGAGCACTGAGCCAAACATCATGTGGTGGCAACAACTTGGCTCGAATTGTTTCATCATCGAGCCCGGTACAATCCTTGTAGTGCTGTACCATGCGTTTTTGTGTAAGCTCAAATTCTTTCATTGTGGCAAACAATTCATGTACCTTGCCATCACTGCCCCAGCTGAACTGGTGACTCAAGATACTGGTGTTGGGAGTAAGTATTCTACGTCCCGGCGAGCCTGCTAGAAATATCAACAGGCCAGCTGATCCAATTTGGCCCAGGCCCACAGTTTTTACAGGAATGTTGCTGCTGCGCATGACATCAATCAAGGCAAAGGCAGTGCTCATGTCACCACCTTCGGAGCAGATCATCAGCAAGAGTTCTTTTTTGCGTTTTTTAACCACAAAATTTTCATGCAAGATCCATTCCACAATGGGCTGTATGTGCTCATTGTCTACCTCGCCCATAAACACATGCATACCGTTGTCGGCCAAGGCTTGTGTGTGCGTTTGTTCAAGTTGTTGTGTGTTGTCTGTGGCCATGTTCATACGTGAGAAAAGCAGCCCGGAGGCTGCTTTTATTTATTAGCTTATTGAGCCGGTGTTTTTACAGCATCTAGCTCTCTAAATGCCTCTGTGCTTCGGATTTTTGCTCGATTTTGCTGAGCTAGTACGTCTTTGCGCTTTTGCAACAGATTGGCATCGCCAGTGGGCAGTGCTATCAGCACAAAGGTTCGATACCGACTGCCTTCAGCAATACGTTTGATTTCACGAACTTCGACCCCAGTCACATCCACACTTGGGCAGAATGTTTTGATGGCCATTTCACTGATTTCAGTCGAAGTGCTTTCGCTGTCCTGCATGAAGATCTTGCCTTGCTGACTGATCTGACCGCCAGCTGCCACACAGATCTTGCCCATGGCAACCATCTTGGCTTTCCAGTCTGCCATGCTCATGTCACGGCTCACACTAGATCCTGTGGCAAATACTGCGTTTTTGCTTTCGGGCAATTGAGTCATCCATTTTGGAGCCTGGTCAATTGATCGCTCAACTGACTTTTCTTGCTGAATGCGTTCTTCATACACACGTTTTTCGTAGGTGTCTTTGGGGGCAGAACTGCATGCAGCCAACGATGCCACCAGGGCCAGAGCTAAAAAGTTTTTCATCATATTCCTTAACGAGATTTAATCCATTCACCGGCTCGACTCAGGTCTGTGCCGGCACCACTGACTGTACCGCCTATTGTGCCACATGCAGTCAGAAACATGGCCAGGATCAAAGTTAAAAACAATTTCATGGATTTCTCCGTTGAGTTAATGTGCTTGTAGTATAGCACGGTTGTTAAAATTTGTCAACCACTACCCAGGTGGAATCTTGCAATTGGCAAATGACTCCTTGGTAGGTATGGATATCTCGACCAGTCCAGGCCGAATCCAGGATCATTCTGCACTGTGCTCCGTTGTGCCAAAAACGTTTGGGATAATCTGGATGTGGGCGAAACTGATGTAGTTGTCCTTTTGTGCCCGGAGTGGTTGTTTTTGTGTTGTTCAAGTTTTCTTGGTCATTGCAGATCATGACTTTTTCACTGCGCACATGTTGACTGATGGCTTGACCATGCACACTGTCATCGGCTCGAGCAGCAGCCACAGCACATGCTTCGTTGGAAGGCCGATCCCCGGCCCAATCATACTGCCCTGTGGCAGTGTACCAGGCTGATCCCACTCTGGCACGAAAATTCACAATACATCTTTTGCCGCCTTCGGGAGGAGCAACCACTGTTCGTTGCAGCCCTGAACGTTCTTGTATCACAATTGCATGCGAAGTAACTGTTCGATCTTGTAGCACACATTCTGCCGCGGCCAAGGCAGGGATCAAGGCTGCAATCAATGCTAGATGTTTCATGGGCAGTACCTTAACTGGTTGAGATGATAGTTGATGTATTTGTTGGGATTGCCGTAAGCAACCTCTGAGTCAATTTGATGATCTGCCGGATCGGTGATCACTCGCCAGGGTTGCAAAAATACTCGCAAGTGAGCTTCAAAGCTTTCATCTTTTGATTGCCGCATGCTCTGCAACATGGCAATCTGTTCGTGTTTCCTGCGGCAGTCCAGCCGGAACCCACTGTCAAGATGTGCAATGCTGGCAGTCACACGATTGGGATTGGGACTGATGGCACACCCACTAGACAGGCTGGCAATTGTAACGCATATTCCAAATACGATGGCGAATTTGAGCTTGGGCTTGGTCATAAGATTCCTGTGTTTGCAAGGGAGTTCGAGAAATAGCAGCTTGTCGGCTCAGCCACTGAATTATCATGGCACGGTTGGCGCAGTCATTGGGCATGATCTGTACACTGGGAGGTGGCACCTGATGTGTTGCACAACCAGTCAGCACCAAGGCCAGCAGTATAGCACAACGTTTCATTTAGAATTCCTGCTGAACATGTTTGACTCGACGAGTGTATACTGTGCGAGACTTTTCAATTCGGGGTTTGAACGGCGTGTCGCGGCTGTACAGTTCCACAGCACGACGACGCCGACGAGGTAGTTGTATAACAAAAGACACGGGTTTCATATTTGCTTCAACCAAATTCTGCGTAGATTTCTTGTTCCACTTCGCGGTTTAACACATCAGCCAGGTCGCGGGCCTGTTCCTGGCCATCGGTGGTGGGGTCAAATTCAGCATAGATATCGCTTGTGCGATTGCCTTCGCCATCGTCTGACAGCACTTCAGTCACCAGCCAGCTAGAGGATGCGGCATCTTCACTACGAAAAAAACGAACTTCAAACTTGCTCATCTGGAACTCCTGTTTGCTGTTTATGTGTATATTATAGCACAATGGGCAATTATTGTCACCCAATGACCCTTTCGGGTCAAGGGTTATGCAAACACTGCACCTTTAAAATTCTCATAGTCGTAAAATGCCACGAGCTCTGAGTCTTTAAAGTAAGCAACAATACCACCCATGTCGTCGTTGTTGTTGTAAGCACCTGCAATGACTGCTTCAAAACGTTCTTGCAATTTTTGCATGTTGTCGTCGCCAGTGGCATCAAAAGACTTTACGGCTTCTGCTTCGTAGTCGTGTGTGTACTTTTCAACTGAGTTAATTTGCAATTCTTGTGCATCCGTAAGCATGGCAGCTCCTGTGTTGATTAAGTGTTAATTATAGCACTTTGAGCAATTTGAGTCAACCAAAAGAAAACCCGCCAAAATGACGGGTTTTTAGTAGCAAAAAAGTATTACTTTTTGCCTTGTGCAGTGTAGGCTTTCATAATGCCTTCACCAAATTTGCTGTAGTCAAATTTCATGGCTTCTTGATTGGCCTTGATCATTTCTGAGCTGAGAGTTGTGAATGTGTCCACACCAACTCGGAATGCTTTCTTGGTGTAGTCGGCTTGTGCGTCCACAAAGCTATTCATTGCGGCTGCAACGGCTTCGTTGGTCACAAAAGTTTTTACAAATTGTTTTTTACCGGTTTGAACGGTGTCGATGATTGCGTCTGCTGTAAACATATGTTTCTCCTAATTTAAGCGAGTTTGCTATGAGACCCGGCCTATCCAGCGTCTCATGTACTATTATATATGATAACTTTGTTGCAACGCAACATTTTTTCAACCCTTTAGTGACCACTCACTAATTTTTTAAACCAATTTTGTGTTTTGATAGTAAATACTGCCTAGGAGAATTTTATGTTAAAAGCAGTTTTTGATTGGTTTAGATCACCCAGCCCCCGGGCCCTTGCGCCCACAGTGCAACCTGAAGCAGCACCATACAAGGTAGAAGCACCTGTTGTTGCACCCACAATGACACCAGCCACGGTATCAGCCCAGACCAAGTGCGGTTGCGGGCGAAGCCCAACTGGCCTGTGTGTTGGATTGCACAAACTTACACCAGCACAATGGGCAGCAGAACAAGCTCGTGGCAGCTGCCAAAAGGCCAACAATTCTTGCGACACCCCGGCAGCCGCTGCCAAAAAGCCTGCTGTGAAAAAACCACAGACTGCCAAAAAGCCTGTTGTGAAAAAACCAGCAGTCAAAAAGCCAACTTAATAGCACCAGACTATAAAGCAACTCTGGTGCTATAAATATCAGCAAGCCAACAAAGATTGGCTGTTGATAATAAAGGGCCAGAGTTATGAAAAAATTAAATTACTTGGCAGCGATTTTGGGATTCGTTGCCGTTTCTGCGTTTGCACAGTCGGATCCGATTGTGACCCAATCCACCAGTGACAGTAGAACCACCAGCACCAGTGACAGCAAGACCACTGTGGTTAGTCCTCCTCCCAGTGCTATTGCACCCAGCGTTACCAGCATCAACAGTGACATCTGTGTCACAGGCTTTAGTGGTGCTGCACAAACACAAATCTTTGGCATCAGCTTTGGCAGCACACGAGTTGACTACAACTGCGAACGTCTGAAACTGAGCAAGACTCTGTATGACATGGGCATGAAAGTGGCTGCTGTGTCTACCATGTGTCAGGACCGTAGAGTGTTTGATGCCATGATGAATGCCGGCACACCCTGCCCCATTGACGGCAAGATTGGTGCAGAAGCCAAGGAAATCTGGGATGCTGCACCCGGTCGTATACCTGCTGTTGTGCGTGAAAAATGAAACACTGGATAGCAATAGCACTGCTGAGTCTGGCAGCAATTTCTGCTCAGTCACAAAGCACAACTGACAACCTGGTTACAGACCCTAATTTTTCCACAATGAACGGGTGGACTGTGACAGGGTCTGGATCCAACGCCAGTCATCCTGTTGTGGGTCAAAACCAGTATTCGTTTGGAACACAAGGATCAGTTGCACGATCTATTGCTATCAATGCTGCACTAGCAGGCACAGGTATCAATGTAACAGGTATTCAGTACGGTTGGAGATTTGCCATATACTGCAACAATCCTGTGGGTGGCAACTCAAACACCTGCGCCAACGGCACAGGAGCAGCAGACACACTCACAGCCAATGTCAATGTTACCAACACCGGTGGCAGCACTGTGTTTGACCGAACTCATGTGTACAACACCAGCCGGTGGTCCTGGATTAGCGAAGCACAGGATGTGAACTTCTCATCAACTCCCCTGGCCAGCATGGGTCACATCAACATGACATTTACTGGTACTGATGGAGGCGCATCAACTGGTGAGCCATACCTGGGCACCGCACTGAGCACAGTGTATGCCAGACTCAAGTACAGTGCAGAAGCACCAGACCCCTGCATTGCCAATCCACTAAGTTCCACCACTTGTGCAGGATATCAACAGGCCTACACTGCCCAGCAATGCAGTGCCAATCCACTATATTCAACTGCTTGTTCAGGATACGCAGCAGCCTACAAAATTCAACAGTGTAGTGCCAATCCCTTGTATGCTACTGACTGTCCAGGCTATGATGTGGCCTATAAATCATACCAGTGTACAGCCAGTCCCTTGTATGCCACTGACTGTCCAGGCTACGCAGAAGCCTACCTGAATCAACAGTGTTTGATAGACAGCTTGTTCAGCAACAAATGCGAAGGATACAAAACTGCCTATGCCATCAAGTATCTTGTGAACCTGGATCCTGCTGTGACCACTGCGGTTAATTCAGCCCTGACCACAAATGTAGAAATTCAGCGCAATGATCCTGCCAATGTGGTTTCTGCCACAGGCAATGCCACTGTGGATTCTGTTGTAACAGCACCATCCACAACATCAGCAACTTCAGTTACTTCGCCTATGTCAGTTATCAATGCACCGCCGGCTGCTAGCACAATGAACGCAGCGTCTGCACCGCCCCCACCTCCTCCGCCTGGTGCGGCAGCGGAACAAAAAGCTGATGCCAAGAAAACAGAAGGTGCTGTGGCCAGTGTGGAAAAGAAAGCCGGCGGCAATGCCACAGCAGCCAGGGCAGCAGCCACAGAAAAAGCTAAGGAACTGGCCAAAGATATTGGTCGAGCAGCAACTCTAGAAGCACAAACAGCCACACAGGGCCTGCTGGTGGGCCTAATAGGATATGTGCCGGGCTTTAGTGCATATCAAAACAGTACTGTGCCAGATACCATGGGTGCCACAGTGGCAAAACAATACTACAAGGCCACGGTAGACAACAGATCCGCACAACGTCAACTCGGCGGAGCCAATGAAACTCGTTGGAAACAAATTGTTGACAGTCAATACAAATAAGGAATAATAAAATGACAGAACAAATCAAAGATGTTAATGCCACAATCGACCAAGCTGAATCAGCGGTCAAGAAGTATGCCAGCAAAGACACTGTGATCAGCATAGGTGGATATGAATTTACACCTGCCAAACTCATGGTAGCATTCACAATAGTATCATCCATACTGGGTGGATTATATGGCACGTTTGAAGTGTACAAGGACTATCAGGGCATGAAGAAGAAAATTGCTGAGTATGCTGCACCTGACTTGAGTGGGTTTGACAAGCGACTGGCAGTGATTGAAGAAAATTCAGGCAAGACCAGCGACTACACTCGTGACATCAAGAATGACCTAAAGAACGATATTCGTCGCAATGAGAGTGTAACAGAACAAGTTGAACGCAGTGTTAAAACAGCACAGCGTGAAACTGAGCAAGAAATGCGCCAGGCTCGTAAGGGTATTCAAGAAGATCTAGAAAAAGCTCGTGGTGAAGTAAATGCTATCCGTAAGGAAATGGCTGATGCTCGTAGAGAAATTGGTCGCGAAGTAGACGCACTCAAACGCGAAGTAGACAACAAGATTCAGAAAGCCATTGACAATCCTTTAGCCGGTAAATAATCCAAAGGATTTGATATGGAACTAACTCTAGAAACAATCACCAAAGGTATAGGGGCTATCACAGCTAGTTTAGCACTAGCAGGTGGTGGCTATTCACTCTGGGATAAAATGAAAGCCCCAGAGCCTATATTGACCTGGCACGGAGAGTATTTTAAAATTCAGTCAGGCCCAGCAAATGGCGAGTTTGCAGTGGTAGTTGCTAGAGAAAAACACCGAGATGATTGCGAAGTCAAGGAGTTCAAGCTAGAAGTAAAAGATTCAGAATTTCAAGTACACACTGCCAAGAGCTCTGTTAGTGTATTTTCGGGTCCTGCTTCAAACAAAGTTGATAAATTTGGGTATCGTATCACACTGGCTGACCCTGCACGAGTTGCACCTGGTACAGCCACGCTGATGGCCAATATCAAATACAAGTGCCCAGAAGGTGAAGTGATTGTGAATTATCCCGATCATCCCAATTTAACATTCGACATAACAAGGAAATAAAATGGCAGAAGAAATCAAAGAAGCAAAGCCACTCTCACGTTCAGAACGTGAAGCACAAATCAAAGACCGAGCAGGCCTGGTAATTGTTTTCATGGCCCTGTTCCTGGCAGCCAACACCTATATTGCCAACAACTTCAGCAGTGTAGCACAAACCAATCTGCTGAAGGCATCTAACACCTACGGATTTTATCAGTCCAAATCAATCAAACAAACTCTAGCCGAAGGGCAACTGGAAGAAGCACGACTGGCAGGCAACAAAGAACGTGTAGCCAAGCTGGAAGCCAAGATTGATCGCTACGAATCAGAACCTGACACAGGCGAAGGTAAGAAAGAGTTATTGGTCAAAGCACGAGCACAGGAAGCTGCAAGAGACGAAGCTAGACTACATAGTCCTTGGTTAAACTTTTCAGGCATGCTGTTTCAGCTGGCAATCGTGTTGTTGAGTGCTAGTATCTTAGCAGTTAACATGCGTATGTATTGGGGATCAATAGGAGTAGGAGCACTAGGTCTGGTGCTCATGAGTCAAGGCCTATGGCTGTGGGCACCGCTAAGTATGTAATGACATATTTAATTTACACCTTGATAGTCACGCACATTACCATAGTGTGCGTGACTTTGTTTTTGCACCGTGGCCAAGCACACCGTGGCGTGACTTTTCATCCCGTGATTAGTCATGCCATGCGAGCCTGGTTGTGGTTGACCACAGGCATGGTCACCAAACAATGGGTTGCAATCCATCGCAAGCATCATAGATTTAGTGACCAGCAAGGCGATCCGCATACACCACATGTGTATGGTATTTGGCAGGTGTTGTTTCAGGGAGCAATGTTATATCATGCAGCAAGCAAAGATAAAGTCATGGTTGATTCATACGGTGCTGGCACTCCTGCTGATTGGATGGAGCACAACGTATACACTGCTCACAGTAGACTTGGCATTGGCATTCTCTTTGTGTTCAACATAATTGTGTTTGGCTGGTGGGGGCTGCTGATTTGGGGCATACAAATGATCTGGATACCGTTCTGGGCAGCAGGTGTAGTCAACGGAGTAGGACACTGGATAGGATACAGAAATGGCAAAACCAAAGATCACAGTAGAAATCTTATGCCTTGGGGTATTATTATTGGTGGGGAGTGTCTTCATAATAACCATCATCTGGATCCTGCTAACCCTCGACTGAGCCGTCGTTGGTTTGAGTTTGACATAGGGTGGATGTATATTACTGTGCTTAGATCAGTGGGACTAGCAACTGTGACCACAAGACAGCCGCAAAATTCAGTTTGAGCTGATTAACTTTTATGCCTGGCTTCAACTAGGTTGTCTCGGAATATGACCCAGGCCTGTTCCCAACTCCAGTGTTCACTGCCTTTGACAACGGTGTTTCTGTCCAGAGCCAAACAGTCTGTTATGGCCTGTGATAGATCTTCGTTGAGACAACCAGTAACCCCAGGGTCCACAACATCTTCAGGTCCTTGGCAAGGATAAGCTGCTACTGGCGTACCACAGGCCATGGCTTCAATCATTACAATGCCAAATGTTTCCCAGCGGCTTGGAAACACAAACACATCAGCATTGGCATAGTACCAGGCCAGAGCAATTCCTCGTTTGAATCCCACAAACTCAACATCAGGATACTGTTCTTGAAGTTCTGCTCGATGCGGCCCATCGCCTACTAAGATTTTTTTTGCCCCTGGGTAGGCCAAGCTGCAAAATGCTTCCAGGTTCTTTTCTTTGCTGACTCTTGACACACAAACCAGCACAGTGTCCTGGTGTGGTTCTCTGGATTCAGGATTGAATATCTCACGATCAACACCACGAGTCCAAGGAACAATATCTCCGTCAAAGCCGTGTGCCCGTAGTTCTTGAACCATGGACTCTGTGGTGGTCAATACCTTGCCCGAATGCTTGTGGAACCAGCGCACTAGAGGCCAAGTAATGGCTTCAGGAATTCCAAATAGTTTTTTAAGTCCTTCTGGAAACTTAGTATGGTAAGCAGTATTATAGCGATAACCGTGTTTGTCAAGATATTGTCTAACACGCAGACCCACAGGACCCTCGGTGGCGATGTGGATATAATCCGGACGGATCTCCTCAAGTATCGCGCCCACTTTCCGGGGAAAGGCAATCTTGACTTCGTTGTAGCCAGGGCAATCAACATAGCGGAACCGCCCGGGATCAAGATATACAACACGATAGTTGTCGCGAACCGCACACGCTTCAATATTTTTGTAGGTCGTAACCACACCGTTGATTTGGTCATATAGGTTGTCTGTGACTATAAGGATGGTTTTTTGCATTCGCTCACTACCTTGAAACTTTTAAACTTTAACTGCCACTTGACTGTGTTTAGAGCCTGCTCGCAACTCTGTTGGTTGGGAAACTGTATCTCTATTCGTCCTGGCTGATCGGCGGGGTCGTTTATGTGTGTTGCTATCAGTATCAAGATCCACATCATCACTCTCCTTGGTCCAGGTAACAATTTCCCACTGGCCTGTGTGGTGCTCTACCAGTGCTGTACATGATTCTACCCAGTCGCCATCATTCATGTACACAATGCCGTCTATCAGTTTGATTTCTGCATGGTGAATATGACCACAAATCACACCATCATAGCCACGCTTGTTGCAGTAGGTTGCTAGATTTTTTTCAAATTGAAATATAAAGTCCACTGCTTTTTTAACACGGCCCTTGAGATATTTACTCAAACTCCAGTAACCAAATCCCATGCGATGGCGGATCCAATTGAACTTGCTGTTGAGACCAAGCACAAAATCATAGGCTTTGTCTCCCAAGAAAGCAATCCAGGGCGCTAGACGTGTGATGCCATCAAACAGGTCGCCGTGTGTGACTAGGTAATGTTTGGTATCTACTCCAATGTGTTCACATTGATTGACCACTTCCACATTGCCAAAGTTGATGCCGTACTGCATGAGCGGTCTCAAGAATTCATCATGATTTCCAGCCACATATATCACTCTGGTGCCGCGTTTGGCATGTCCCAGTATGCGGCGAACCACATTGGTATGACTCTGCTTCCAACGCCATTTGTTTTGTTGTATGCGCCACACATCTAGTATGTCCCCTACCAGGTACAAGGTTTCGCAGGTGTTGTGTTTGAGAAAGTTGTTTAACTTGCCGGCCTGACAGTCTCGGGTGCCCAAATGCACATCACTGATAAAAATAGATCGATAAGTCTTTTGCATGGTGTATTTACAACCTGTTTGATTACACTTGTGTTACAAATAAAAAAGAGCCTTGCGGCCCTTAGTACTGGTTACGAGTTCCAGCTTCCGCTCAATTTTGCGGCCGGTTTATTTGATTTGTGTCCAAACTCGTTCACGAATTTGTCGAGTCAAGCTGTCTGGCAATGACACATAGTCAAGGTCAGCAGCATCCTTCTTGCCATTGCGGAATGCCCAGTCAAAAAACTTGAGCACTTCGGCTGAAGATTTTTTATCTTCTGGATTCTTGTACATGATGATAAAGCTGGCAGTGGTTACTGGCCACACAGCATCGCCCTTTTGATCCACGATGCTCAAGCCCATGCCCGGCACACTGAACCAATCAGCCCCTGCGGCTGCGGCTGCAAATGTCACATCATCAGGACTGACAAACTTACCATTTTTGTTTTGTAGTTGCATAAAGGTCATGTTATTTTTCTTTACATAAGCATACTCAACATAACCAATACCGCCCTTAGTACGATTCACAATGGCTGCAACACCTTCGTTGCCTTTGCCACCAATACTGCTCACAGCAGGCCATTTAATTGCTGCACCACGACCCACACGCTTGGCCCAGTCTGGGCTGGCCACAGTCAAGTAGTCAGTCCAGTTGAATGTTGTGCCTGATCCGTCAGCACGATGAACCACTGTGATCGGTTGATCGGGCAATTTCTTACCAGGATTCAATGCTGCTAGTTTAGCGTCATTCCATCGAGTGATATCACCCAAGAACACTTCGGCTAATACTTGCCCAGTGATACGCAATTCTCCAGGTTTAAACCCTTCCAAGTTCACGATAGGCACTGTGCCGCCAATGATAGCGGGAAACTGTACTTGAGCTAGCTTGTCTAGTTCAGCACCTGCCACAGGAGCATCGCTGGCACCAAATGTCACTGTTTTGTTGTTGATCTGGCGTATACCACCTGAACTGCCAATTGACTGATAGTTGAGTCCAATACCGGTTTCTTTCTTGTAGGCTTCTGCCCACTTGGCATAGATAGGGTAGGGGAATGTTGCACCAGCACCTGTGATGTCTGCGTGAGCTGTGACTGCTACTGCTGCCAGCAGCATTGTGATAAATCGTTTCATAAAGTCTCCTTGTTAGTACATTTATTTAACAACCAAATATTACAGTTTTGTTACACCAGTTGCATAACATGCAAACCAGTTCCAGCCGCGATAACTGCCCGGTTTACAATTTAAAAGCCCTATGTAAATACTGCATGAGGCTTTTTTGTGATCAAAACTGTGGTGTTTATTGTTGTGGTATGTTTGGGCATGTTGAATTCAGGTGCTCAAACCAAAAAAGATACTGAAAAAGCCACGGACTACACATGGGCATGTGTTAGATGGACCTGGACGGGCGATGTATATGATCGTCGAGTAGTTTGCGTGGAATGGCAAAAGAAAGATTGCTCCAATCGATTGCACAAAGAAATATGTAAATTAGAAGGAAGAAAAGAACTAAAATGATTGATCCGCTAACCGCACTGGCCGGCATACAAGCTGCTGTTGCATTGATTAAAAAAGTATCCAAGACTGTGGACGATGTAGCGTCCTTGGGACCAGTGCTGGGCAAATACTTTGACGCCAAGAGCACTGCATCCAAGGCCATGGTGGAATCCAAAAACAGTGGTAAAAAATCCAGTATGGGCACAGCCATCCAGATTGAGATGGCTCTGGATCAGGCCAAACGATTTGAAGACGAGTTGCAACTGCTGTTCATGCAAGCAGGCAAGGTAGACGTCTGGAACAAGATCAAATCACGCTCCGCTGCCATGGATGCGGATGAAGCACATGCTATTCGTCGTGAAAAAGAAGCAGCAGCCCGTCACAAAAAAGAACTTGAAGATCTAATAGAAACAGTATTACTAGCAACACTGCTAATAATAATGGTATTGGGAACCATATGGGGAACCTACGAATTTGTCAAATACTGTAAATTGGTAGGTTGCGGCAGCTGATAGTCAGAGATCGCGTTTGTAAAATTATTGTGTCAGCATCCTGATCAAGCCAACACTGTCAATGGTCACCAGCAGGATGTAGTTAGCCAACATACCAAACGATTTGCGAGTCCAACTAGCCCAAGCGTACATAGCACAACCAAGAATCCAAATAGGATACATAGCAAGTAAAGGGGGAGTGGGTACAGTGGCAGCCATCGTAATGCTACAGCCAATACTGATAGCCCAAGCAAGTACTTCCACGACAAAACGGAATCTGTTAGTTTTGTAATCATCATGTATCCAGGTAAAAATATCTTTGAGAATTATGTTCATGCTAGTTGTTTGTAGTGCTCGTACACCTGCATGGATGCTAGATTCTTGCCCTTGGCTTCGCACTGAATGTCAAAATTGTCAGCAAACCCCACTACCCATTTGTTGCAGGCATCATTCCACATGAAGTCACTATGTGCGCGGAGCTTTTGCTTTTTAAAACCTCGATCAAGAAGTTCAGAAAGGTCTGGTCGAACGCTTCGATCATGCCCAACCAAAATATCTTCACGACTAACAGAGTAGTGAAGAGCAGGACGCTGACCACGCCAAGACTCAATAACCCGCATTGTACGAGAGTCAGTGGGGGTGATGTATTCCCCCGAGTTGATCCAGTGGTGGTGTACATCCAGCACAAGAGCAACATGCTCAGCCACAAGCAAAGTAGTATCAATCCCATTTGTCATCTCATCATTCTCGATGGTAATTAGATTTCGCGCTTCAGGAGTCAGTCGACCCAGTGTGCGCAAAAACTTGTCGGGACCACCTTTACCCGACAAATGTACGTTGATTTTAAAACCATGATCATGCCAGGTTTTTCCATAGCCCATCCAACGGGCCATGTCTGCATGATACTCAAATTCCAGGATACTGCGTTCTACAATTTCATCCGACTCACTGGCCAGCACACAGAACTGTCCGGGATGGAAGCTGAGTCGCACACCCAGTCTGCGGGCAGTTTCGCCAACAGGAGCAAAAATACGGGCCAGATGATCTTGTATCTCTGTTCGCTGCCACCAGTCAATCCAGCTGGCTTCAGTATATCCTTGCAGCATTTCACTACCCAGGCGCACCATTCTGCGTTCGGGAGGTAGCGTGGCCACTCGTTCAATCATTTTTACTGCTGCGGCAGCATTGTGATTCATTATGTCCCATTGCCGTTGTTCAGCTTCGTCTGCATGTTCGCGAAGCCAGCGCATGGTGGTTGATCGGCCGTTTAGTTCACGGTCCACTGCATTGACTTTCATGCCGCCACATTCGCTCGGATCATTTAGCCATTTGCAACAAAAACCAATCTTAGGTGTAATCATGCTTGTATTATACAACACATCTGGAATAATGTCAAATCAGTAGCTGTTCATAAATAAAAAAAAGGAGTTTTTATGTGGATATCTGTAGTTACATATTCGGTTGAGGCAGTTAGGACTAATTCAGCAAATTTGAATATTTTAAGAGATATTCAAATCAAAGCACAAGAAATGATTGACAACGGTCTTGGCGGGGACTTGATGCCAGGATACGAAAATGCAGCAAACATAACTGCAAATACTGACCAAACATCTGTAGAAGTCAAACGCGGCTGGCACACACAAGAAGCGGCTGAAACATTTGTTAATTATGTGTTATCAAACAGTGATGGTGTAGCTACTGGCCAAGTTGAATCCGGTTAACATCGTACCAAATCAAGCGTTACACAGTGGAATCCCCCGCCTAGAGTCCTGCTGTGACGCAGTTCCAGGGGTATAACCGTCATGCCCATACCTTGTTCTAGCGCCTGTATCATGGCTTCCTGTTTGGCATCAACTATGACGGTTTTAGGATCAATGCTCAACATGTTGAGTGCAATCCATTTTGATGCATACGGATATTCGTAAAATCCTTGCGCTATTACTTCTTCAACAAAAAATATCTCTTTTCCCTTGAGATGTCGTGGTAGATCTTTTCTATTCCGATCTAGTCTGCTGCCATTAACAACAAATTGATCTGCATTCAGTGCCACTATTGTTGAATCAATATGTACTCCAGAATAAAAGTTACACAGTTCAATATCTACCTCGGGCAATTGTGCACATAGCCACTCGTAAGCAGCTCGATTGCCGCTAGCAGATTCCAAAAATAACCATCGGTGCTGATCTACTCTCAGCACATTAGCAGCGTCCAGCACCATACCTGAGTCTCGAGGCATGTGAATGATCTGATCAGCATCTTCAAGTATGTCTATATAACACTGGTATTCTTGATCACGGCAAGGATACATCATGGCAGGATCAATTATGATAGAACCATACACAATAAATCGATCACGTGGGCAATAGTTGTACAGCCCATCATGGGTTTGAAAGTCAAATGTACTGGGACGCACAACTTCCACACCATGCATGGTCAAAATGCTGCACAAGCCTTGTAGGTCTTGATTGGTTTCCTGTATAATGTGCTCGGGCACTGGTCCGCTGGGTAATGGTGTATGTTTCCACAGTGTGCGTTCAGCTTCGGATCTAAACACAGGATCCTTTGTGGGCCAGTTGGCATAGGCAGCGTCACCTACCACAATGCGTTTTAGTGTGCTGTATTCGTTGTAGCTGGAGATCATTTGGGCACATGTCCAGTAACTTGTAACGTGTACCTGACTGTGGCACCCATGTTGGCTGCCATGTGTGGAGTGTCATAACACCATTCTATCACATCACCCGCACGCCACTTGACCACAGGTTCGTCCATGGCCTCCAAGTAGTGTCCAGGTTGCCAATCCTGTAAAAATATCACAGCTCGGCAAATGGTGTGTTCCTGACCTTGCAGATCAAATATGTCAATGTATTTTTTGTAAAGATCTTGGTGTGTGGGCAAAATTGTTCCTGGCATCATTCTGTAGTAACTGGTGCCAATATCTTGCCATCCCAGCTGGGTGAACACTTCAATGATAGTTTGGTTCCAGCTGGGTTGTGCACTACGCATGTCGCACATGTCGCCTGTGAACTTGCTTGAAAATCCTTGTGCCAACCAATGTTCAATTGATTCATTGTCGTTGAATGTTTCATTGATATATTCAAGGTCCAGGAATTCATCATCCCAAAATGCAGGAATATGATATTTAGAGACTGCGTGTGTTGCCATAATGTATTACTGTCATGCCTGTTCGATTTGCTTCTTGTCGGAACGGATCAACAATGATGCTGCCTTGAACAAATTCAAAGTAGTCTGGATCTGTTGCTTGTACACCTGTGTAGCCATATGTGATGTTGCGATTGTGTGCCATAAGAATCACTGCTGGCTGATCAAACGATGTTACACAATCTGTGCGGTCATCTGCCAATGGGTCAACATATTTAACCAGGACTCCTAGCTCTTTCAAGTAGTGTCCAACCAAGGTGCTGTAGCTGCCAATACAGTAAGGCACGTTGGGCTTGTAGGCTTTGCCATGAATCACTATGGGCAAAAGACCAAAAGCCTTTCCATCCTGTAGTGCAGTGTCAAACAAAAACTGAGCAAGGTTGCGAGCTTGCTGTTCTCGAGCCCGCATGATGGTGTCAAACAAGTCATAGCCAATATTGTATTCTTTGGCCAACCAGCGTAGAGCAATGTTGTCACGCGGATGGCAAGCACCTGCATCGCCCATGCCCGCGGTCATGTATTTAGGTCCCATGATCCGCATGGTGCTGGCAGCCAGTGCATCGGTAACCACATCCACATTGATGTTACCAATCTTGACCGCAAAGTCTTGAATCATGTTTACTATGCCCACTTTGGCTGAAATAAATGTATTGTAGAAGATCTTAATAGCTTCACATTCTTCCCAGGTGCCTGTCACATAGCGTGGCGAATTTTTCATCATGGACTGATATAACTCCACTAGTTCCTGTATTTCTGTGCCTGCTCCGGTGTCTGAACCAATCATGACCATCTCAGGGTTGACCATGTCCCACTTAACCGATCCCATGGCAATAAGATAGGGGTTATATAAGAATGTGTGTTTGGGATCTAATAGTGTTGCAAAGTGTTTTCTAGTAGTACCAGGAAGCACTGTGCTGATCAGCACAACTTTTTTTGGAGAGTCAGCATAGGCATTGATTTTTTCCAGCGCATCAATTACCGCGTGGTGACCAAAATCTTGCGGACACATGTGGCTTGACGGAACTGATCCGTCATAACCGTCAGCATGCGGAGTAGGCACTGCCACAAAAATCCATTCACATGATTCTATTACTTGCTGCACATCGCAAACTTTAACAAGGTCACTTGATCTTGGGTAAATATCATATCCGTACACAGTATAATATTCAGCAAACACTTCGGCACATTCAAGCCCTAACTTGCCGAGACCAATAAATCCAACATTTTTCATTCGATGTCAATTCCTTTAGATAGATTATACAATTTTTTAGACAGCATCAGTAATCATAACTTATTAATTTATCGTTGGAATCCTCATGGCTCAAGAAATCTCAACAATCTAACCATGTTAAAAAGTTACGACAAATCAGATTTGTGGCCCAACATTCCTGCCATGATATGTCACGATCAAGAACCATTGGATTACAATTACTATTCAGAATCTGACATAATCAATTTTATAAAAAATTCTTGCCCATTTACTACAAACTCCCCCGAGTTTGAAATTTACATGGAGACCAGCTCAAAAACAGCTAAAGAATTCATGTTACGTATAATAGGACCACCATCTGTTTATGACCGTACCTTAATATTACACTCAGAAAAAAATAGTAACGAGGTTTTAAAATATCAATCTAATGAGTTTGTTCCGGTGTATCTCTGGAGTCATGCTATTATTGCAAGAGACTGGTTCAGATACGCAGAAATAGACCCGTTATTAAAAAACAAATCAATAACAAAAGACTTCCTGGTGTATAACAGAGCTTGGTCTGGGGTCAGGGAATATCGGTTAAGGTTTACTGAGTTAATCGTTAACTATGATCTGGCTGAAAAATGCAAGATGTCATTCAGTGATACAGATCAAAATTACCATTATCAATCTCATCAATTCAAAAATCCCACGTTGTCTATTTCAAGATTTGATCTTGAAGATTTCTTTGAAAACAACTTAACACCAAGCTCAGCCAGCGCTGATTATGCAGGTGAGGATTATCAAACATGCGGCATAGAAATTGTTTTAGAAACATTGTTTGACGACACTAGATGGCATCTTACTGAAAAAATATTGAGACCAATAGCTTGTGGACAGCCGTTTATTTTGGTATCTACACCAGGAAGTCTAGCATATTTGCAAAGTTACGGCTTTCAGACATTTGAGAATATTATCGACGAAGATTATGACAATATTCAGGATCCAGCACAAAGGCTTGTTGCAATTGTTGATCTAATGAAATCAATTGCAACTATGCCAGGCGCACAAAAAGAAATCATGTATAAAAAAATGCAAGAAGTATGCGAACACAATCACAAAAGATTCTTTAGTAAAGAATTTCAACAACAGGTTATTCTTGAATATCAACAAAATTTAAATCAAGGAATTACAGAAATGAACAATTACACAACCGGAATTAAATTTCAATATTTAGAATCTAAATACCATCCTCAATGGAGGCCATCCTGGGCGACTCTGGCACAATATGAAAGAACAAAAGAATTACTAAAACATTCTAACGTTAAATCTTGACTCTAGTGCCATCCCATTCGTCTCCAGGGGGATTTTGACGATATGTCTGTACTCGTAACAACAGGTCAGAATAAAAAGAATCTAGTTCGTTGTTCCACTTGCCCATAAGGCCTTCAATAGCATGCTCACAATAGGTCCATTCGCGTCTGCGATAGTTCTCCAGGAGATCACTATGTACTTTTTTGTAGGCTGTCAGCTTGTCAAAATCAGTCAAGGGAATTTTTTCAATCACGCAATATGCGGTGGCGTTACGACCTTCGTTGATCATACGGAATGTGTCCAGTTCCAGCACAGTAAAACTGTTGGGAATTTGATTGATTGAGTCTCCAAATATAATGTTCATGTGTTTTCCTTTTAAATATGTATCATGCAATTTGCTTTTGATTTAATTTCTGATCTACACATTGAAACCTGGCCTGAATCTTTTGACTGGACAGCTCAGGCCACTAGTCCTGTGTGTATTGTGGCCGGTGATGTGTGCAAAGATCAAGCATTGTTGTTAAAAACTCTCAAACATCTAGGAACCTGCTATCGAGCTGTTTTTTACATAGACGGCAATGATGAACACAAAAATTATATCACACAGCTGGATTTTAGTTATCAGTATCTGAGTCAACAAATTGAACTCATACCCAATGTGGTGTACTTGCAAGACAATGTGGTTGTGATCGACGGTGTTGCTATTGTGGGCACTTCCGGGTGGTGGGCATTTGACTTTGACTCATCCATTGATTCAGCTGACGCCATGCTATGGTATGCCGAGCGTCATGACCTTGACGTAGCAACTGTTCGATCCATTGCACAAATGGCTGTAAGCGATGCTCTGTACATGAATACCAGTATCAAACGATTGCAAACACATCCTGATGTTAAAAAAATCATCGTGGTTACTCACACAGTACCTGATCCTGCCTTGGTTGCGCACGACATTGATCTAGTAGGATCTTCAAGAATGAACACTGCGGGCAACCGATACATGATGCAGGCACTAGGTGCTGACACTGAAAAAAAGATTCACACCTGGTGTTTTGGGCACTATCATGGATCTGTGGATCAAGTTCGTAGCGGAGTTAGATTTGTCAACAACTGCAGAGGTCGGGGAGACACAACTTATTCACAGCAGGTGTACTACCCAAAGCGTATTGTGATTAACTATTAATTTGATTCAGGTTCTAGTTTGATCTGCAAAGGATAACTTTGTGCTCGAGCCAGCATGGTCACTTCTACGCCTTTTTGTTCGGCAATTTCGTAGGGCAACACAGCTACCACAGCTGAGCCAGATTCGTGAATGTCAATTGTGATTTGATCCGCTGTTTCGGCAGTATAATCAAAATGCTCCATCAAACTTTCAACCACAAACTCTGATGAAGTTTGATTGTCATTCAAATAAACCACGCGGTACATTGGGGGTTCTTTTACAGCTTCTAGTGGTTTGATGCGTGTGCGGATATCTGATTGAGGCATTGTTACTTTCCTTGATAAAGTGGCAGCGAAATTGCTGCCACTGTATTTACACTATTATATTAAGAAACGTGCGTAATAGCAATAGTTTTTGGCTTGGCGCTTTCAGGAACTTCACGTTTTAAACGTATGCTCAAGATACCAAGTTCAAGGTGTGCATTGCTGATTTCCACATGATCTGCAAGTTGAAATTCTCTGCGGAAATGTCTTTCGCTGATGCCTTTGTGTAGATATGTGTAGTTGGCATCATCTTCATCTGCCAACTTTGCTACACTGTGTGTACCTTCAACTATCAAAAACTTTTTGTCCTTGGTCACTGAAAGATTGTCGTGCCCAAAACCTGCCACTGCTAGATTGATCATGTACTCATCTTCGCTGATTTGTACAATATCGTAAGGTGGATAGTTTGTGCTGGATTGTTGAGCTGTCACACGCATTAGATCATCAAACATGTTATCGAAACCAATACCAAATTTGTGAATTGCGGGGATGTCGAAACTACGAAGGGTGAGAGTTTTTGTCATTTGTTTTCTCCTTTATTAAGCAAGATGACTTTGAAGTGTAGCCCCACTATGGGCACTACATTGTTATTTAGTATAACACAAAAATCAATTATGTTTTGTTATTTAGATTAGATATCACGCGGTAATCTGTCCAGCTTGGATATTTTGGGTCCACAGTCCAGGTCAGTCCAAACAATGTGTAATACTCGTCCAAATCAAAAGTTACTCGTATTTTATATTTGATTGTTTTTGTCTTGTACTCAACGTTGTACTGTTGTGCCCAGGCGGAGAGTTTTTTGGAAACTATGTTCAAAGCATGTATTCCTGGCTGTAGTGCGGTTATCCCACTAGGCCCCTGTGGCAGAGTAAATTCAATATACATTACTCGTTGACTTGTTTCAATTCTACTGGTGAGTTTACTAGATCTACGTCAATGTCCACGCACTTGATGCCTTGGCGACGATATGCTGCTAGGTAAAACATGTGTGGTAACAATACTCGTTCAAGTTCTGAATGCAGACCTCTGGCACCTGTTTTGTTAGCAATAGTACGTTCAGCAATCAATTCTAATGCAGCAGGGGAGAAATTGAGTTCAACTTCATCGCGCTCAAACAACCAATGGTACTGACTGATGTAGTTGTGCTTGACGTCTTGTAGAATACGCAACAGATCCTGTTTGGTCAGTTCCTGCAGTGCAACCCAGCTGGGGAATCGTCCCACAAACTCTGGAATAAGACCAAAGCGTACCAGATCGTCTGGCATGGTCTGGTTCATGAGATTAACATCATCTTGTGTGGCCAGTTTAGAACCAAAGCCAATGGTGCTGCCTTTGATGCGATTTTTAAGAATAGTTTCCAGGCCCACAAAAGCACCACCTGCAATGAACAAGATGTTTGTGGTATCAATTTCTACCGTTTCCCCCGACGGGTGTTTACGCCCGCCTTGCGGAGTAATTCGGCATCGAGTGCCTTCCACCAGTTTGAGCAGGGCTTGTTGTACACCTTCGCCCGACACATCACGTGTGATACTGGTTCCTTCACTTTTTCTAGCAATCTTGTCAATTTCATCCACAAACACAATGCCGCGTTGGCAACGGTCTACGTTGTAGTCTGCAGCAGCATACAAGCGACTGATTAGACTTTCCACATCGTCGCCTACATAACCAGCTTCAGTCAAGCTGGTGGCATCAGCAATCACAAACGGCACGTCAAGATAACGGGCCACTGTGCGAGCCAAGAGTGTTTTGCCTGACCCTGTGGGGCCAAGCATGAGAATGTTGGCTTTTTCAATTTCAGTATTTTGGTCTTGATTGTTGATCCGTTTGTAGTGATTGACCACTGCCACGCTCAACACTTGTTTGGCTTGATCTTGGCCAATCACATACTGGTCTAAATGATCTTTAATGGCCAATGGATCCAGTGTAGCGGTTTGTTTGTTGAGTTCTGCTGGGTCATCTACCAAGAGAGTTTGACACAGATCCACACACTCGTTGCAAATAGCAACTGAATCGCCTACTATAAGCTTGGTCACAGTGTCTTTGTGTTTGCCGCAAAAATTACAGGTATCTATCGGTTTGATATTTTTCATTTATTGTCTTTCTTGTAAATGTAGGGCAACTTGTTCGCTCTCTCTGTCGCTCAGCAAGTCAGGGTCGTATTCCCCCCGGGCAATTTTGTCGATGAGATAATCGATGTAGGCAGTGTTGTAAGTATAACTGTCGCTGATGGTTTTGTCAAGCTCGATCCAGTTGTGGCCATTGTGTTTAAACAAGCGATTAGGCACTTGATCTGTTCGAATGTAGGTGTCGCCTTTGTTGCCTGACCTGGGTAACTGTGTGCCAAAGCTGTGTACAGCTTGGTATTCAGGCAAAGATTTAATCAAGGCCATCCATGGCAGTTCAGCAATTTCTCCCCGAGACAACAGGTGTCGTTGGTTCTTGATGGTGTCATTAGGATTAACTGATTTCCACTGTTTGATGGCTTCTTTCACATAAGGCAGTTCTTGTTCATTATCAAGCTCATCTACATCTGTTTCTGGCCTAACAGTTGCAGGTGCTGGTATGGGTGTAAGGTTTTTAAAATGCACAAAAGGCTGATCAAGATACGGGTGTTGCTCTGCTGTTGTTTTTTTAATCTGTTGCACCTGATCATCAGTCAACGGTCCGTCGTCAGAGTCATACTTGGGTTCAGATTCATTTTGATCCAATGCTGCAATTTCTTCTGGAGTAAACGATCTTGTGACTATGTCAGGCGGAACAATACTCATAGCGGCTTGATCTTCACGTGTCTTTCGTTCCCACCTTAGGCTTTCAGTAGACGCCAACAGCATCATGATGGCCAAGGGGTCAAACACAATGACCAACAAAATAATAACCCAGCGCACTGCTTCTTCTAGCATATTAACATTGGTGGTATCACTGTAAATCAGTGCAGCTATGTACTTGATGGGGCCAACTTCGGCCTCAACCTTTCTGACCTCTGCTGCAATAGGCGCACGAGCCTCATTGACTGTAGCAATAGTTTTCTGCTCGGAGGAGATTTCGGATAGTAAACGAGCACGTTCTTTAGCTTGAGATCTGCGGATTGATACGGCTTTATCGGCACCTTTTTCATCTGCACTTCGACCCATAACTTGGTCGACTGCCTCATCCATCTGTTTAAGCGCCTTACGGTTTGCATCTATATTGTCCTTGGCTGTTCGAATTTTTTCATCATACACTGAGATCTTGGCCTGCACATCACCTGATACCAGGCTCTGGTCGCTGTGTGCTTTACTAAGAAAACCAAAAATACCCATGCTGGTGATCAGCATCAGGGCTGCCACAGCAGGCACCAGATACATTTTCATCAGTAGTCGGCAGCGAGACCAATACTCGTGCAACCACAGCGTGACAACCACCTTGCCCAGTTCTAGAATAGAACCCATGATAATAATAGGTATCACGGCCGCAGCAAAAATGGCCGCAAGACCCATGATTGAGTAGTAGGCAGCAATAACTGACAGGCTTAATGCAACTGCCAGGGTGATATAACTAAGGAACATAGATTATTTATTGGGACCTAGCTTGGCGGTCACAGCGTACTTTACCGAGATCCAGGATGCAAATGACTGATCGGGCACATCAAACCAAACTGGATGGGTCACTTGATGGCCCCAGATGTTTTCTAGTTTGCGCCTGACTCGAGATTGACTTTTCCAGTTGCGGCCATAGAGTTTTTTTGCTTCACGCTGGATTGAATACCAGACGTCGGTACTGTCGATATCAAACCAAATACGGTGCATGACCAAGGGCGTTGATTCAAGAGAGCTGAGTGACTCGGACATGCTCAACGCAGCGGCCCCAATTTCAACAGACATATACATATCCTTTCACTGTTTTATTCCTTTTATGGCATACCCCTGGCTACCAACCAGGTTTTGATTTGACTCAAGGACAGTGTCTCAACCTATGCGACTAACGTTCACATGCCACAGTAGCAGCGGGCCTAGGACCCCCGCCGCACTATTGAACAGCACCATTTCCTTGATCATGCATAGTAATTATACAGATCATGTGACATGTTGTCAACTTATTATTCGGGCTTGTTTGCCAGGCCACGCCAGGACACAATGTCCGATTCACTCCAGGATTTGCCATCCCAGGTAGCATGTTGCGGAAACGGCCAATTGGGATATTTGGTCTCAGTTATTTGATAACTGCCAACATGTGCAGGATTGACTGTGATTGGGAACCAGTCTGTGACAGCAGGTTCTTCTGGCTCTGGCATGGTTGCAATAAGCTGGTCCAACTCTGCTATCAACTGTTGTTCGGTTTGAGCTTGAGGCTCAACAGCATCACCCAGAAATACTTGACCAGTGTCTTCGTTGGTCAATTCCAAAGGACCGAGGTAGTAGTATTCTGTATCGTCATTGCTCCAGCCCAGTTCTTCTACGCCGTCATAGCCATCTTGTTCCCAGGCCTGTTCAAATGCTGTCACATCTTCTTCGGTGGCATCGCGCAATGCGTCAATATCTAGCCAACAACCGTCGGTCATTTCAGACAGTTCCCATGACTCGTCGTTGTCAATGCAACCAAGTTCATAGCCGTCTTCATTTACCAGTTCCGAATCGGTAAGCGGACGCTCATCTGATTCCACTGTGAACGTGCCCCAGCGCCAGCCTTGTTCAACAACGATAGCTTTGCTGCCATTGTAGAAAAACATTTTTTCTACTGCTGATTTTTTATGCTGTGGTGATAGTTTCCAGATGGCCATGCTGTTCTCCTTACAGGTGTTTCATTACGTTTTCAGGACTGGAAACACTGTAGGGATCAGGATCAGCTGCGCTGGATTCTGGTTCCACAAACATGTGTTCCACTAGACCGTTGTTGATCACAGCCGCATAACGACGACTGCGCCAGCCAAAGCCAATGTGACTCATGTCAATCAACATGCCCATGCCTCGTGTGAAGTTGTAACCACCGTCGGGGATGACTCGAACATTCTTGATGTTTAATGCTCTGGCCCATTCGTTCATGACAAAGGCATCATTCACGCTGACACAATAAATTTCATCGATACCTTTTGCTCGGAAGTCATTGTACTGTTCTTCAAAGCCCGGCAATTGATAGGTGCTGCAAGTGGGTGTGAATGCGCCTGGCAGGCTAAACACCACCACTCGTTTGTTGGCAAACAAGTCATTGGTTGTTTTAAAAACAAACTCGCCGCCTATGGGGCATCCACCTTCCTCAGGTGCTTCGTCGCCTTGTCTAAAGGCAAAGGTTACATTTGGTATAGTCTGTGTCATGGTAGTTTCCTTAAATATCCAAGTCCATCTCGCCAGCTTCTTTTGCAAGAATCAGCACCTCATCCAGTGTGTTGCACAGGATCTTGGCAGTGACGTAGTCGCCTTTTTTGTTGCGCCCACCTGCTTCTACCATGAAGCCGTTGTCGTAACGATACACAGTGTATGATTCATTTATCTTGATCAGCTTGTCGCTGATTTTAGATACTGTTGTTTTAGTTGCCATTTTCTCTCTCCCTAGTAAGTTCACATGTTAACATAAATTTCTCCCAGGCGTCAACCACTGCGGGATGACTCATCAGTTTGTTAGCTTCTGTCTGCATGGCCTTGACGCCAGCTTCGGCCACATCTCTAGCGCTGGCGTGCATCAATGGGCATAATTCATCACCAAACTCTTTGGCTAATTTTTGCCAGGCTCGTTGTTGTCCCAGAGTGATAGGTGTTCGCTGTGGCCGCATTTCACTGGCTTTATGTAAGGCCTGACAGATAGCATCTTCAGCCACACGCCCTGCTGCAATCATGGCCGCATGGTTAGGTTCCACGTTATACCTACGGGATTGACCCCCGGGGTATACACAGACAAGATGACTACCTTTATGGAAACTATCCAAAAGATCATTATCATACTCAGCCACAGGCCGATACCGCCGTCCAATTTTTTCATAGTACACCTTTTTCATTGATAATCTCTATCCAACTTTGTGTTTGTTAGGCCGGCCAGTATCTGAAACTGATCCCATGCGTCTTTTACTGCTGGACGAGCTTGTAATTCAGAATCAGGCAACACTGCTTCCAACCAAAATTCTGAGCGACGACTAGGATGTGCGCCAAACTTGCGTGGCTGGTGAAACTTGCCCAACTTCCATAAGCCTACACTCACACTGCGGAACTTGTCCTCATCCTCTTTGCTGTTAACATCGTAATTGCTCCACTCGGGATTACTTCTTCCGCCTAAACAGTACGATGACCAAATTCCTTGCCATTGATCATCGTCTTGCGGATCAAAATCTGTACGAGAAATGATCACCAGCACATCGTCAATGTCTACTCGACCTTCCACAATGTCTCGAACACATCGGCTATAACTGAGTCCAATTTTCATTTAGCCACCAAAATGTTTGATAACAGCATCCAAGTGATGAACCATGATTGTGTTTCCACTTACATCTTCAGGATGCAGGTACTGACCTTTTTTGAAGTCGGCTAGTTCTTTCTTGAGATACTTGCGATGTTCCTTGAGCACAAGCACTGCAATTCGATCTGCTGTGTCAACGTCAATTTCCAGTTTATTCTTGCTCATTTTTGATTTCCAAAAAATATAAAAATTGCTGACAAGGCCAGGGCCAGCGGCAGGTTAACGAATGTCAGTATCAGTACCAGTATCCAGTGCATTACAGTTTCTCTCCGGCTTCAAATCCACGGAATCGAACATGTCGAGGAAATCTCAAACTGAATGATCCGTCTTGATTCTGAGTAACTGCATCAGCTTGGATTTCGCCAATGACGCCAAGTAACTGATCCCTGGCAGCCCAAAACTCATCACGATCATTATCGCTATAGCCAGTACCAACATTGACCCGAATATTTCGTTCATTGTCAACTCCTTCGTAAATTATAGCACCCAGTCGGCCCTGATTGCGACCAGTTCCTTCTTCAAAACCCACAATGGTCAGGTCAACTGTGATTGTGGGTTTCCATTTCATCCAGTGGTCACTACGCTTGCATTCGTACGGGGCGTCAAGATTCTTGATCATGATGCCTTCATATCCTTGCTCCACACTGGCGCTGGCAAAACGCTGCATGACATCATGTCCTTCAGCAGTGTCCAAGTCCACATTCATACCTGGCATGATGCGCAAGCAATCAGTGGTGTCAAGAATGGATCTTGCACTTTCAATCCATTCTATACGCTTGTGCTGTTGTAAATTGCAGTGACCTTCTTTGAGTGCATCCAGCGGAACAATATCAAAAATGTGATAAACCATGCCAGTTGTGTTGGCATTGCTTTTGCGTTGTGCCTGTTTCATCAAGGCTTGAAAATTCTCACCTACAATTTCACCATCCAACACAAAGTGGCCACCTGTTCCTCGGCCGTATTGGAAAGCTCGACGGTTGTCCAGGACAGCCTCAGCAATTTGTGGGAAGTTTTCAAACTCCTTGCCATTGCGGCTGTACAACACACAGCTACTGCCCGACACCACTGCAATAACACGCACACCATCCAGTTTGACTTCCAGGCGTTTGATGCCTTTCATTTTCTTGGGCTGATCAGTTGAGTCCTGTGCCAGCTGCACACCGAACACAGGGATTTTCCATTCTGTTTTGCCCAGCACCTTGTTCAGAGTCTTTTCTGAAATACCACATCTTAGGTCCTTGATCAGCACACGTCGACAAACTGTGTTCCATTCCACACTGTCAAACAGTTGGGACACTTCCTTGATACGGTCGCGAGCACGATGGCCAGTGATAGTACGAGTACGCAGATCTTCTAGCAGGGCCCAGAATGTGGACCAGGGGTTTGGAGCATGAGTGATGCCTGTAGTCTCAGACACTTGTTGCACACCAAACACATGGAAGGGATTGTAGGCCTGATAAGCGTTGAACAAAAAGCCCTGAGCACTGGCACTGCCCAATTTTGCAGCCATCAGGGCTTTTTCGATTACTTTTTCTTTGTGCAATCGGCTGTCGGAACTTTCAAGATCTTGGATCCAGTCGGCTGACATGGTTAGACCATCAAAGCGTGAGTTGGAAAAATTGATGTCATTCATATATTTAATCTTTTACCACGAGCTATTATAAAACACTCGCAAGCCCAGAAACAATTCTGCTCGCGCAGCCTTGACAAACGCTAGGTCACTTTCTTGATAGTGTTCATCAGCATCACGCCCAAAAAAGAAACCGCCAGTGCCCGGCAATTGCTTATGCGTCACTGCCTGCTCCAGTGCATCAATGTCTGCCCAGGTCAGTTCTAGTTCAACGCCATTAAATGAGCCGTACTCAACATTTTTAGATTTGGCAAGTTGTTCCATCCAGCCATGCAGATTAGGATGCTTGCGCCAGTAGGCCAGTTCACGAGCAGTGGCCTCTTGACCTGCTTTGGCGGCAACATAGGCGTACATGTCCAGTCCCATTACATTACCTTTCTAATTGCAGCCATTGCTTCAGGAAACTGTTTCATATTTTCAGTGTCGCGATCTAGTTCAGCCAAGGCGGCCTGTTCCAGCAATCCGAGTCCGTAACGCACATCATCTTCGCCCACTGCCTTGGCCCATTCACAGATGTCCTTATGATTTTGCAGACTCATAAGAATTTGAAGGTCAATGCTTTGATAGCGGTCAAAGCCCAAGCAACTAAAATCAATTTTTTTGTCGTTCAAAACAATCTCCTTAGCCTATCAAGGTCCAGTATAGTGTCAAGGGCACTGCATATACCACAGTGGCGTGAGCAAGGTCAATTAGCAATTGTCGCATCATGTTATTCTCCTATTAGGCTTTGGATGAAAGATATTCAAACAGGATCCACTTGGCACGATTCAGTATTTGACGCTGATCTTCCTGGATGTTGGCCAGCGTGTCTGAGTCATAGGGACCGTAAGCCATCATCTCTTGGCAATCGCTCAACAGGCCGGCCGCCATCATAGCAGGACCACTAGAACGGAAAGTCATGCTGGACTCTACAGCTTCACGCATGCCTTTTTCGGTTACACCATACATGCCAACTTGGCGTTTTTCTTGCTCAGTAAGTGCTTGGTAAGTTGCTGTGGGCATCCGGGGCTCCTTGTTGCTGTTTAAGTGTTAATTATAGCATTTCGGTGAATAAAGGTCAACCAAGCACCACCACACGGCGTGTGCCTTCGTAGTCACCCTCATCTTCGTACATGTCATCTTCGTCTAGGAGTTTGTTCATACGGTGATACTCACTGTACTTGATCAAGGCCAGATCCACGCGGTCCACAGTGGGCGCAACCTGCGTCTGCCAGTGGTCACCATAGTTATAACTAAAGTGTACTTCGGCAGTAGGGTCCAATAATTGCAGGGAATTGATGAGTTCTTGTACTGTCATGCAGTGTTCCTTGTTGCTGTTTAAGTGTTAATTATAGCACAAGTGTTAATTTAGGTCAAATTGCAAAAAATCAAGCTAGCCAAGTACGGCTTAATTCAGCATACGTTGTCACATGGTTGTTGTATGTTTAATTATACAACACCAGGCAATTTTGGTCAACTGGCCGATTCGGCTTCGGCCACTGTGTAACTGCTGCCCAGCAATGGTGCCACAGGTGGTGGAGTTTCTGGTTGGTCAGGCACAATGTCATAGCCGTTGATGCCTGTTTCGGCCAGTTGCACTTGATTGCGGCCTTCTCGCATGGCTCCAATGATGGCCTGGCCAGTGGTACTATTGATGTCCACAATGTCTTCAAAAAACTGGGCAGCCTGTCCCACTGCAACGTCTGTACCCAGACTAGTAAAATTGGTTATCAGGGCCATCACACTGGTCTGATCACCTGCTGTGAGATCACTCAAATTGATAGCAGCTTTGCCTTGATTGACCACTTCCGAAGTGGCCTGTTCAGCCATGCTGGTGAATGCACTGTTCAGAGTTGCAGTATCGCTTCCCATGGCTGCGGCTGCAGTAACAATAGCTGACTCTGCTAATGGAATCAGTATGGCCATGGCTGCTTCGGCATCGGCATATGCTCCGGTACCCGGGCCTGACGGGATAACCACTGGGCCCAACACAGGATCGCCAAATGTGCCGTTGACTGTGCCCAGCATGTTGGCATACACTGCGTTTAAAGCAGCAAGTGTTCCGTCTGCAACTCTTGCAGCCAAGATAGCGTTGGCCTGAGGCAGTACATCCACAGCAGGAATTCCAGCTGCTGTGCCAAAAAAGTCAGTGATCAGGTATGTGCCATCAGGTCCTGAGCCGCCGGCAAATGTGTTGGCGTAGAAGTTTTTTACTGCATCAGTAATAGGTTGAGTTTGAGCCTCAACCAGGGGCAAATTTTTTAGAGTTTCTATGGTCATACCAGTATGGCTGCCAACTGTGGCAATGTTAGATTTTGAATACCGCTGACCTGCTGCAGTTGATACTGCAAGGCCTTGTTGGCCACTGCCTGGGACGGAGGTATAATTTTGCCCAGTTCGTCACAGCCTGTGGCTGTGGTTGCATTTAGTGTGTTGGATATTCCTGAATTTACTGCTCCGTCGGGTGCGTAAATCAACTGGTCTTCAAACTTCAAGGTGGGGTAACTTGTGGGCAATATTTTGGCCGGATCCAACAGATCTGTCATAACAGTAATTCCGGGAGTGGTCACATCCAAGATGGCCAATACATCAGCCAAGCAGTCTCCTGCTACCATGTTCATACCCTGGTATGCTCGTTGTTGTAGACGATCAAATTGATTGGTAGTCAATCCATTGGGATTAAACAAACTTTGTCTATTGTTGCTGATTAGGCCTGTGATTTCTACGGAGTCAAGTCCAGACATTTCCAGGGCAGCTTGCACACACGGTAGTGTGTTGTTGCCCATATTGCCTACCTTGCTTAATTGTTGCAATAGTGCAGCAGGTTCACCTAGATTTTGAATATTAGAAAGCACCAACAAGTTGCCTAGCTTTTCAAGATCTGCTCCCAGTGCAGGCAACGCCAGCGACACCCTGGTGAGATCGCCGGTGATCATGTCGTCAAGGTTGGTAAATGTCGGGCCAAGATATTCGTTAGCATTGGCCGCACTGGTAATGAACAAATTAACTTGCCCCACATATCCTTGTGCTGCTGAAAACGCCTGTGCAAATTTTCCCACATCGCCTGAGCCTAGTTGTGTGTTGCCCACAGTTTCTAGAAATCCCAGAAACCCCAGGCTGTTGCCCACAGGAAATGGTGCAGTGTTAGCTGACGCAGCAGGGATACTGTCACCCAATGCGGGACATACTGAATTTCCTAGAGTTTGCAAACTCAGAATAGTAGCATTGGCCAGGCCAGCAGTACTAGCCAGGCTCAAAGTGGCCAACAGATTGGCAATAGGTGCAATAGCTTCATATTGTTGCACTGCTCCTGAAAACACACTGTTGAGTGCTATTCCAGTGTTTTGTAACAGGCCTGCACCGCTTGTGAGTTGCAATGGTGTTAATAAGCCCTGGGTCATTATGCTACCCTAACGTTGGGGCTGCCGCCTGATCGAGCGTGACCACAAGTGTCTACGTCAGCTGAAGTTCTTATGATGGGTTTGCCGCCGGCTTTTACAGTTGCTGAACCACCATTGGTAGTTGCTGAACAGTGTTTGGCACATCCTTTTTGACCACAACATGGATGAGGTGTTACAGAAATACCAGGCACAACCACAGGCCGACCATTGACTCGCACAGAAGCCACGCCACTTGCGGCTACTCCTCCTGCTGAGTTTGCATCTCCCTGTCGTTGTACTGCTGGCATGTTATCCTAGTATCAATTTCTTTTCTGGCACCTTGATGCCAGTGGTTGCTTCGATATACTTCATTTTGACTTCTTGGTCAGTGAGTGCATAGATTGCAACATTATTAATATTTATTGTGACCGAAGCCTTGCGTTCTGCGGTAAACACACTGGGCACAAGACCCAGCCCTTGTGGTCCTGGTGCTACGCTAACTGGCTCACTTACTGTGATAAAATTGTATTCAATCAGTTCTACTCTTGCAATCAGTTCTTCTCCCGAATTGAGTTTAAATGTGCAAACCTGTCCCAGTGTTTTTTCAATATTCATTATGCTAGTTTCTTTCTGAGTTCTGTAAATCCACCCACTAGTTCTTGATCCAAGAATATCTGTGGTAGTGTTCGAGCTGTTGGTACTGCTTCTAGTAGTTGTTCACGTGTCCAATCCCGGCTCACGTTGCGTTCTTCATATTCAATTCCTTGAGATTCCAGTAGTGCCTTTGCTTGAGTGCAGAAAGAACAGAAATCTTTTGACCATACTATTGCTTTCATGTGTTTTCCTTATAGTTGTGATGTGTTGTACGTTTTGGCAAAGATGTCTGATTTGACAACACCGTAATCACCAGGGCCGTGCTTGACAATATAATCATTGCCCTTGGTATAGTTTAAATCTCCCCAGCTGGCTCGGACAACACCATCATGGTCAGCCAGTCGAGCAATCTTCATGATCTTTTTGGGTATTGCTGTGCCATCACCATTGTCGTCGTAGTATGCAGCAAACTTGATGGGACTTACAGGATACTTTTCTCCCTTGGGACCAGTAATAATCTTGTGTCCAACAGTGTACTTGACTGGACCTTCAAGAGTGTCTACCGTACCATTGTCTGTGGCAGTTTCGTAGCTGATGGCAGTAGGGTGTTTGTAGGTTTGAAAACCGCCGGTATCAAACCAAGTATCATCTACTCGTGGTGCAGTTGCTGCAATAGATTGTTTAATATCATCATTCATTTTTATAGTTCCGGTAGTGCATCGTAGTCTAGTTGATCACTCATGACTCCGATAACATAGTTAGTGCTTTCAGACTCTTGCAGTGCAGTTTGTTTGTTGCTGGTGTTGACGTGCTTGTTGAACCAAGGAATAGGTGTGCTACGGGGTGCAGGTTCCAGATACTTGATACCAATTTCCTTGAGTGCAGCCACGGCTGTGTAGTCCACAAAGTCTTTGAGAATGTTGGCATTGAGTCCAATCACAGGTCCCTTGTTGAACAGGTAGTCTGCCCAGCCCTTTTCTTCACGTATCACATCCAGGTACAGTGCATACACTTCGGCTTCGCACTCGACCTTGGCAGCAGCAAAGCGTGGATCTTCTTTGACCACCTGATTGATAATGTAACCAGTCCATTCTTTGTGCAGAATCTCGTCTTGAAGAATCAAGCTGATGATGTTACCATTGCCCATGAAGATCTTGTTCTCCACCATGGCCAGGCTTGTGGCAAAGCTGACCATAAAGCGGAAGGCTTCCAGTGCATAGCTGGCATGCAAGGCCATGTAGATTGCTCTCACATGTTCTGTTTCTTCCACAGACTGTCCCAGTTCTTTGGCACAGTTGATTCTGTGCAGGTCATCATAGTACCGGCCCACACTTGATGCCATGTCAATGATCTGTTGTGTGTCGTGAATGGTGTTGAACACATCCTTGGGCACGTTGTAGATGTTGCGAATGATGTGGCTGTAACTCTTTGAGTGAATGTTGGTTTCAAAGAATGTCCAGTTGTAGATCAAGGCTTCTAGTTCTGGCAATGATACTACAGGCATAAAGATCTGACTGGGTCCACGACCTTGCAGGCTGTCTAGCGCTGTTTGGCGCAACAGGTTACTGGTAAAGATATGTTTCACTGTTTCGCTGGCATCCTTGAAGTCATTTGAATCTTTGGTCAAGCTGACTTCTTCGGGTTGCCAAAAGAATCCACGTGCTGTGGCTTCGTAGTCTGCAATCTTTTTGTATTTGACTTCTTCAAAGCGTTGGATTGTGACAGGACCCGCTGGATCCAGAAACATCTTGCGATTAAGGTAGTCTGTCTTTGTTGTTAAATTGTATTGTTGTTTTGACATTTTAATATTTTCCTGAAGCAAGCACTATCTTGCAAATGTGTTCTAGTCTTTCTATGTGCTCGTAAGCACGCCACGGTGTTGTGTCAATGGCCACAACACCGTGTCCTTTGATGCCCACAATGTCGTAGGCAATATTTCCTTCATTGTCTAATTGTAACATAGTGTGGCACTGGTCTGCAAGCTCTTGGCTAATGGGAGCCACATCACCCACATTGGGTGCCACTCGAGTGTAGCGATTCAATTCTGGAAATGCCGCACTCACTGTACTCAAATCAATACCAGCATGCATGGCCGCTATACAGTAGGTGGGATGTAAGTGAACTACTACTCGCACTTCATCGCGGTGCTGACCCATTTTTCGTTGTAGTCCAAGGTGTAGGGGCAGTTCGCCCGACGGTTCGAGATTGGCACTGATATCAGTGTATGGCTGCTCTTCCCACAACATACTGCCAACAATACGAATCTTCTTGAACTGGTCCGGCTGTAGTGTTTGCTTACGCACACCACTAGGTGTGATATAAAAATGGTCACGGTCGTGGTGACGAATACTCACATTGCCATCACGACTGGTAATCCAATTGCGTTTATACGCATCCAACATCACATCACAAATGGTTTCTAACATTACGATTTCTTTTCCTTATTTGAATAAATCCACTAGCTCTAGGGCCAATGCATTGTTACCCAAGACTGGACTCAAATCCTTGTGTTCATCTCGGTACATTTTAAGTTTTTTTGGATTGTTTGCTAAACCACTTGGTAAACTGGCAGAAACATTGCTCAATCGGTCTGCACTCTTTACCAATTCACTTCCTGGAGTTTGAGCAATCTTAGCAATGGCATTTGCCATTTTTTCTTTTCGGTTCTCTCCGCGGCCTGTTACTGCCCAAACTATATTGGCAACATTATCACCAAATTGTTGTTTGATTTGTTCCAATGTGACATCTGTATCTTCCACTATATCATGCAACCAAGCAGCAGCAATTATTTCTGGGTCTTGTGTAATTGTTTTAACACGGGCAACAACATCCGCCAAATGGGTGGCATAAGGGTGTACACCGTATTTTTGGTTCTTGTGTGCATCAACAGCAAGAGTTTTTGCCTTCAACTCTATGTCATCTGCACTTTCTAACAGTTCATTTATTTTCATACCATGTCATGCTAGAGCTTGCATGCCTCACAATCTTCTTGCTCGTCAAAATCAATCACTTCTAACGGAGCATCTTCCGTGACATTCTTGCTGCCGGTCTTGTTGATCAGGCTGTAGTAAAAAGTTTTCAGACCCCAGTAGTGTGACTGCATCAAGTTCCGAGCAATCAAGGTAGTGGGTACCTTGCGGTCTGCAAAGTGTGCAGGATTGTAAAAAGTGTTGGTGCTGATGCTCTGGTCCACATAGGCAGCGATAACTGCTGCAGTCTTTAGGTAGCCATCGCAGTCTCTTTGTTCCCACATCAACTGATATTTGTTCTTGAGTTTGTGATATTCTGGAACCACTTGTGTCAAGCTGCCAGCTTTGCTTTCTTTGACACTAATCAAGCTCATGGGCATTTCAATACCGTTGGTTGAGTTGATCACAACTGAGCTGGATTCCACAGGCGCCACTGCCATTTGTGTGGCATTGCGTACACCATGCGTTTTCATTTCTGTGCGTAATTTTTCCCAGTCAAGTTCTGGAGCAAAGTCTGCAAGTTCGTTAACACCCTGAGCACGTAGTTCCCAAGGAAATTGTCCTTGCCCATAACGTGTGTGATCACTGCCTTCGCATCGGCCACGTTCTTGGGCCAGCTCAACTGACGCTTCGGTCAAGTAGAATGCCAGATGTTCCATCCAGGTTTTGACTTCGGCTAGAGCATCCTTTTCACCGTACCGGAGGCCGCGTTTGGCGTGCCAGTAGGCCAGGT